TGATATAATTAGTATAAAGATAAGGAAAGGAAGCCAAAAGGCTAAAGGTAAAAAATTATGGAAAAGATCTTGGAAATGATTAAGGCAATGGGAGAAGATGTATATGATTACAAGGTATCAGAAGGATGTATCGAAGTTGTTATTGATGATTTTGAGGGTTTTGATGATGATTGGGCAGAGATTACACGTGACTATGAGAATCCAGAAGCTGTTGATGCTTTTGAGGAGTATGTAGCAAAGCATGAATCAGAGCTTGATTTTGAAATCTATATTGATTATACTTCATCAGACATCTAATAAAAAGAGCTTAGGCTCTTTTTTATTATAGCTAACACTTTAGCGCGTTAAAGCGTTACAGTTCACTGCATTAAAGCGACTTCCGCGACTATCGAACACTTGGTCTGCTGCCCGAAAAATTATACCACAGGTGACCGCACTTTGTCAAGAGAAAATTTGCACAAATTTACAAGTTTTTTCAATCCCGAAATTGTGCAATTTTTTTATAAAAAATACTTGACTTTTGTTGCCTAAAGTAGTATTATAATACTTGTAAGGAACAGAAACAGCACGATAGCTGAAAACAGAAACTTATAAAAAAGGTATTGACAAATTCAATAAGATGTGCTATAATAAGTACAGAAATTAAGGAAAGAGGTAAAAAATATGAAAGCATACAAAGTAACATACTATAATACATCAAGTGACGGAAGAGTATCAATGGGAACAAAACCAGTAGAAATGTACTACTTCAACAAGGAAGAAGCTGACAAAGTAGCAGAAGAAAAGGAAAAAAATTGTTGGATTGCTATGGTAAGTGTTACAGAAATTGAAATTAATTAGAAAAAATTAAAAAGGGGTTGACAAATCTCAACCCCTATGATATAATAAATACATAATAAAGAAAAGAGAGGTAAATGATATGATTTTTGGTATATTTGAAGAGAGAGAAGTAGAAAAAGTGGTTTGCTATTATGATAGACAATACAGTTAAGGTATTTGATACTTTAGCACAGTATGGCGATTGGTATTATAAATTATCAAGAGAGGAAAGAGATAATATTTATAGAGTATATACAACATTAAATGCAAAAGATAGGCAGAAGTTAAAGAAGTTAAATTTAATCTAAAAAGTGCTTGACAAATAGTGAAAGTAATGATATAATTAAATTAAGATAAAGGAAAGGAAGCCAAAAGGCTAAAGGTAAAAAAATATGAAAATGGTTATTGTTAAGATTGGCGGAGTTGTTGTTGACAAGGATTGCTACTCACTTGCGAAGATTCGTGAGATTGAGAAGGCTGGATTCACAGTTGAGAGTGTCAAGTAGGCACTCTCCATAGGGTTTGAAAATTTGATTGTTTGAAAGGAAAGAGGTAAAATTATGGAGCTTTTTATTATGTATGAACATGAGAATATGATTGGTATTGCTGATAGTTATGAGAATGCAATTCAGCATTTCATTGATGAAGGGTGGTTGACTGATGATATTGAGTTTTGGAACCCTGAGAAGGGCAAGACATATCATCCACTCAAGAGAAAGCTTAATAAGGTTAAGACTTGGAGTGTTGAAACTTTCAACGATTTCTTTAAGAATACTGGTTTCGATTATCATATCGACGTAGCTACTTTGATTTCAAAGTAGTTACACACACAAAATTTAGAAAGGGGTTGACAAAAGCAAAAGCATATGATACAATATAAGTACAAACAAAAGATAGGAAGAGATAGAGGCTCACCACTCAGTTGACAGGTTATCTAATAGGTGGTCGGTTGACTGAGGAGCCGAAGCCTTCCATATGGATTAAAAAAATAGTTATTGACAAATAATAATAAATATGATATAATAAATATAGAAATAAGGGATATGCTGGTGCATATGAAACAAGAGTTCGATTCTCTTCTATCCCAAGCAAGGCGAACCTAGGAATGACCTTTTGCAAATAGAATGGCTAGGATATAATAAAGGAAAGAGGTAAACAATATGACAATAGGAATTTATAAAAATGGGCGTGTTGATTGGTTTTATAAGTGTACTGATATTGAGGTAACAGAGGGTTTTATCAGATTTAAGAAGAATAATAACAAAGATATGCTTTGTTTCTTTTTTCGTAATATTGAAGGATACACTATTGAGGAGGCGTAGTATATGGAAATTATAATAGCTTTTGGTTGCGGGTGTGCGTTCATTATACCGCCATTGATTGCAGCAAGTGTCAACGATGCAGTTCAGCGCAAGAGAAAACGCAACGAAATTTTGAAAAATTTTGGAATTAAGCCTTGACAAAATAGTCAAGGTATGATATAATGAATATATAATAAAGGAAAGGAAGTAAAGAGTTATGGAATTTGAATACACAGATAGTTTTTATGTAGAACCTAGCGACTTGAGAGAAATGTATCTTCTTTGTAAAAATAAAGGATATACACCACAAGAAGCATTAAATGAGGTTGCAAGTGGTTGGGATGATTGTGATTTTTATGCAGTTGGATTTGTAGAAGATCAAATTATTGAAGAAATAAATCGCAGATTATCTCAAACAAATTATAATAAAGGCTTGACAAATGGTTAAGCCTTTGCTATAATAACAATAGAAAAGAAAGGAAGTAAAGAATATGGAAGTTACAAAAAAAATTAGTATTAACAAAGAGGAACGCAAAGTTCTTAGTGAGTTTTTTAATATCTGTAATGAAAATTTGTATTTACTTGAAGAAGATATGGGAAGTTTGCTTAGAGCAATTTTTACGTATTGCAGAGACTTTGAAGTAGGAGACGAACTGTATGATATTGAGTACACAGATTAGGAGCTATATAGCCCCTAATTTTTTTATAACAAAAGCTTGACATATCGCAGCAGTTATGGTATAATGAAATTTTGAGATGAAAATACCCTAGAAAAAATTTTTATTTTTCTCTTGACAAATTGAATGAAATATGATATACTGGGCGGGCCGCGCACCATCGCCGCGGGCCGAAATATTATACCACACATGGCTCAGGTTTGTCAAGACTAATTTTCAAAAAAGTTATCCACAATTTACAATCCCGAAATTGTGGATAACTTTGTGGATAACTCCTATTGACAAATAGGGTTCTATGCAGTATAATGTGTACATAAGGTAAAGGAAAGAGGTTGAGAATATGAATGAGAGAGTAGAACAGAATATTACAGAGTGCGATACAGAGGATGGGTTTGATTGGGAAGTATATCAGTATATGTGCGATATTGCTGATTATTGGGAATGTGAAGAATAATGCTTGACAAATAAAGTATTATCATGTATAATATAATAGAAGGGCGGTTGATAGTATGATGGTATTTGAAGTTATGGGATACACGATAGTTGGGTATGGGTATCGCTGGACAGTCACCCGCAATGGTGTATGTATTGGAACATATACCGATACATGGGCAAATATCAGAACCGCAATTATTTTGAAAAAAATCAAATAAGGGGTTGACAGATACCCCTAAACATGATATAATCATTATAGAAAGTGAAAGAGAGGTAATAAGTTATGAAGATTAAAACAAAGAAGAAAATCGTTGATTGGTTGATGGCTAGACCTAAGATGGCTATGACATACATGGTTATTACTGCTCCATTTTACGCTCTTGTTATGGGTAAGAGAGTGTTTACAGATGTACGTGAGTTTTGTAAGTTTATGAAGGGGGTTGAGTAGAAATGAAAATTAAGATTGAAAAACAGCCTCAGCTTATGCCGAAGTACAATCCTTTTCAGACCGGATACGGAATACAGGAATCCGCAAGATATAAGAAAAAAGGGCGAAATGCTGAAAGAATGAGAAAAGAATTGAAAAATTACTATTGACAAACAATAGAAGATATGTTATAATAAATATAGAAATAAAAAAGGAGTGATAAAAATGAAACAGGTTAAGTTTATTGAATTAGAAGAGCCAACCCACTACATGGGAGGAATTTTAACAGATAGCGGTAATGTTATTTGCGGTTGTTGTGGTGGACTTTTCGAGTATGAAGATAAAGGAATAACTTGGGATATTGTCAAAGAGTATGATAACTGGATAAGTTTTTCCGAAGAAATTATTGAGTAATTTTCAAAAAAAGTATTGACAAGTAGTAAAAACAATGCTATAATAAATATATAATAAAGAAAGAAAGAGGTAATGATTATGGAAAAAGGTGGAATTAGTTTTAGCGGTTTGTTGTTTATTATTCTTTTGGTTTTGAAGTTGGTAAAAGTAATTTCAATATCATGGATTTGGGTGTTTGCCCCTTTGTGGATTCCATTGGGTATTTCACTTGTAATCCTTATCATTGCAATAATTATTGGAAAGCATTAGAAAGAGAGGTAATAAATATGAGAGAAGTTATTTATAAGGTAACAAAGCCAGGGCGCGTAGGATTTGCAAAGCGTAAAACCCTTGAACATGCACAGAGAACTGCACAAGATATTCATGGAGAATACAGAGCGATTCTTGTAAACCCTGAGATTGCAACAAAGACTCTGATTGCGGCTTCGCCTATGCGCCAGCGCATGATTGAGCAGTTTGGAAGAGTCCACCCTAGTTTGAAAAATAGGGTTGACAAGTAGTCAACCCTATGGTATAATAGATATAGAAAGTGAGGTAAACAAAATGATAATTTATATTATTCATGAAGATAATCATGGCGTACTTGGAGTAGCAGATAGTTACGAAAGCGCAGTTCAATTTCTTATTGATAATAAGTGGTTAACAGAAGATTTTGAAATTTGGGACAGAGAAGAATATTACAGTCGCCCTCTTTACGCTTTAGAAATCAAGCCAGAAGAAATTAAGGCATGGAATATTAACAAATTCAATGATTTTTTTGATGGAGATTTTTATATCGAAGAAGATAATCTCATAACAGATAATTGAAAGGAGCATTAAATAATGGGTTGGAATTATGACTATAATTTCGATTATCTTAAAGAACAGGCTAACCAAAAATCAAAAAATGCAACATGCGACAAGATTCTTGGCTACATCAAGAGAAATCCTACTGTAACAATAGCCGAGTTAAGAAAATTCATCATCGACTTAAAAAATAATGGTTAAAAACCATTATTTTTTTTGAAATTAAACTTGACAAAGTTCCTTTGATATGATATAATGGCGGCGCGCTTGCGGTTGGGGCGCGCCGAAATATTATACCACAGGTAGCCGCAGTTTGTCAAGGCTAATTTTCAAAAAAATTGCACAAAAATTTTTCTCCCGAATTGTGCAATTTTTACGAAAAGAATCTGATAAAAAACGCAAGAAAATTGTATCAATCAATGCTTAAAGGTGGTATTATAGTATTTGTAAAGAAGAGATAACAGCATGAGAGCTGAAAACAACTTCTTAAAGAAAATAAAAAAAATGCTTGACAAAGCAAATTAAATGTGTTATACTTAATACATAAAGCAAAGGAAAGAGGTAATCAAAATGGAAAAGAAAATTGACAGAAGAATTAAGTACAGAGCAGTTGTTGATACAGAGACTTGTCCTATTGACAAAGACTTGACAGATGTAGTTCCTAGCAATATGTGGACATATGATTTCGGTTTCGCAATCGTAGATAAGAATGGCAACGTATATGAAGCATATAGCTTTGTCAATGCGGATATTTTTATCGGAGAGCATGAGTTGATGAAATCTGCCTACTATGCTAGTAAGATTCCGCAGTATTGGGAAGATATTAAGGCAGGCAAGCGCACCCTTGCAACATTCTACAATATTAGAAAGAAATTCTTTGAAGTGTGCGAAGAATACGGAGTGGAAGAAATTTACGCCCACAATATGCGGTTCGATCATGGAACTTTGAATACAACAGAAAGATGGTTGACAAAGTCAAAATACCGCTACTTTTTCCCATCAAAATATATTATTTGCGACACTTTGAAGATGGCAAGAGATGTTATCTTGAAAATGCCAACATATAAAAGATTTTGTGCTGAAAATGGTTATGTCACAAAGAATGGACAACCAAGAGCAACCGCTGAAATCCTTTATAGATTTATTAAAAAGGATAATGATTTTGTAGAAAGTCACACCGCACTCGAGGATGTCTTAATCGAGAAAGAGATTCTTGCCTATTGTTTCAAGCAACATAAAAAAATGCGTCGGCTCTTGTGGGAAAATTAAAATTCCCACTTGACAAACCGCCTAAAGTGTGGTAATATATAATAGAAGAAAGAAAGGAGAATAAAGGCATGAAAACAAGAGCGCAGTTGATAAAGGAAATCATGGCAGACTTTGAAAAAGATGGCGAACCAGTAACCGAAGAAGAAGCTGGCGAAATTGCCGATTTAGAAATCAAAGCCAAGAAAAACAATGTCAAACATTATGAACGTAGCACAAAGCCACGAGATAAGCCAACAAGAGAAAGAAAGATTGATATTGAAAAGCTAGAAATTTTAGAAGAGCTACAAGCCGCCCTTGAATTGTGCGGGATTACCGCTACGAGGGAGCGAGAGGTTGCGCTACATTTTGGAGATTATGAGTTGAAACTCATTAGACATAAAAAAGTAGTTGACAAACAATAAAAAATTTGATATAATAATTATAGAAAGTGAGGGAAGGAAAAAATGAGAAGTCCACCGAAAAGAAAATAAAAAAATAGTTGACAAAATAAAAAAAGTATGATATAATAAATATATAATAAAGAAAGAAAGAGGTAGATAGTTATGGAAAAGAAGATTACACAGAAGGACATGTTCAATGAGGTTATCGCACTTGCTACTGCAAATGGCAGAGAGGACATTGTGAAGTTTGCCGAGGAAAGAATCGCGGCACTCGATAAGAAGTCCGCAAACCGCAAGCCATCGAAGAATCAGACCGCAAACGAGGAAATCAAGGCTGAAATCCTGGAGTTTCTCGAAGGCTCAGAAGGTAACACTTGTACCGAAATTAAGGATGGTCTTTCCGGTGACTACTCACTCAATAAGATTGTCGCACTTATGACACAGTTGTCTGGCGGTGCAAAGCCGAAGGATGGCGTTGAGTATCCAGTAGTTAGATTTTCCGAAGGCAAGGTAGTTAAGTTCCGCCTTGCCTAGGCAGTAAAAAAATTTCATAAGGGGCTTGACAAACAAGCCCCTTTATGATAAAATATAATTAAGACATGGGAATGTAGCTCAGTGGTAGAGCGGTGGCAAGGTCGCCACGTCACATTGATGATACCCCTCTAAAAGCACTTTTGACCTAATCAACCAAAGGTGGGCGTTAGAGACGGGGCGAGAGTTCGATTCTCTCCATTCCCGATTAAAAATAGGCGTGTGGCTCAATGGAAAAGCAACGGTCTCCAAAACCGCGATTTACAGGTTCGAATCCTGTCGCGCCTGCTAATACAGAAAAAAATTGTTACCTCCTTTCCTTGGGTGCGAGAAATCGCACCCTATTTTTTTTTGAAAAAAGTGCTTGACAAAAATTGATTTTTGTGTTATAATTGGCGGCGCGCCATGGATCGCAGCGCGCCGAACTTCCAGTATATCATAGTCCCGGCTTTTTGTCAAGAGTTTTTTTGAAAAAATTTTTTTATTTTTTTATCCCAAAATGCTTGACAAATTAAAATCTATCATGTATAATGTGTATATAAGGTAAAGGAAAGAGAGGTAAAAAATATGACAGTTGAAGATTTAATTGAAATATTACAAGAATATCCATCAGATACAGAAGTCTATATAGAAAGCGAAGGCAACTTTTGCGAGCCTGCTGTGGAGTATGATGATTCTAAACAATCTATTACTATCTGGTAAAAAGTAGTTGACAAATAACAAATAACATGCTATAATAAAGAAAAGATAAGGAAAGAGGTAAAAAATATGAAAACATTAGTATTTGACATGGATGGAACAATCGCAAATTTCTATGGAGTAGAGGGCTGGCTTGAGGATTTACACAACGAGAACCCGCGCCCTTACATTATGGCTGAGCCACTTTGGGATATGGCTTTGCTTGGTTCTCTTCTCTGTTGTTTGAAGAGTGTCGGTTATAGAATCGTTGTCACATCTTGGTTGTCTAAAGATTCCACAAAAGACTTCGACGAGGTTGTGAGAACTGCAAAAAGAGATTGGCTTGCTCGATATGATTTCCCTTTTGATGAAATCCATCTTGTGAAGTATGGCACAACAAAAGCAAACTGCACACGCAAGCATGGCGGAAATCAGATTCTTTTTGATGATAACGCAAAGGTTCGCAAGGGTTGGAGTTTGGGAGAAACAGTCGATCCGACCGCAGAAAATATTATTGATTTTTTAGCTGATTTACTTTTGACAGAGTAGGTCAGCGGTGGTATAATAGGTATAGAAAGTGAGGTTGATAAGAAATGAAATATTATAAAATAAAAACTGCTAATGGTTTTCAATATATAAAAAGTAAAAAGGCTATTAGAAATAAAAAACAAGCGTCACAATTGCTTCAAGAATTAGTTGTTTGTGTTTATCCAGTTTCGCCAGTTGAATACGCAATAAAAAAGTGCTTGACAAAGTAAGCCAGCTGTGATATAATAATTGTAGAAAGAGAGGTAATAAGAATGATAACAAAAACACAGTATTTAGTAATAGATAATTGGCTTAAAGAAAAATCATGGAAAAATTTTAAGGCATTGTTTATTTTAGGCTTTAATCTTAAAAGTTGGCAAAGACCTATTTGGAAATGTTGGCGAATAATAAGAAATACTTGGATAACAAAAATTTATTACAATATTTATGAATTAAATGTTGACAAATTAAAATAATAATGATATAATAATTATAGAAAGTGAAAGAGAGGTAAATTATATGGAAATTATTACAGGCGAGAAACGTATTGAAACAATTACTTTGACACCAGAAGAGGAACAGAAAATCGAAGATGTGATTAGTCTTTTAACTACAATTAAAGGCACATATCAGGATATTTTTCGTAAGAATGGAGAAATTTGGTGTACGAGTAGTTATCCAAGTTGTATTGATAGACTTGCGGATGTGGCGTGGAGAGTGTCAATGGTACGAACCACTTATGGTGGCTCATCAGTGGTTGACGATTATCCTTGTCCGAAGATGCCCTTCGCAAATATCTCTGAAGAATAGGCAGAAATGCCTATTTTTCTAAAAATACTTGACAAATAATAATAAATATAGTATAATAAGTATATAAACAAGAGAAAGAAAGGTTAAAAAGGTGATTAAAATGGAAATTATTGGAAAGATTGAAGTTAAGGGATATTTAAGTTGCGAAGATTTAGATAATGGTGAAGTTTTTACATTTTTAGATGATAATAAACCTTGTATGTTATGTGCTGATAATTATGATACATATATTGTTGACCTTGACAGCGGAGCTATAGAAGGAGTTATTTGTGATTTTTCAGAAAGACCTATTCGTAAACTTAAAGCGAAGTTAATCATTGAAGATTAGTGGAAATCGAAAATGTGCGGCGAGCCTAAACTCGCCCACATTTTTTTAATTTAGGGGTTGACAAATAATTCATTATGTGTTATAATGGCGCGGCGTGCACGCCCCTTGCACGCCGAACTATTATACCACATAGCTCTGGCATTTGTCAATAGGAAAATTGCACAAATTTTTTAACCTTGTACATCCCGAATTTTGTGCAATTTTCCGATATTGATTTTCTATAAATATTTTGTTATAATGTATTTACAAGGTAAGGAAAGAAAACAAAATAGCAACCTCGGTCGTGAGGAAAACAAATTTTAGAAACTTTCAAAAACCTATTGACAAACATTAAAAAATATGTTATAATAAGTATGTAAGATAAAGTTAAGAAAACAATGATAAAGGAAATAAAAAACCAATAATAAAAGGGATAATGAGTTGGCAATTTTGGTTGAGCCTTATTCCATATCCGCCTAAAATCATTGTTATTTCTTAAAAATCTTAAAAAACCTATTGACAAACATTAAAAAATATGTTATAATAAGTATGTAAGGTCAAGGAAGATTAAAGGTTCTAAACCGAAAAGAAAATAATAAAAAAAATGCTTGACAAACCTTACAAAATATGTTATAATGTATATGTAACAAAGAGTTAAGAATTTATTAAGAAAAGGGGTATGTTTTATGACAACAACAAACAAGACAACAAAGAAGCAGTATTTTGAGATGATTATGGCTATTGATGGCGTATCCGAGGATATCAAGGACTTTTGCCGTAAGGAGATTGCTATTCTTAACAAGAAGAATGCAAACCGTAAGCCGTCTAAGAATCAGACCGAGAACGCAGAAATCAAGAATATGATTCTTGACTTGCTCGAGGATTCAAAGCCTATGACTTGTACAGAGATTATGAATGCCTTTAATGGCGAGTATTCGCTTAACAAGATTGTCGCACTTATGACACAGCTTGCCGGTCCAGCAAAGGAAGAAAACAGACTTCCATCTATGGTTTACAAGGTTCGCCGTATTCCAGATGGTAAGAAGATGACCTTCGCCCTTAATACTGAGGATATCGCGGGCTAGTAAAAACAATGTGCGGTCGGTGGGATTCTCCCACCGAAAACCGCAAATTAAAGGTTGACATTCTCAACCTCTTGTGTTATAATATAGGTACAGTAAAAGAAAGGGGTTGTGAATATGAATATCAAGTTGTGTGAAGATTGCGGAAATCTTATTTGTAAGAATGGTAAAATGCTTTGCCATGAAATGTGGGATAAACCCTGTGAAGAGTTGGAAGAGTGTCCCGAAGGGTTTACAATGGAAGAGGTTGTCGAGTTGGAAGAGAAAACCAAAGGACAGAGAGTTGATCATGGTATTACCCAGGAAAAACGCAAGGATTCAAAGCCTAGGACAGTTAAGATTTCTGATGAAAAAAAAGAAGTTTTCCATAATATTTTAACTAATTTGCAAAGTATTTATGGCGAAAAGGTTGAGATTATTAAGGAAAATAAGCTGATTTCTTTAGAAATCAATGGTCGCAAGTTCAAAATCGATTTAATTGAACAGAGAAAACCTAAGAAATAAAGGTTTTTAGGGGAAAATTCCTTAAAAAATGAGGAATTTTCCTCTATTTTTTTATTTTTTTACTTGACAAAGCACATAAAATGTGGTATAATGTCGCGGCGTTGACCACCGGGCAACGCCGAGTTCCCACGACCAGACCCTATATGGCTTTTTTTCCTGGTTGTTTGAAATCTGAAAACCGCCATACGGATCCCGAAATTAGATGTTTGACTTACTTTTGTTGTAAATTTGCTCGTTTTCTATCTGAAACGTAAAAATATCCGTCAGAATAAAAAATGGCTTACTGTATCGAATTACAGTGATTCTATTGATAAATGCCTCAGCGCATCTTTCTTGACATTTTTTCGTATTTTTGATATAATTATATAGGGGAGGTAAATTAGCTTCGTTTTTTCTTATTCTCATATAAAAACGAACAAATACCCGCAACAATAGAAAAGATATAGTTACAGCTAATTACAATTTTACTACTGGTATATGCTTTCGTGCCTTTGACACTTCTGAAAAATTATTATATAATATATATAGAAAATGAAATAGAAAGAAGAGGTTATAGACTATGAGTAAAACAATAGCAGAACTTATTGCAGAAGGAAAGTCAGTTGAAGAGATTAGCAAGATGGCGCAGGCGGAAGCCGATGCGGTTGCCGCAGCCAAGGATAAGAGAAAGATTGATCCTACAGAGGTAGAAGATGCAAGAAAATATCTGATTGCTGATTTGTTGGATTATGTGGAAGCTATTACTGGAGCTGAAATTTCAGAGAAAGACGCAAATGAGATTACAAAGGACATGACTGATAAGTTGAAGTTTATCGAGCTTTTTATTCAGGCAATGGATACAGCGGAGAGTAAGCCTAAGCCTAAGGTAAAGAAGAAGTCAGAGTCAGATCCTATGGCGGAGTTGTTCAATCTTTTCAAGTTCTTTTAGTCTAAGTAGTTAGTCCCTGTACATGTAATGTGTACAGGGATTTTTTGCGCGGGTTCTCGTCTAGGGATCTCTTAATAAAGAAAAGAGAGACTAAAACGATAACGGTGACGGTAACATGGTCCAGGGTATGCGCGGCCAGATAAAAACACTATCTGACACTATACAGTACTATCTAACACTATCTAAAGACAAAAATGCTATCTAACACATTATCAAAGACAAAATACTATCCAGCGACAAAAACACTATTCAACATAAAGTGCTATCTAAAAACAAAACACTATTATAAAGACAAAATGTCCTGTCTTAGCTGTTACCATACTCGGTATACTTACTCCCATCTTTCTAAACGCCATATGCGCCTTCACCCTTCGCCGCAACAATAGCCCTATCAACACTCGCGCCATAATTTATACAAAAACTATACAAATCTTCATCCCTAACAACCTCACCATTCCTATCTCTAATCCCTATACCATTATTCTTTAACCAATAAAAAACAGCTAAACCCGCCGGCACATCGCCATCATATGCCTTCCTCAACTGCGTCTTTATACCATCAATATCCTTAGCAACAATCTCCGTATTAAACATAACTATTTCTCCTCTCTTTAATAACAATAGCAAAGTAACGTAAGATAAAAGGGAGGCTTGGGCTTCTAACCCAAATTCAGATCATTTTTTAAAACTAATGTCTGTATGCGCGGCATTGCCCTGCACCCCTTTTAACCTAGCCCTTAAAACCGCCGCGGATTCATAATACTATCCGCCACATCATCAATATCTAATATATAAATATTATATGACTTAGGTCTTACACAAGTATTTATAAAATCCATATTATCATACCCCTCTTCAATATATTTATATCCATCCTTTTTCTCCTTTGCTCCAACTCAATTGAGCAATCAACTCTAAGAAAAATGTTAAAAAAGTAGTACACTATTAAATATAGGGACGAGATTAAAACCATTCCATAATTCGCTTCGCTCATTATTCCAAGGTTTTAATCTCTTTACGCCGGCCCCTTTGTAACATTACATCACTACGCCGCGCCTAAAGGTATAAATAATCTTGGAGTAGTGAGCGAAGCGAACTACGTAAAGATTATTTATACCGTCTATTTATTTATTTAGTATTTATTCTCTATTTATATATTAGAGTGCCGATTAAGCACTTTTCCTTAGAAAAAAGTGCCAATTAAGCACTTTCTGCTCATTAAAAAGTGCTTATTAAGCACTTTTCCTTGTATATAAAAGTGCCGATTAAGCACTTTTTAATAGACTCCTTGTATCTAAAAAGTGCCATTTTAGCACTTTTATTTAACCGTCCGCGTAGAACACATCATCTCTAATAAAATTTGCTGCAACTAATTCTTGGTATCCAATAGTTGAAACCTTCTTAGCTTTATCTAAAGTTATCCCCAGTTCATTACTGATAGCCTGCGGGCTTATCTTCCACTTAGTACCACTCTTAAATTTACACAAATATAACCACAATAATAATCCATTATTATTAAGACTAGCTGCTGCCTTCAAACCTTTATTTGAAATTTGAAAAAATTCTCCCGGCTCATACTTAACTGGTCTATCTGTGGTTACAGCTTTCATTTTAATTACCCCCTAATATTTTATCAAGAGCTTTATTAAAATTATCTGTAACTTCATATATCCAGCACTTCAATCCAGATCTATATATATTATCTTTTTCTAATAGAGGCTCAAAACCCATATCCCTTAAAAGCATCCTTACTCTTAAAGAATAAATGGTTTTATATTTGGTTCTTATTGGCACTTAAATCACTCCTTGTTTACATATTCAATAGTATAATCTGCATTCTGCCCTCTGCCAACTTTAGTTAATTTAATACCTTGTTTTTCTAAAGTTCTAACAGTGCGCGGAAACGCCTCTCGTAGAGTCGACTCACTCAGCCTCAATCGCTGACATGTTTCTTGAAGATTCAATTCCATAATCCTCCTTTCTCTCATTATACTATATTTGTAAACAATTACAAACAAATTATTGGCTTTTGCCCAACACATAGTTTAGAATTTTGTCCAAATTCTATAAACAATGAAATCATGTATTCTTACTATCGCGCGAGCCACGCTTTGTGGTATCCTCATGTTCAACTCTCCTTACTACTCTTATTCCCATTGCCGCCAACATTTTATTTGGATTCTTGCGGATCGCCGCAACAATCAATTCAACTCCCGCGCGAAATCCAAAATATAAACTAACAATAGCTATCGCTATATAAATCAAAATAATAACCCAACTCATCGTGTCTCAAACTCTCTCCCTGTAGCAGCCTCTAAGTCAAACTCCCGCCACTCACTTATTTTCTTCTCTTGTTTAAAAGAACAATGTTTCATAATTACTTCAACTTTATCAGACAGTTCTTTTATTATTTTATCATATTTATCTACTCTTAAATCACCTATATCCATTGTCACATCGCCAAACTTAATTCGATTAGCAGTAATACCAGTTGGGTTCAAATCACAGCTACAATAGCTGATCCCACCCATCTCTTCATCATTATTTCTATTAAAATAATCCATTTATCTCCCTCCGCAATCCGAAAAGATTCGATCCGTCATGTCTTTATTCAAACCTTTTGTTAACTGCTTTTGTTTTATTTTTATTTATTTTCTAATAATATTATAACAAACTTATTTTTGTTTGTCAAGTTGCGGCCGCCATAGCAATACCAATTTGAAAAACTTTAATATTTTTGATATAATAAATATATAGAAAATAAAGAAAGAAGGCATAAATATGATAATTGAAAAAAATCTTCTAACAGGTATTAGATTTAAAAAACTTGAAATTGGAGAGTGTTTTATGTTAAGTAGCAATGCTGATGATTCCGTTTTCTTAAAAGTGGGTGGTAATAATAGTTGTAAAAATGCTGTAGATTTAACTAAGAATATGCTAGCTGAAGTTAGCTCTGATACAGTAGTATTTCCAGTAAAAGCAACATTGTCTATTTCAAGATAAGAATGTATCCATTAAATGCTAGGAGGGATATAATGAAAATAAGAAAGCTTCTTTCAGATAAGAAATGTCTTTTTAGCCAACTAAAGGTAGGAGAAATCTTCCTATATGGCGAAGATGACATTGCTTTTATAAAGGTTGAAGGACATAAAATAAATGCAGTTAATTTACAAAATGGAGAATTTTATGCTTTCCGCGCTAATAACAGAGTTATTCCAGTAGATGAGTTAACTCTAACGACATCATCAGGATTTGGAATTTGTTAATTAAAAGGAGTAATAATATGCTTAAAATAAAAATACCAACTAATCAAACATACCCTTTCAAATCTGTTAATATAGGAGATTTATTTGAATATAACAATAATTGTTATATGAAAATTGAAACCGCAAACTATCCAGAAGATTGCTCCATTCAAGTTAATGCAGTTAATCTTAAAAATGGACAATTAGCTCGTTTTTTATCGGATAATCAAATTTACTTCTTGGATGCAGAAATGACTGTAACTAGAAGAGATATGTCACCATATGAAAAATAAGAAGGAGATATTTTATGGTTTTTCGTGATTTGCGGCTTGCAGACTTTTTTATTTGTGGCGGCGTCCCCTTTATAAAGATACCTATGTACTGGGATGACGCGACACCATATAATTGCATAAATATAGAAACAAGAGAACCAGATTATGTGCATCCGTTGTCACGGATAACAAGAGAGGAGGATCCATATGCGAGAAGGTTTAATGGATGATACAGGCTATCAATTTGATGAATACGAACCATCAGAGGAAGATATTATTTATCACATGGGCGCAAAGGATTTAGCAACCATTCTTAAAAGTCAATATTTAGATAAGGAAAACTTAATTATTATTCCACGAGAAGAGCTAGATAGAATTATTAAGGAGGAATTCAATGAATATGGATGATCTAGCTGTAAAGTTCACAAAGCAAAACCGCGGCAAGGGCAAAGTTACTTCCTATTGTTTTTGGTGGGAAACCTTGCCAGATAAAAATGGTAATACAAAAACAACTATATATATGAAAAGTTATTTTATGTAAGAAAAGAAGGTGAGCTATATGACGATATATGCTTTACATGGCTTTTGTTCTATTGCTATGTTTTTTTCTTTATCTATAATAATAATATGTGTCTTAGGTAAAAATAAAATTAAGCTTATAAACAAAATGCTTAAAAAAATAGACGATACTGCTAATTATGTAATTATAGCAATTCTTATTACTATTTTTCTTACAAACTGTCTTCTTTGGAGTGCATCAGCAGTTGTTTATTTAAAAAGCGATAATTTTACAGATAAAGATTATTCAGCTGGATATGCTATTGAGAAATATAACGATTTAGTAGAAAAATATAATGAAAAATATGATGCTAATATTAAAACACATGATGATTTTACTAAATTTGCAAAATCACAATGGAATTTTGGTAATTACGTGAGAAATATCGGCTATTTAATAATTATTGTGTTCTATTTAATTATGGTTTTTATAGAGCTTAATACGAATAAACTAGAGAGAAAATTGGAAAAGATTAGAAAAAGTATCTGTGAATTGTCAAATATACCCAATCCAGATGATCAAACAAAGCAGATACTTGATTTACTCTCTAAGACCAAGAAGAAACTTGAAAAACAAATTCAATTAAAGTCAGTATCTAAAAGTATCAAAATGTTAAAACAGATTCAAGCAGATGAGTCTGCCGTTGATATAACAAGAGAGATAGATGAGTTGACTGCATTATATCAACTTAATGAAACAGATTTATTAAAGGAGAAATATCAGTAATGGAAGTTTTATATACCACGCAAATAACCTATATACATCCATCTATACTTTTACTTATCATATTTGCCTTTGCTTTTGTAATTGCTTTTATTTTTAGTTTAATTGAATATAGTTCTTTTAATGTTATTCGGTTAATTTTAGGCATACTCGCGGCAGCCTCGGTTGTTGGCATCATTATAGTTGGCTGTAATAGTGCCAAAGTGACGGTAACCGCGGTTAATGCAAACACAATAGAAGCAAATTATCTACAAGATAATCATATAATATCACAAGAAGGAAATGTCTTAAAAACAATTTCAGAAGAAGATTATCAAAAAACAAAGAACTATATAAGCGCAACAGGTGAATAAATATCACCTGTTGTTTTTTTATAATTTTTTTGATATAATAATTATAGAAAATATGAAAGGAGAACATCAAAATGAGAATATTTAAGTGTAAACATAAAGAATATCGTGTTATTGCATGTGATCCAAAGGATAAGCACTATACAGTAAAGTGTATTAAGTGCGGCGCTCAGTGGCAGGAGCCTAAAGCAGTTGGAGAAGAGTATGACATGATGCGAATCTATAAGAGAGGATAGTCTATGAAGCTTGGAAAATTTATTAAAAATTTCTACTTTGAAGAAGAAGTTGTTATAAAAGAAGATGATGAAATTCTTTTTGAAGGTAGGGTATGGGATACTCCATATTGGCTTGTTAATTTTAAACTCGACAATGATGATTTTGAAGCTTGTATGCTTGAAGATGGTAAAATCACTATCTATGTAAAGGAGGAGTAAATTTATGAAGGATAGGGAAAGAGTATGTAGATATTATGAATATGAGGGTAAGTGTCTTAAAGGTAGAGAAGGCACATTTAATAAAGCCTGTAAGACCTGCAACAAGTATAACCCTAAGCCTGGATCTCGTCCTCGCAGAACCGACAACCGCGCACAGAAGTTAGAAAAAATAAATAAAAGAGAAATGAGAGGTGTTTACTGATGAATAGTTTAAGATAAAGTAGATTGTATTTTATTTTTGATTTGTTATATCTTCACTATTCTTATTAACACTGATATTAAAATTATTAAAGCATAGCTTTTATTTGCTATGCTTTATTTTTTTATAATTTTTTGTTATAATAATTATAGAAAATGAAAAAAGAAAGGAATTGATGTTGCATGTTATCAAAAGAAGAAAGACTTAATATCTATAAGACTATTCATGTCCCAAACGAGTTTGGATATTACTGTGAAGATGGAGAAGATTCAAATGAACTTTATGATTTTACAAATGAAGTGCATGACATCAATAAGGAAGCTATTGTTAATCATGGGGTTTCAAAAGCAGTAATTATTGATCCTGACCTTGATGTTGTAATTAAGATTCCTTTCAATACAACTTTTTATTATAACGCAAATAATGGTGATGATCTTACATATGATCCGGATTTACCGGATATAAAAGAAGATATCCTAGATAATTTCTGTCAGATTGAAGCAGATATTTACCAAGAGTGCATAGATGAAGGAAACGGATATGAGATTTTCTTAGCTAAAACTAAAGAAATTGATAATCTACACTATGTACAAGAAAAATGTGAAACTTATGAGAATAAGTATGATACTTGTGATTATAATTTTCAAGAAAAAACTGCTAAAGATATTGAAAAATATAATAATAAACTTGAAGGAAAACGTTTTTTCCCAAGTCGTTTTATTTTAGATTTAATTAAATCTTATGGCGAAGATAAAACATTTAATTTTTTAGAGTTTTTAAAGAGCGATTCTGATATTGCTAGAAGTATCTCTATGGATTTACATAATGAAAATATTGGATATCGAGTATCAGATGGTACACCTTGTATTATTGACTATTCTGGATGGTGGGAGGACTAATACTATGAAAACTTTAATTGAAGTAAAAGATATTTGTAAAAAGATTATGGTTTCACAGGGATATGATGTTGATCTTCCTATCTCTATTAACAATAGGTTCAAGAATACCTTTGGGCGGGTAACTATTAACCATTTAAGTAATAAAGTAGAGAAGGTTGAGTTCGCGGCAGTCTTGCTTGATAGCAACAACGATGCTGAGATCATGGACACTATCAAGCATGAACTCGCGCATGTCTTAGCCTTTCTTTTTGATGGGCAAAATCATGGACATGACAGCACTTGGAAGAACATCTTCTTGTCTCTTGGTGGCTCAGGCGACGTCCATTTCTCTCAAAAGGAGTTCTTTGGAGAAGATGTAGATAAAGCATATAAATATACAGCTTATTGCAGTAAGTGTGGAAAGTTTATTCAAGGATTCGCGCGAGCTGGTAAAGTTGTTAAACAGCCACAGTTTTATACAACAAAATGTTGTGGTGCAATAGTAAAAATTAAACAGAATTGGTAGGTGTATAACATGTATTTATCAATGCATTTTTTTCTGATGCTTTTTGTGGGAGCTTTTGTTTCTATTTGTTTTATTGTTTCATCAGAATATTGTAGAAATAGAAAACTTGACATGATGCACAAATATGATAATCTTGGTATGATAGTAACTTTACTATATATTCTTTTTATTATGCCATTAGAGTATCCTTTATTTGTGTTGTTTACTGGTTATCTTTTATATGAAACATGTGAAGTAATAAAAATTGATAATAAACAATAGAGAGTTGTAACAACTCTCTTTATTTTTTATAAAAATTATTATATAATATATATAGAAAATAAGGAAAGGAAGTTGATAATTATGTTTATATTTACTTATTCAGTTTATCTTTCAGATTTCAAAATGATGAAAAAAATTACCACAGAAGCAATGCTTGGAGAGGTTGGATCTTGCATTGTAGTAGATGGATATGGACCTGGCGTAATAATTAACGAGGAAGTTGAATATTATGATGCAGATGGCTGCGATGAGGAGGTCAGATAATATGGAAAATAACTGGTTTGAAAAGAATGGCTTTGATCCAAAAACAAGAGAAACATATGTGGTAATTGGAGAAAATACCTATGCAATCAAGGATAAACTTAAAGCACAGGGATATAAATATAATAAAGTACTTGGTTGGCATGGACCAACTCCAGTCGAGCTTCCAAAAGAGTACCATTGTTGCAAGGTTGAATTTAATGATGTCGCGGCTGAGATTACTTTGGATGAGTTGCGGGCTGCCTGTGGCGGCACAATACCAAAGAATTATCAGCAGATTAGATATGGTTTTAAGGCGGGTTGTATTGACTTTATGAAGGAATTGAAGTCAAAGTATATTAAGACATATACCCAGTTTTACGATTGCGAATGCGGCGACCGCATTGAAATTAAGTGTAAACTTGAAAAGTCAAATTCATTCAATGGCAGATATGGTACTTCATATGTCTATTCTTTTGTTGCAGACGACAAGTATTTATTTACTTGGTTTACTTCTAAAAAGCTGGATATTAAAAATGATTATGTTACTTTAATAGGCACAGTCAAAGAGCATAACGAATATAATGGAAATTGTCAGGTACTTTTAACAAGATGCATCGTAAAAGAAGCATAAATATATGCAACAGACTTAGCTTTAAGTCTGTTGCTTTATTTTTATATAAATTTTTGATATAATTATTATAGTAAATGAAAAGGAAAGGAAGTTGATGATAATGTTTGATATGAATATTGGCAGTTCATTTATCACCAGTCCAAAGTATGATGGTAGATTAAATGGTTTGGATGCGATGATTATGCAGACTGAAAAAGATAAGGAAAAAGAGTTTTGCGAATGGCGGTCTAGCTGGGGAGATATGTATGAACCGGGATGTCGTTCTGCACGTGTGATTAAAACTAATCCAACAATTTGTCCTTATTGCGGTAGAAGAATCAAATGGAGGGAATTTTAATGTTGAATTTATTAAATGAACTTACAACTGAAGATAAAGAAAAGATTGGCGCATATATTGATTTATATGGTTCATTTGGTTTGGAAAGAAAGTCTGTTGATGAGCTGCTTTCAGTTTGGGCAAAGAATAAGACTAAGTTATATCATTGGTTGGGTAACTCTTTGCGAGTTCAGTTTCCTTTTGTAAATGAGGATATTCTTAAACAGGATATTTCAGAAAAAATATGTAGAACTTTTAGTAGTTATGACACTAAATATGATAATGCTCTTCGCAATATGTATAACAAATTTAGAGAATACTATAAAGAAGAATCTAATGGAAAAGATAAATATTTTCAAAAAATTGCAGAAGAAAATAAAGAGTCTTTGTCTGCTTTACCTTCTTGGTATTACTTTTTTAACATTGGAGGAGAAACAGAAGAAGAAAAAATTAAAAATAAATTAAGAGGTTTTATTGATAATATCTTTTCAGAACACCATTTTATAAATGGAATATTTGATATGGATTGTTGTAAAAAAATTACTATTACAGCAAATGGTAAAAAATATCAGTTTCAAAATGGAGAAAAGATTTGGAAAACTTTAAAAAAGCTTCATCAAATTTTTCCAGACGCGGTTACAGATAAAGAATTTGAAGATGCTCGTATTTTATATTCCACTTGGTTGAATGATAAGAAGAAAGGTTATTTAACTATTTCTATCCATCCTCTTGACTTTATGACTATGAGTGACAACGCTTCAAAATGGAAGAGCTGTATGTCTTGGAAAGATCAAGGGTGCTATCGAATTGGCACTATTGAAATGATGAACTCAAACAATGTATTTTGTGTTTACTATACTTCAAAAAAGGAAGATACAGGTTTTTCATTTGGCAATTATGAGTGGAATGATAAGAAATGGCGCGGACTTGTTATAGCAACTAAAGATATTATTGTAGCAAACAAAGCTTATCCATATTGCAGTAAAGAAACTAATATTGCAATTATTGATAAAATTAAAGAGCTGGCAAAAGAAAATATGGGATATACATATGAATTTGGACCAGAACTTTATCAAGATATGGACCACATAATGACAGATTGCTACTTAGATGATGTATCTAATAGTATCGCAAATAAGAGTAAAGGTCTAAGAAAGAATATCTATTTTAAAACAGTCGGCATGTATAACGATATGCTTCATAATATAGATAATTATGAGTACTGGTGTTACAGAAATAAAGTTAAAACTAAAAAGCTCATTTCTTATTCAGGTAAGTCTGAATGTATGTGTTGTGGAAAAACAGACATTTTAAAATATATAGGACGTGATGAAGGATTTAATAATTATAGAAATGTAAATTCTACTCTTTGCGAAAAATGTGAGGACTTAGCTACTTGTCCTAATTGTGATCGTTTTGCAGGAAGAGATATGGTAAAAATTATATATGATGGGAAGGAAAAGACTTTTTGTAAAGCTTGTGGTTCCTCTATTATTTCTTGCCCTATTTGTAATAAGAGTTATGTAGGAAGAGAAGGACTTCGAGTATATGATTGCTATTATGACAAAAGCAAAAGAAAATATTATAGTTTAAAAATATTTGTAATTAAAGATGATAAAATAAAAATATTTGAAGAAGAAAAAAATAAAATTGAAAAAGATGATTCTTCTGATATTAACAGTCTTTTAAACAATAATAAACTTCATGAGGACTATACTTATTTTATCCCTTGTTGCAAGAGTTGTTATGAAGAAGCTCTTAAAAATAAAAAATTTATCATTGTTGAAAAAAAGTCAGGTTTTTGTAACGCACCATTATTAACTGTTTTTGCAACAGAATCTCAATTTAGTGAGGTATATCCGGGAAAAGAAGAACTTTATAAAGCAGATACATTTACCAACATTTTTGGAAAAGAAGAAAAAGTTTTAAGAAAAATTTTTTGTGATTAGTTACCAAACAGTTGATTTTCTAAAAAATTAGTAGTATAATATATACATACAAAAGAGATAAAAAACAAAACAAAAAAGAAAAAGGAGAAAATACTATGGAAAAGATGACTAAGAGAGACTATTTTAACGCAATTTCAAATGCTATCGCATCAATGGAGTCTGTTGATGGAGTTGCAGTTGCTGATGTTCAGGCATTCATTGACGCAAGAATCGCAGAGCTGGATAAGAAGGCGGAGTCCGCGAAGAAGAGTGCAGCAAAGAAGCGCGCGGCTGGTGACGAACTCAGAGCTCAGGTAGAGGCTGTTCTTACTGATGAACTTCAGACTATTGATGCCATCACTTCTCAGATTGAGGGCGAGGAGATTACAAGAGCAAAGGTACAGGCTAGACTGTCACAGCTTGTAAAGGCTGGAGTTGCTATTAAGGATGACGTTGAAGATGGTAAGCGTAAGGTTAAGGGATACCGTTTGGCTACGGTGGATGAGAATGAGGTTACAGAGGATGGCTCACCAGAGTAATTAGACTAAAATAGGAAGTCGAATTGACTTCCTATTTTTTTTATGATATAATAACAATAGAAAAATAGAAAAGGAGTTGTTAAATTATGAATTATTGTATTAAATATACAAATAAGTTTCGTTATTTTGATAATGACAATGTTGAAATTGAAATTATGTACACATCAAACAACAGATTGCTTGATTTTTGTAAAAACGTATTAAAGGAATCTCAGAAATTAGTTGTAAATATTATTGATGAAGAGATCTCAGATGACGAGATAGAGATTTTTAAGGCGGCAGCCGCGGTACATCCGAATATTCTTTTTAAGACAACTGATATAGATTTTATTTATAAGAATAATAATAAATTAAATTTCTTATATGCAGAACCAATATCTTGCTGGCGTGATGTAAGAGAATTATCAAAAATTGGTATTTCAGAAATTCTTATTAGAGATTATTTATGCTTTGACCTTAAAAAATTACGAACTTATTGTAATAATAGAAATATTAAGATTCGTTGCATTGCTAACTATATTGAAGAGGATAAATATAATACAATTCCGCCAGATGAAAAGTTCTTCATTAGACCAGAAGATGTTTCATTCTATGAAGATTATATTGATACCATTGAATTTTATAAGGATGATTATTATGAATTATTAGAAAAACAGAATATTCTTTATAAGATTTATAATAGTGGTAAATGGGAAGGCAAATTAAGTGATATTATTGATGGATATACAGAGGATGTTTTAAATACCACTATCGCTCCATCATTTGCAAAATTTAGAATTGATTGTCAAAGACGTTGCGACTTAGGTTTGTGCGACTCTTGTGAGCATCATATGACTTTAGCTAAAGCGTTAGAAAAGTCTGGGATCGAGGTTACCATAAAGGAGGTACCGCCGAATGATAGATAGAAGTTTTATGCAAACAATTTTTCAAAAAAAGACAAGTGGAGCAGCTTTACTTCAATATTTGAAAATGTTATTATCACAATTTGGTTATAAAAATAAAATAACTGATGATAAAAATTATCTTATGGCAGAAGGTGATATACCTATTGCTCTTGTTGCTCATTTAGATACAGTTCATTCAGTAGAGCCTTTTCAGTTTTTTTATGATGAAAAAGAAATGGTTATGTGGTCGCCGCAAGGTTTAGGTGCAGATGATAGAGCTGGCGTAATTCTTATTTTATCAATTTTAACTGAAGGATATAGACCACACCTTATTTTTACAACAGGAGAAGAACATGGCGGCATTGGAACAAATAAATTAGTAGAAAATTATAGTGAAGCACCTTTTAATATTGATTTTATGATTGAATTAGATAGGTGTGGAAGTGAAGACGCGGTATTCTATAATTGTATGAATCTTTCTTTCATTGACTATATTTGTAGTTTTGGTTTTACTTTTGAGGAAGGTAGCTTTACAGATATTTGTATTTTAGGTCGAAATTGGAATATTGCCGCAGTAAATTTATCTGTTGGTTATTACAATGAGCATACAAAAGCTGAATATTGGGATCTCTTTGAAGCAGATGATACTATAACTAAGGTTATCAATATCTTGCGTTCAAAAAATAATAATACTTATATGTATGTTCCGGCAACAAAAGACAATAGAATAATTAGATGCTTTTGTGGAAAATTGTGCTATCCTGGAGAATATGATCAAATTACTTCAACATATGGATCAACAAAGATACCTTTTACATATAATGTATGCCATTCTTGTAAAAAACTTCATGAAGAAGATATTGATCAAATTGATTATTTTTAATTTTTTTGATATAATATATATAGAAAGTTAAGAGAGGAAGGAATAAATATGAAAGGTTTATCAAAGATAACTAAATTATTAAATGATTTTGTTAAAACAATAGATGAAGAATTGTCTATTGAAGAAGATAGTGACTTTGCATATTATCCCTTGAGTAATAAAATTACTTATTCTCTTGTTGTTTCAGAGAAGAATAATGCTGATTTTATGCGGTCGGTTGAGTTTTTCAAACCTAAGGTTAAGTGTGATATCTTTTTGTGGAGTATTTTGCACGAAATTGGACATCATGAAACAATAGACGAACTCTCTGATGCCGATTTAGCTGATTCTGAAATTATTAAATTTTTTGTTTCTAATGGCGGCGTATCTGAAGAGCTTTATTATGAGTGTCCAGATGAACGCGCGGCAACCGGTTGGGCGGTACAGTATGCAGAATCCCACACTGCTATTTTAGCAAAATTCTGGGAGAAACTTCAGAAAGCAATTATGAGATTTTATAAGTTAAATCATATTTGTTAAATTGATTTTCATAAATATTTTTGATATAATATTTATAGAAAGTTAAGAAAGGAAGATATTTATGAAGCGTTCAACGGATATAATTAAAACTGTTTATTGTGAATGGTGTGGCAGAAGAATTGATGTCCGTAGATGGAAAGGGCGCGATTGTAGATATCGAGTTTTCACAGTAAAAGGCACCTATTTAGTATGTAAAAATTGCTTTAATAGGATGCAGAGAAATGACACATTAGAAGAAAAATAATATATTGATTTTAATAATAATTTTTGATATAATTATTATAGAAAGTTAAGAAAGGTGGAAAGAAAATGGCAAAGGGACAGATTGCAAAGCTGGAAGTAGCAGCAAAGATTATTGAAGCATTTGGCGATAATGCATTTCTCTATAATGATGGTAAAGAGGTTAGAGTAAATACAGTAGAGAATGGTGAGCCGGTTCAGATTAAGTTGACATTAACATGTGCAAAGACTGCGGTTACAAGTGGTGATGAAGATGCTCTTCCAACAAATGCTTTTGATACGGTCGCGGCAACGCAGCCTAGTGGTGGAAGTGTATCTAAGGCAGATGTGCCAGTAACACAGGCTTCCGCGACAGAGCAGAAGGATGTGGCAAATTTGCTTAGTGAACTAGGAATTGCTATTACAATGTAGTAAGGAGTGAAAGGTATGGCACTATACAGATGTGAAGAATGGACAAATGGTATCATGTGGTATTGCGAACATTTAGGTTCACATAATTGGGATACTCAGCTCTGGGTAGTGCCAGCCCGCATACTAAATATGACACCAGCAGAGTTTATTAAATTTTTGATTGCAGAATTTAAGCCAGATAAAGTTTATGGTAAAGAAGATGGTTCTTTTGTTGGTTGGGCATGGAAATCTCAAGCAAAAATGAGATTATATAAGAATTTTATCAATGCTAAGGCAAGGGAGGTTAACTATCAAGTATGACAGATGCAGAGTTAAGAGTTCATGCAAATGAATTTTCTCTTAATCGCTTTGATTATGAGATTGAAAGGCATCTTACTCCAGACTACATTGAAATTGTAGGTTGTATAGGCGGAGACATTTTAACATATCGCTTATATAAAGATGGCTCTATTGGAGCAAAATAAAATCATTTGAAAAATAATAAAATTTTTGATATAATTATTATAGAAAGTTGGTAAAGAGTTATTAAAGAAAATAAAAGTTTTTTGATAATAAAATACCTACTTGAAAAAATAAAAAATTTATGATATAATAATTATAGAGAAAATAATCCGATTTAGTTCAAAGGCTAGAACCCCGGCTTTGTAACCCGGTAATATGTGTTCGATTCACATAATCGGAATTAACGTTTGATAGGGCGTACGTAGTTGCAACTTACTAACCTATCTGGGCAAAAGCGACAATAAGTTGTAGTAATAAATCGCGGTCTTTTTAGTGGGCGAGAAAAAATCGTTGATAATTTGTTCATTTCTCAGTGATCGCAATATAAAAAATCTGAGAAATAATTATCGCGTGAGAGCGTGAAATCTTCCTAGACTATCCCTTCGTGGTTGCTCTCTTTAATATTCCCATATAGCTCAGTTGGTAGAGCAACGGTCTGTTAAACCGTGGGTCACAGGTTCGAGCCCTGTTGTGGGAGTTTACTCTAGGTGAACTTCGCTGTTAATGAGTGTTGATGGTGGGTGCGGCGGAACCTTCCGGTGTAAAAAACAAAGTTAGCCATTGATGATAGAGGGGCATCACTAAACCTCTGGTGTAAAGCAAGTGTGGTCTGCCAACGACGAGGAGTTTGGTAGAGTTATAAGAGAAGATTATGAGGGTTCGATTCCCTCCGGACCGAATTAAGGTCTGCGTGCGGAGTACTAGTCGAAGGACTTGTTTGGTTGATATTAGTCAATGATATATTGCAGTATATTATACGAAAAAGCCAAAATAACTCGGTGTACTTACTGCAATAAGTACATTTGCGGCATTGGTGTAAAAGGAAGCATAACCGTCCGTATGGAAGGAAGGTTGAAAGTTCGAATCTTTCGATGTCGCCTCACCCGCTTGAGGGGATAAATATCAAGACGTTATAGGAGAGATTGTCGAGTATAGCTTTCCCTCACTCCTATCATACGAAATGATGAATAAAGATGTCTAAGATATGCCGTTAGATTGAGATGTGTGGAGTTGACGTACTAGCTCACCTTATGTATCCAAGTTATGCTTCTTGAATACATAGACAAAAAGCAATTTAATTGATTTTCATAAAAATTTTTGATATAATTATTATAGTAAATGAAAAGGAGATGTAATTATGGAAGGCGACTTTAGTCACTTTAGAAAGGATTGTAAGCTAACTCGGTAGAAGCGCTTGGTTGAAGCCCAAGAGGAATTGGTTCGACACCAATACAATCCATTTGAGAGAAACTGCGAAAGGAAAATTTGTTCTAACTCTCGTTAATAAAAAGTAACAAAACCTCCTAGGGTTCGAGGATGATAAGGGCTCCAAGTTAAAGGAATCTTGCCAAAATTCCTAATTCAAGGCTCCATCGTCTAATGGTTCAGGATTCCTGATTCTCAGTCAGGGGATGATAGTTCAAATCTATCTGGAGTCATCTGGTCCCGTCTTCTAAAGGCTAGGATTCGACCCTTTCAAGGTCGAGATGCGCTTGGGTTCAAGTCCCGCCGGGATCACTACTTATATGCAAGTTAATCAAATTAGCCTCTGATTCAACTTAAACAGTAAGTAAAGTTGTTTTAGTTTTAGAGTTGTTTTGTTAGATTGAAAGCAAAATGCAGAAATTCTCCTAGGTACGTGAGTGGTGAAGCGTACAGGCGGCTACTGTCTAAAATGTGGTATAGATCCAGCTGGTTTGTGAACGATGTTTACTTGCTAATAACCAGCAGGATTGGATCTATTATATAACAATAGAAAGGGATTGGATATTATGACAAGAGAACAGAAATTAGCAATTTTAAAGAATAGATTGGCAACACTTGAAGAAAATCCTAAGAATATCAAGTGTCCAGGCGTAGTGCGGAAGTTGCGTAGACAGGTGCGCGTAATGGAGCAGTAATGCAACTAGCTGCTTGTCCTCGACGGTTTTGGGGAATCGGCTTATATCCGATGACACTGGGTTCGACTCCTAGGGGCAGCATTTATGTTCATTGAAAATTTAATATTCTGAATAAAAACAAAATGAATATCTTAGTGTAGATGTGCTAACCACACAGCTAAGGCATGGCGAAAAGAGCTCGGCACGAACGAAACAAGGATACTTGTGGATAGTGGTCCGCATTGAAAGTAGTGATACTGAAATGAAGAGGTTGGAAACCCAAAGTAAAGTCATGGCACTAGATATATCGCAAAATAGCTCAGGACGCGGTTCGGCGGAGCAATAGAAAGTTAGCAGAAATGCTTTCCTCTCCTAGTTAGGGCGGCGAGGTGGTACTCAAAGTCAATCCTAGGAAATACCAATAATCCGTTTTGCAATGAAACAACAGAAATGTTGATATAAGAACTGTATGCAACTCTAAGTAGCTTAATGCAAAGTGCAGATATTTAATTTCATTAAAAGATTAAAGAATGAAGAATTTTTTATAAAATTATATATGCTGAATGGTTTAAGTGAAAGGTATAGGTAATCAATCCTGTCATAGACATGGCAATTATGCTGGGGTAAAGAAGTAAGGAATTAGCTAGCCTTGCTCAGCCTTTATCTCCTATGTAGAGTAATAATTTTGAAGATATGTTTAGTAAGTTGAAGAACTATTTTATTTTGTTTTTATTGAGAATATTAAATTAGTAAATGATAATATCGCGGAATAGAGGAGTGGCTCCTTGCTAGCTTCATAGGCTAGAGACGCAGGTTCGAGTCCTGCTTCCGCCATTAGGTCAGATTCATGATTGACCTTCCTTCCTTTCCCAGTTTTCCAAGTTCTGTTAAAAAACTTGGTTCATATAAAACCTTTCTTTGCAACGCGGTTGCCCGGTTTGAGATCTCAAACCGGTTGCCGCTTTAAATATCAAATTGATTTTCATAAATATTTTTGATATAATATTTATAGAAAGTAAAAATTAAGGGCGGGTAGCGTGATAAGGTAGACACATCGGTCTGGTCTCGAAAGGAGTTTTTATATAATTTTGAAAACTAACAGAAAACAAATTGGAAGAATTGGTTTAAGTATGGCAATAAATTATTTCACTTGTCAAGGATATACAATATCTCTTCCAATAAATGACACTCAGTGGTATGATTTAGTGGTTGAAAAAGATGGAAAATTTTATACTGTCCAATGTAAGGCTACTCAAACTGAAAATGGAGATATTGATTTTCGTTCCACTGGAGGTACAAATGGCGGTGTTTATGATAATCTTTTAAACCATTCTGAGCTTGATTATTTATTTTGTGTAAACAAAGATTTGAATATGTGGCTAATACCAATAAAAGATATTCAGCAAAATCGAAAATCTATAAGATTAAGAACAGAGCCAAATGCAAATAATCAAGGGTTTCAAACATATAAATACCGAGTTCAAATCTCGGACGAGGAATAAAACCGAAGGCTTTATGTCCCGAGTGGGTTCGATTCCCTCTCCGCCCATTTAAGCACAAACAGCAATTTTAAAGAAGATGGTTTGGATTGTAAATCTAAAAATTTTATGTGCTTAGTTTTATTATAACACTCTTTCTAGTGACGTGTCGCGACAACACCTAGAATAAAGCATTTAATTAAGCCTTGCGCAGGAGAAGCAAGAAACTCATTAAATCGGCAGAAGAGTGGACTGCCATTTTTATAGGCTAGGGTATTCGACTAACTAGATAAGTCGCCTTCCTTATAAAGAGGAAACCGGGGTGCAATTCCTCGATACCACTGCAGCTAGCCTGATAAGCGGGTGTAGTCCAACGGCAGAGACAACGAGTTTAAGCCTCGTCAAGTGTGGGTTCGAATCTCACCACCCGTATTTTGCTTCCGTAGCCTAATGGATAGGCAGTGTCCTTCTAAGGCACGCTATGCAGGTTCAAATCCTGTCGGGAGTATTTAGATACATACAGCTATAATATTAAAGAATTAAAAGACAAATCAATTATTAAATATTAGTGTCTAGTTTATATTTTGCATGGAGGTCCGGGCGGCTAGGAGGAGGTCTGCAAAACCTCATAGGTTGGTTCGACTCCAACTTCATGCTTCATTACAAGAAAGTCGAGGGTTTGGAATCCCATTCTGGTAAAAGTTCAACCATAGAACTGCTTTAATGTAATGACCTAATATACAGAACGCGCGTTAAATTAAATTTATTCAATTATATAATAATTGAAGATGTGTATGGTGTAATGGTAGCACGAAAGCATTTGGAGCTTTTTGTTTAGGTTCGAATCCTAATGCACATATTTGAAAAATAATAAAATTTTTGATATAATTATTATAGAAAGTTAAAGAAAGGGCTGATAATTATATGAAGGTTTTTATTTATGCTTATGAAAGTACATACGGTGGAATGCATGGTATTAACACATTAGCTGTTTATGATGTTAGTACATTAGCAGAAGCAGATGAAATTGGACTTGACATGGCTCTAGAGGTTACTGAATCATATGATTGTTTTGATGATATTAGTGACGAAGAACTTTTGGAAAGCTGTTGTTGGGATGTTTATGTAATTAAAGATGAATTTCAGTCAATGCCAACAAAAGAATTAGATAAGCTTTGTTGCGATCTTGGTTGTGATTCATTTATAGATAAATATTGTAAATAATTTTCAGTAGTTTAATGGATAAAACATTGGTTTACAGAACCAAAGCTGTTAGTTCAAATCTAACCTGAAGAATTAAACTCCGACGAGAATAAAATCGCTAATTAAACAAAGGGTATCTGTGTTAACGCAATAGCGGTGCGTAGCAGAAAGAGTATGAATTTCAGATGGAAGTCGGTACTGAAATCACGCTTATGTGTCTATAAGAAAAGTGAGTTGGCATCACTTAGTCTAAGAGTAGACTATAAATAACTCGCCGTTGATAGCCGGGGAAGATAAGCTATCCAATGCCAAATTAAGTGCCTATAACTCAGCTGGCAGAGTATCAAACTTTTAATTTGAGAGTCGAGGGTTCGAGCCCCTCTAGGCACATTATGGGCATGTAGTGCTGGATGCCGTCACCGTGGAGAACCCACAAGGGTGTTTGGAGTTCGATTCTCCCCATGTCCATTTTTAGCTGGTTTAACTCAGCTAGGATAAACGCTTGCTTGTCTTGGAAATTCATAAAGAATATCTTTGGAGAAAGGATTGATAGTATTGGAAAACCTTAATCCATCTCAAATTGGAGATATTACAGAATTAAAATGTCAGGTATATTTGATTGAACAAGGCTGGAATGTTCTTATTCCAATCGGAAATCATCAAAAGTATGACTTAGTAATTGAAAAAAACGGAAAGTTTTACAAGATACAAGTAAAACACGCTATGCCAGTAGATGAAACAGGCTTCCTTGTTCGTACTAAATATGAAGTGCGTGACAATGGAAAAACAAAAAAAGTAACTTACTCTACTGAAGATGTGGACTATTTTATGACAGAGTTCAATGGAAAGTTTTATATGTTCCCTGTATTTGGAACTTATGAGACAAAATTTTGGACTGTTGGCACAAGACTTTCTACACAAAAGCAGGCTAAAGATTTTAAAGCCGAAGATATTCTATCTACATTATGATTGCTAAGGCACGCAAGACGTTGTAGGTTCGAATCCTACTGCCCAGATTTATGTCCGTGTGGTGTAACGGCTAGCATAGCTGCCTTCCAAGCAGTTGATACGGGTTCGATTCCCGTTACGGGCTTCTTGCCAGTATGGCGTAAGGGCATCGCAGAAACTTGCTAAGTTTTCTATCCATCTGGATATCTAGGTTCGAATCCTAGTGCTGGCGTTATTTCTAACGGGTGTTAGTCTAAAAGATCTCCTACTTAATTATCCTGTTAGGTGCAGGAAGCCCGTTAGATATAAATAAGACTGAAAAGCGAGAGCAGAGTGCATAACGCTCATTAGTTGAATAAACTAAAGACCATAGATCTCGCCACACAGTGTAGGTCTTAAATTCAAAGCTGGTTCAATGGGAGCGCGAAATGTCTATCAGTACCCAGGGTGATGCGAACAAAAACGCGATAGAAAGTCGGCAGCCAAACAGACTATAAAAGAAAGCTATGCGACTACTGCTAAAAATAAGTGTAGTATATGGAATATAGCGACGAGAGCCGCTGCAAAAGCATCCATGAAGAATGGCGTTGACCTTGAGTCGAGTAAGAGTCTAAAGTAGGATAACTTACACCCAATGCAGTTCCATATTATATGGTTTATAACATAAAGTTTCCATTAAACATAACTTTATGTGCGGCGACGCCCACCCACGCTAATAAGAGGTAGGAAATGAAATTTCGAGTTGTGGGTTCGTAACTATAACGGACTTAATCTTTTAACTATTGCCGGTTTTAGATTAAAATATTTGATCGACTATCTCAGGTCTTAATAAGAATTATCGGTTACTATCTAGGCAAATTAGAAGTTGAGATGAAAAGTACCGAGTTGAAGAATTAAAATTTTATTTTTATGGAATGAGGAAATAAAGGAAGATGGTGCGGCAACGCAGACCCCTTAACAATGTCTAGGCGTTAAGTAAGGAAATTAAAATAAAATTTTTAATTCTAAAATGTATGCTGTATGTCCGGGTGGTGAGGGAGCTGAAAGGCTTTGCAGGTTCGAATCCTGTGTGCAGCGCTGAGGAGTAGCTTAGATGGTTAAAGCATTCGTCTGATACGCGAAAGACCGAGAGTCCGAGTCTCTCCTCCTCAATTTCTTGAACAAGCCGTTTTACTATTATGGAGTTTCTTTGACTAAGAAACTCCATTTTTTTTATTTAGATAACAAGAGTGCAGAATCTGCTCGGAGCGCAGACACTCGTACACCTGAACCAAAATGGATGTTTGAACTTTTTTAATCCAAAAATAGGTTTGGGTAATTACCTATATTTTTATGTCCCTAATTTTCATATTTACTTAGAAGAATTTGAAATAAAGGAGGTAAAGGAATGGATTTAGATACTCTTAATTTAGCCAAGAAATTTACAGAGCAATCTATGTCTGGAACTGGTTCTGTTGCGGGCGCGCCTTGTACTATAAAAAGTATAACAAAAGAAGGAACTACTAATACGGTAACCTTTGAGTGGCAGATGCGGGATGGCACTGTGATGACGTCAGAGATGCAGGTAGAAGATGGAGAGCAAGGTCCTAAGGGCGCACAAGGAGATACAGGTCCTGAGGGTTACTCACCGACTGCCGCGATGGTTAGAGATGAAGAGCAAGGTATTGTTACTATTGTTATTCAAGATAAAAATGGTAAACATACTGCAATTCTTAAAGATGGTAAAGCTGAAAGTTTTGATAATGCTAATATTCTTGAAAAATTATCAGCAAATGAAAATGATGATTTAGTATATAATGGCAGAGTAGTTAAAGGGCAAGAATTTAATAATAAAGATGTATTGGATAAGTTTGCTTCTGATGCATCTGGAAATATATATTTTAATAATAAATCTATTACTTTTGATAATGAAGATATTTTAAAAAAATTGTCTGTTATAAATGGAAAATTGGCTTATGATAATACTCTTATTGATTTTATTTTTATGAATCAAGATATCTTATTACAATTATCAGAATCACTGGACGGAAAATTAGTTTATAAAGATAATAAACTAATGTATGATGATGATATTAAAAATAAAGATATTTTAAATAAAATTTCTGCTGATAATGATAATAATTTATATTATAATACAGTTAAAGTTAATGGAGAACATTTTTCTAATAAAACTATTCTTGATAAATTAGGTGAAAATCTAGATGGAAAACTTACCTATAAAGACGCGGACGTCGGTCAAACGTTCTCAAACTCTAGAGTACTGGAGGAACTAAGCGAGGGAACCGCGGGTGAACTTTTATATAAAAATGCTCAAGTTGGTTATATTTTTGAAAATCAAGACGTACTTGAAAAATTAGGCGAAGATCCAGATACAGGAAACTTAGTTTATAATTCAAAAATTATAAAAGCTGATTTAGATGCGTCTACTGCAACTGTCGATCAAGTTCCAACTGCTGACGGCGAAGGGGGCTGGGCTTGGGCTGATCAGGCGTCCGCGATTTCTAGCTTAAAAGATGTTGAGTTAGTAGATTTAAAAAATAGTCAGGCTCTTGTTTGGGATGAAATTTTAAACAAGTGGACAAATAAAACTATTTCAAATGGAGGAGGACCAACTGGAAAAGTAGAATTATTATATCATCTTACGGAAACCACTCCAGCTGATACAATTACATTATCTACTTCTATGCTAAATTATGATTTAGTTTTATTTACAACATATAATTTAACTTCACAAAAAGTTCATCAAGTAAGTTGTGTATATTCAGTAGAAGCGTTACAAACTGCAAAAGGTAATAATGAAGATATTTGTATAAATATACAAACAAATTTAGTTTATAAAATAAATAATGATTTTACTAAAATAGACTATTATGTTGAAACAACTAATCCACCAGATACCTATATTGATCAAATCTATGGCATCAAACTAGGAACTGGTATATCTGAGATACCAATAGCAACAAATGAAATTTTAGGTGGAATTAAAGTTGGAAATTATCTTAATATTACTGATGAAGGTATATTAAGCGCGGCTGTTGATAAGGAGCTCTCAGCCGAGTCTAATAATCCCATAGCGGCTTCCGCGGTCTATAATGCTTTAAATAATTTAATTGTATTAGATGAGGAGGAATTTTAAATGCCAACAAATAGAGGTTTAGTAAATCCTCATTTACTAACAAATATTGCAGATGCAATTAGATATAAATTATCTACAGATAATAAATATAAATTAGCAGAAATGCCAAATGCGATAAATAGTATTCAAGGAGGTTCTTCTGCTATTGACTATGCTATACTTCCAGCTTCAGGCTTTAATATGGGAAACAAAATAGAAAATATATTTTTCTTATCTGAAGAACCAACAAATGAATTAAAAAATTCAAAAACATTATTTAGTTTACCAGGTGGAGAAAGAGCCTGGTCATATCAAAATGGAAATAATTTTTATATATATCCAGATAAAAATTGCAATTATTCTTTTTATGGAAGCATGGATAATGCTTTTAGCTATTGTAATTATTTAAAACAAGGAATTTATACAAGCAATGCAATTACAAATATGAGGAATGCCTATAAGTCATGTACTGCCTTAAAAGGGCAGCCTCAATGTAGTGACACTATTGTTGATATGACAGATACATATAATTTATGTTATAATATAAGTGGCACTGCTGCTTGTGGTAATAAAGTTATTTATTATGATAATGCATATTCAAGTTGTTATAATCTAAGTGAAGCTTATGTAGGACCAAATGTAAAATATATGGGATATGCTTTTTCATATTGTAAAAATATTAAAAATGCAGTAACAAATAACAATGTACTTGAAATGCAATATGCTTATTATAATTGTCAAAATCTAAATAGTGAACCTGTGTGTGGACCAAATACTACTCATTTCTTTTATACTTATAATAATTGTACCAAATTGTCTGGTAATCCTGTATGTGGACCAGAAGTTTTATATTTTGAAAATTGTTATCAAAACTGTTCTAATTTAACAGGACCTCCAATATGTGGAGATAAAGTTACTAATATGAGTGGAACATATTTAGGGTGCTACAATATTACAGGTAACCCTGTTTGTGGACTTGAAGTTACCAATATGTATCAAACATATTATAACTGTTATAATTTAACTGGTGAACCGGTATGTGGATCTAAAGTTACCGATATGTATCAAACATATTTTAATTGTTATAAAATATCTGGTAGTCCAAAAGTAAGTCCCAACGTATCGCAATTACAATCTACATATTGGAATTGTACAAATTTAACAGGAAGTCCAGTAAGTTCTAATAATATTACTTCTATGTATCAGACATATTATAATTGTACTAATTTAACAGGAACTCCTGTTTTTAGCAATAATAATGATTTAAGTAACATATCAAATTGTTATTATAATTGTCAAAAGTTATCTGGTGGAAATGTTTATTTAATGCAAAATAAAATAGGCAGTTATCAGTCTTTTACCAATGCACTATATAATTTTAATACAAATAATAGATTAAACTTTTTTGTTTTACACAATAGAGCATGGGATAACACTTTTAAAAGAAATACGAATTCATATTCTATTTTAGGAAAACCTATTACTTGGGAAAATATAAACTATAATGATTTACCAAATAATATTCCAGATAATAAATATTCTTTCGTAAAAAGTGGTTATTATAATAATTTATATAATATGTATGTATATCAAGCAACAGGAATCGTATATCTTCCAACATTTACCTTTAGTAATATAGACAGTATTACAATAAAAACTCAATTAAGAGAGTTAAATGGTAATCAATTTTCTTCAACTAGTATAGAACCAGCTGTTAGAAGATGGGAAGCAAACAATTATATTATTGAAATGTATGCTGGTTTATATAAATGGAATTATAATTGTAACAGCATGTTTTTAAATTGTTATAACTTAGTATTAAATCTTTCAGAATTGTGGGGAAATGGGTATAGTTGGACTGAAACAAATAGATTTTGGAACACTTTTCAAAATTGTCAAAATGTTTATGGAGAACCTTTTTGTCCAGATAATGTTAATTATATGTATCAATCTTATTATGGATGTTCTAATATAACAGGTAGAGCAGCTTGTGGTAATCTTGTACAAAACATGGACTATGCTTATACAAATTGTTTTTCTCTTGAAGAAGCTGTATCTGGGCCTAATGTAACTTCAATGGCATATGCATATTTAGGATGCCATAATTTAAAAAATGCTGTTTGTGGAAATAATGTTCAATATCTAAATCATACATACGAAAATTGTTATAGTTTAAAAAATGCAGTATGTGGAAATAATGTAACTAAATTAGACAATGCATATCGAAATTGTTTTAATTTGATAGAAGCAACATGCGGGCCTTTAGTTACAGATATGGAAAATTGTTATGCAGGATGTACTAATTTAAGTAAAGCTGTATGTGGTCAAAACGTTAGCATTTTTAGAAATGCCTATAATGGCTGTAATAATATAACAGGTTCTATTAAATTAAGTCCAAATATTTATAATAGAATGAATGGATGCTTTTATGGATGTGATAAATTACAAACTATTTATATTCCAAATATTTCAGTATCTTATAAATACTCTTTTAATTCTTTTTATAGAACAAATTATGATGTTAGACAAAATATTATAGTAAACTATTTGGGTGCATATAATTCTTATAAAAATTATGGCAATATAATTTGTAATTCTATATTTGGAAATGAAAGTACAACTCCAGATTATTCAACAATAGAAGTTGAAGGAGAAGATATTAGTGTAGTAAGATATTGTTATAACTTAGAGCATAATGTTTATTTATACTGTACTGTTTAATTGACAATTTTATAAAAATTTGCTATAATAAAAGAAAAACAATAGGAGCTTAAATAAATGAAAGATATAACTGTTGTAATTCCAGCTTATAAAGCAGAAAAGCATATAGCAGATTGTCTTGCATCTATTCAAATTCAAACTATTAAAGATAATGTCTCAGTAATTATCTCTATGGACAATCCTGGAGATAATTACTCTGATATTGTTTCAAATTATCCAGATTTAGATATAACAATAGTAGAATGTGAAAAGAACCGCGGGCCGGGCGTTGCAAGGCAGCGAGGACTTGAGAAATGTAGTACCCCTTGGGTTACTTTCATAGATGCAGATGATGTATTTATGGGACCACTCGCGCTAGAGCGGTTGATTAGCAGCGTGACTCCTAACTGCGTTGAGGTTCAAGGACCTTTCTTTCAGGAGATAAGAGATCCAAATCCGCAAGGTATTAGATTACTTCCCCGCAATGATGCTACGCACCCGTGGCTATTCGGGCGCTTGTACAATGTCAAATTCTTGCGGGAGCACGATATTGAGTTCTCAGAACTTAGAGCCATGGAGGATGGAGAGTTCAACTGGAGGATACGAATGACCGTAGAAGGAAGTCCATTTAAGATTAACATTATAGATGATCCAATTTATTTTTGGAGAACTGGGTCTGAGCATTCTATAACTAGAATTGGAATAGAAGAAAATGATGGTGAGCCACTCTATAACTGGGATCTATGCCAAGTAGGCGCGACCGCCGCGTCTATAAATGCAATTAAATTTTGCAAAAAGCACAATCCATTTAATGGTAATATAACTAGATTCACTGTAGAAATGATGATAGGTCAATACTTCACATATGTCCAGTGTTTGGAGCGCAAACCGCTCTTCGCGCGTCAGAATTTCTTCAATGCACAAAGATTCTATTTCTCTTGTTATAAAGAAATAGAAAATCAAATTGATAAAAAAGTTCTTCAAGATATGTACACTATTCAATATGCAGCTCATGCTCAAGATATGATAGGCATTATTCCTAAAATTACTTTCTTTGATTTTATGGATGAAATAAAAAAGAGCGATTATAAAGGAAAAGAAGAATTTGATTTAATTAGAAAAGAACTTCCAGATTGGGTAAATGAATTAGATAAAAAATCTGGTGTGCTAGGTGATGAAGGCTATATCTATACTATTGATGAGGTCAGGATATAAAAATCCTGACCTTATTTTTTTTATGTAAATTAGGAATGAATGAAAGGAGATATTGGATATGATAAATATAATACAACAAGGTAATACTGTTGAATATAACATACTTTCTTTAGTCGCGGATTCCGCCTCTGATGTAGCTAAAGTAGCTGAAGAGTATGACTATGCAAGCCCAGGAAGCACGATTCTTGATATTTCTACTTCTAATGTTTATATGTTGAACTCTGAAGGAGAATGGAAACAGATTTAAAGAAAGGAGAAAATAAATGGATATTTTAACATATGCATTGGCAAAGAGTTATACTGATAAAGCTCTTTTAGGAGTTGGAGCACTCAAAGGTGCACCTTGTACTATCAAGTCACAGACAGAGACAGATGATTCTTATATCATCACTTTCGAGTGGACAGATACAAGTGGTGCATCTCAAACAAGCGAATTAACTATTAAGAAGCCAGAAGATGGTTTTTCCCCTACTATCACAGAAAATGAAAACAACACAGATGAGATTTATAAATTAGATGTAACAACTGCTGACGGAACATTTACTACTCCAAACCTTAGAGGAGCAGACGGTCAAGGTGGTTCTGGTGGAGATACCTACACAGGAACATCTGCTGTTAACTTAGGTGGAATTAAGAACAATCAAGTATTTGATAAAACACCATTACCAGATGTTATTGATATGTTGCTCCATCCTTATGAGAAACCTACAATGACTTTAGGTATCAATCCTGTGAAGACTATTTATGACACAGTTAGTGAAACATTATCAAGTATTACTATCAATGCTAATGTAACGAAAAAGTCAGAAAATATTAAAGAAGTCAGATTCTATGTAGATAATGTATTAGTAAAAACAGATACAACTCATCCTACTGGTGGATTGGTAAGTTATACACATACATTCTCTCCTGCTACTAATAAGACATTCAATGTAAAGATTGAGTGTGAAGATATTAAAGGAACGAGTTCAAAGATTAGTGCAAATACGAATGTGTATTTTGTTGGACAGTCTTATTATGGCGTTATTGAGGATGATGGTTCTGATTTTACTATCACAGAAACTTTAATCAAAGGATTATCAGAAACTTCTCTGAAAATTAAAAAGGCACTTACATATGGAAATATTAACGCAACATTTGGACGAATTGTATATGCGTATCCAAAGAACTTGCCTACTGGTGGAGAATTAACTTCTATTAAAGACCAAGGAACAGGTTGGAGTGTTTTTGATTCATATGCAAAACAGGAAGTAACTGTTGATGGTATTATTTATATTTGCTACTACTTAATTGATCCAGCCGGATTTGACGGTGTAACAATGATATTCGCATAAAGAAAGGAGAGATAAAACATGGCTATTAGCTTGATTGATAATCTTAAAATTCAAAATAAAAAGCAAAATGTTGAGCGTGACAGTTTCGCAACTATTCTTGATATGGTTTCATACTCTCCTAACTACTTACCAAATATCTTCCATGCAATGTGTGAAGAAACAGGTAAGATGTATGTATATAATATAAATAACGATATTGACCCCGTTCTTGGTAAATGGAGAGTTTTAGAAGGTTCAGGCGGTGGAACTGCTGGAAAATCCGCATACGAAATTGCAGTTGATAATGGATTTGTCGGTACTGAAACTGAATGGCTGGAATCATTAAAAGGTCCAGATGGTGATAATGGCATTACTCCACATATTGATCCAATCACAAAGAATTGGTTCATTGGTGATACTGATACTGGAATATTAGCACAAGGAACAAATGGTAAAGATGGAAAATCCATCCAATCAATCACAAAAGATGAGGATAATAGTATAATTGTCACCTTTACAGATGGTTCAACACAGAATATTGGAAAATTGTCTGTTGATATTCAAGCTGATTTCTTAACTTCTAATGGATTTGGAAATTTGAGATATTATAATGGGCATTTTCAATATTATGATACTGCTACTTCTACTTGGGTAGATACATCTATTACACCTGACAATGTTTATATAATGAATATGATGCCACAACCTATGGTATCTATTAACGGGGTATATGACACAGAACTTGCAAAATACAAGCTGAAATGGGAAGAACCTGCCGATACAATTATTGACGGTCAGGTTGCTTGTATTGTAGATAAAGTAATTATTCGAAGAAAACTTGGTTCTGCACCTGTCAATGAAACAGACGGTGATTTAGTCGTTGAAGTAAAGCGCAACGAGTTTGGACAGCATAAGAATAAATTTTATGTTGATACTTCACTTTCTGCTAATATTGACGATGTGTATTATTACAAGGCATTCCCCGTAAGCACAACAGGTTTCTATAATACCTCTACTCTTAATGAAACTGTTGGTATTAAGTGTAAAGACTATAATTTGTATGGATTCAAACTTGACCAGAATGAGTCTAACCCGGCAAGTATGATTACATATCTTTCTGATTGTGATAATGCCATATATAAATCTGCGCATATGAATTATTCGACAAATACGTTTGATTACGGGGACTGGGGTGATGCTTGGTTTATCAAAAAATTGAAGCCTTGTATGCTTAAATATGACGGTACAGTTGATTATGAATTAAATCCAAATGATTATACCAAGAAACTTGACGGTACTGATTCTGATGTTGCTAATGATTCCTATGGTGGAAATGCTATGGTTGGTATTCCGAAGGTATATTGGAAGATCGTAAATAATGGTGATAATACTGCAAATATTTATTTCTGTGATAAAAAACTTGATGATTTTGTTTGTTGGTCGCATATTGACAATAATGGCAATGAGATAGAATATTGTTATATGCCAATCTACAACGGAAGTAATGTCAATAGCGTACTAAGAAGTATTTCAGGCAAAGCACCTATGACAAATCAGACTGCTACTACTGAAATCACTTATGCAAAAGCAAATAATACAAGTTCAGATATAATCTGGTATACAGAATTGTTTAATGACAGAGTGTTAATCAATCTTCTATTATTGCTTATTGGTAAATCAACTGATACGCAGACTGTATTCGGAGCAGGCACTAATTCTGGTTCTACTAGAGATATTAAGAATACAGGTACTATGAATACAAAAGGATTGTTCTGGGGAAATCAAGATAATGTCAGTGGTGTTAAAGTATTTGGTATAGAACATTGGTATGGAAATATAAATAGCCGTATTGGCGGTTGGATCAATGATAAAGGAACACAGAAAATCAAGATGACTTATGGACAGACTGACGGTTCAACAACTGATGGATACAATGAAACTGGTAGTGGATATATTACTATTAGTGGTGCTACACCTAGCGGTACACATAGTGGATACCTTAGTAAGATGCTAATTACTGACAATGGTTTAATACCTACTATTGCTAGTGGAAGTGCAACAACTTATTATTGTGATGGATTATGGTTTAATAATTCGCAAGTTAATTATGCGTGTGCGAGGGGCGCTATTGGCTCCGCTTCTCTTGTGGGTGCGTTGTCCTCGATTTTGGACATGGCGCCTTCTATTGCGGGCTGGTGGTCCGGCGCTGCCATTTCTTGCAAACCACTTGCAACAACTTAATAGGAGGTATTAGTTATGAAATTAAAATATATAAAATCACAATCTTCTGTAAAGCCTGATTTAGTTGACACTACTTCTTCTAAAACGACTGTATATATAAGACAGAATATTGTAGAAAACATAAAGACAGATGAAATGTCTGGAAAAGAAACTATTTTTTATGAATATGAAGAAGCTAAGTTGACTAAAGCAGAATATCAAGAATATTTGAAAGAATTGGAGATTATAGATATTCAGAAACAACGTGCAGATATTGATTATATAGCATTGATGTCTGGGATAGATTTGGAGGTATAATGTATGAGCAAAATGTATAATAAAATTAAGTCATATTATGATTCTGGTCTTTGGAGTGAAGTCAGAGTTAGAAATATGGTCGTAAAAGGTATTATTACAGAAGAAGAATACGCTAGTATTGTTGGCAAGGAGTATGAGGAGTAGTCACTACTCTTCTGTTCTATTTTGGCAGCGGGAATTGCTACTTATGACTGGGTGGCGGCGCCCGTCTGCTTCCGTATCTAATAAATATAAGTGGAAGTGGTTACCCACTTCCACTATTTTAAAAAAAAGGAGGTAAAGGAAGAGTGATAAGAGGAACAACTCCTAGAATTATTTTCAAAATAAATAATTTAGAAGATTTTTCTGAAATTAAAGATGTATGGATCTCAATTAAAAATAAAAATTATTCTTTATTAAATAAATCTTATTTAAATAAAGAAGTAGATTTAGATGAAGATAAGATGACTATTTCAGCTGGATTTACTCAAGAAGAGACTTTAAAATTTTCTATGCCTTTAGTTAAAGCACAATTAAAAATCTTGCTTGTAGATGGAACAGTTTGTGCTTCTCCTATTTTTGATGTATCTGTTGATGATATTTTAAATCCAAAGTTAATGGAAAATACAGAAGTAGGTGATTAAATGCTAGATGTAGAAATGGTTTGCCCAGACTTGCTTTTTGATACAAATTTATCTACAAGTGAAAACTTAAATGTTGAAGTTGCTAATTTCTTATCAAAAGAAGCAATTTATAGAGCAAACAGTATAGGAGAATTACCAACAATAGGCTCTAAAGTTATTTTATATGTTATAAATAATAAAGATTTATATGTATGGAATACACAAACTAAAAAATATGATTTATTAAATTTTTCACAAGCGCATGTGGGAGACGGTTTAATTACAGTTTTCCAAAATGGCGCGGCCGTCGGTTCGTTCTCCCTTAATCAAGCCCTTGATGCTGATATAGAGCTGATTACACCGACGAAAGTGAGTGAATTAGATAATGATTCTAATTACATTTCAGAAAATGAAAAAGAAAATATTGATATAGATTTTTCAGAATATTTTAATTAGGAGGTCAAAATGGGTTATATAAATAAAGAGTTTCTTGAAACTCAGTTTAAAAATTTTGCAACTAGAATTTCAACAATATTTGCAAAGAAAACAGATTTACCTACAGTAAATGAAGGTAAATTAACACTTAAGCAAAATGGAACAACAGTCGCTTCATTTAGCGCAAACTCAGCTTCAGATGTAGAAGCCAATATTGATAATGTTGTTTTAACAACAGCTCAATCTCTTACAGAAGAAGAGAAGGCACAAGCTAGAGCAAATATCGGCGCGGGCTCGTCTAGTCTTCAAGCAGACCAGAGTTACGATCCTAAGTCTAGCAACCCGCAATCAGGTACTGCTGTAAAAGAAGCTATAGATTCAGTTACAAAAGAATCTTTAGGTTTAGATAATGTAACAAACGATGCCCAGGTTAAAGGATTACCAAGCGGCACAACCGCAGGACACGTAGTAACATGGGGTGCAGATGGATATACTGTTGCAGACAGTGGTTTTACTATTGGTACATCTGTTCCACAAAATGCTAAATTTACAGATACTACTTATGAAAAAGCTACTTCTACAAGTGATGGTCTTTTATCAAAAGAAGATAAGGCTAAATTAGATAAAATGACAAAAGCTCCTATGACATTCCAAGGTAGTTTAGGTACTGATGGTACTATTACTGCGTTACCAGCCGCATCTTCTGATAATGATGGTTGGGCATATAAGGTTATCACAGCTGGCACCTACGCGGGAGCCGCAGCTAAAGTGGGAGATATGTTTATTTCTAATGGAACTGAATGGATTTATATTCCATCTGGTGATGAGCCAAGTGGAACTGTTACAAGTGTTAATTTAACTGCTGGAGGCGGAATTGGCGTTTCGGGAGGGCCAATCACAAGTTCTGGTTCCATTACGGTTACGAATACTGGCGTCAGAAGTATTAGCGTTAATGCATCCACAGGGACACTTTCCGCGAATACCAACGGCACATCCACAGATCTTTTAGCAGTAGAAAATTCAAATATAGATTTTTCAACATATTTTGGATAAGGAGGGATAATATATGGGTTATGTAAATAAAACATATCTCTCTACACAATTTAAAAATTTTGCTGATAAAATAGCTAAAGTATTTTCTAAAATAGGACATACTCATTTAAAATCTGATATTACAGATTTTCCTACTTCTATGCCGGCCAACGGTGGTAATGCTGCTACTGTTGGTGGACATACAGTAGGTGTTAATGTACCAAGTAACGCTAAATTCACAGATACAACATATTCAAAATTAAGTGAATTTACAGATGATGTAGGATATGTTAAAAATACAGATGCTAGATTAACTAATGCTAGACCTGCTAGTGATGTTTATGCATGGGCTAAAGCATCAACTAAACCAACATATACTGCAAGTGAAGTTGGATTAGGTAATGTTGGTAATTTTAAAGCTGTATCTACAGTTGCAAATCAAGGTTTGAGTAGTACTGAAAAAGCTAATGCAAGAGCAAATATTGGAGCTGGAACAAGTAGTTTTAGTGGTTCTTATAATGATTTAACAAATAAACCTACAATTCCTACTGTTGGCAATGGAACTGTTACAATTAAGCAAGCTGGTACAAATAAAGGCACATTTACTATGAATCAGAGTGGTAATACTACTATTGAATTAACTGATAATAATACATGGAGAGGTATTCAAAATAATCTTACAAGCAATAGTACAACAGATTCTTTATCTGCTGCTCAAGGTAAGGTATTAAAAGGTCTTGTAGATGGAAAAGCTGCTAGTAGTCACACTCATACAAAATCACAAATAACTGATTTTCCAACATCTCTGCCTGCTAATGGTGGTAATGCCGATACTGTTGACGGACATCATTTCAACTGGTCAGGACAAGGTGGACAACCTACTTGGATTTGGGGTGGAAACGATTCATCAAATATGTATGTGTACAATCCTATTAATTTTAGTGTTAATTATGCTAATAGAGCTGGGACAGTGACAGGTTCATATACAAATAATGGAGGGCAACAAAATCCAAATTATTTTGGTGTGAATAAAGTTGGTTTCTTAATGATGAACACTACTGTAAATGGAGATAATCATTATAAAGACTGGATTATTATGGATTGTTATTCAGGTAGTGATGTAGGTGGTGCTACTGCTATCGGTGTAGATAGACAAGAAATGAAAGCGTTTATTATGGGAAGCGATGCAGATAGAACTTCTTGGACTAGAAGCGCAGAGCTTATAACAACAAATAATATCAGCTCTCAATCAGTTAACTACGCTAACACAGCAGGTTCAGCACCAGCATCAGACGTATATGCTTGGGCAAAAGCTAGTAAAAAGCCAAGTTATTCTTGGAGTGAAATTACAAGTAAACCAAGCACATTTACACCTGCATCTCATACTCATACAACTGCTACAACTTCATTGAATGGCTTTATGAGTTCGTCCGACAAATCAAAATTAGATAGCATTGAAGAAGGTGCTACTGCTAGAACTGGCGCATTAACTATATATATGAGAGAAAAAAATAGTACAGTTGTATCAACTTTTACAGGAAAAGTAGATCAAACAATTTCATTTAACAATTGGGAAACAGGCACTACTGCTGGAACAGTATGTGCAGGTAATGATGCAAGACTATCTAAGATAGGAACAACGGATATTTCATCAATAGGAAATGGTACTGTTACAGGTGCATTATCTACGCTAAACTCGAATTTAAGCGAAATAAATAAGTTTACTCCAAAAGGTGCAATCAATAATTTGGTAAGTGATTGCTTGAATATAACAACAGATTTAAAGCATTTTAAATCTCCTGATTGTAGTGGATATGTAGCAAGCGAAGGATCTAATGTTTATAATTCTCCTGTAAGTGGAACATTTTATGCCTATCGAGAGGTTAAAAAAATACCAAACATAAACCAAGATGGGAGTTCTAGACATGGTTGTAAGATAATAGTCATCTTATATGAGGCATATCCACAACCTTGCCGCATCTGGCTCAACGTCTACAATACAGATACTCAATCATGGAGTGGGTGGACAGAAAAATAATCAATATAATTCTAGTCGAAGGTATATAGCAAAACTTCCAGAAATATAATAAATAGAATCACACGCAACTGTTACAATACTAATGAGAATTTGAAGAAGCGATTTAGATTGGAATGTATAATTATGCTATAAATACAAAATTTGATTTAAACAATATCTATATTAAAGTAAATGATTCTTTAATATGGGGCAATAAGGAGGAATAAAAATGAGTCAATTTTTATCAACAATAGACTGGGCAACAGTCTTACAAACAATTTGGACAATTATTATAATTCCATTCTTTACTTTTATAGGTAAACAAGTTAAAAGTTATCTTGAAACAAAAAAGCTTGGTAAGTACACTGAAATGCTTTATACAGCAATCGAGAATGTAGTCAAAGATGTTCAAGATACTGTGGTTAAAGATATTAAGGGTACTGATGCTTGGACTCCAGAAAAAATAGAAGAAATAAAGAAAATAGCAATAGATAAAGCTATTGCATCTATGACTATGGAAGGCTATCAATTATTAACAAAAGCAAATGCAGATTTTGATACATGGGTTGATAGCATTATCCAAGCTAAATTATATGATTTGAAACATAGGAATTAAAGTGCGCGGCAGCCGCTTTGGGATCTCACCATCGGCTGCCGCATTTTTTTATTTGAAATTTTAAAAATTTTTTGTTATAATATATACAGAAAGTTGAGAAAGGAAAAATAAGCATATTCTATAATACTAAAAATTTTATTTTTATAGATGTATGAGTTGAAAAATTAAAAAATTTTTGATATAATATATGTATAAGATAAAGAGATGAATAGTGGGATGTAAATAGTGGGTTCGACTCCCACACCACGCTATTTTGATGCCCCTTGGTGTAGTTGGTAACACATCGCACTTTGACTGCGACATCGCGGGTCCGAGTCCCGTGGGGGCTGCTAGTCAAAAATTTGAAAACTTAAAAAATTTTTGATATAATATATGTATAAGATAAAGGATAGAAAGTAAAGGAGATTTTATTATGGGAAAGACATGGACAATAGTATTTACGAACAGTATTGCTTCTAATGAATCTGAAGCAGAAAAGACCAGAAGAATGCAGAAGGCTTCTAATATGATTAAGAACACGTCTGTATCCACAGATTCTAAGGAGCGAATTAAGCATTGCAAGGATATTGATAATATTAAGAAAGCCGAAGATAAGCAGCTTGTAGAAGCATATGATGCTAAGAAGTTAAAGAGTAAGCAGCTTATTCGCAGGGCAAAGGCTCTCAAGAAAGCAGCAGCAGAAGCATAATAGATAATTGAATAGGGATTTAGGCAAACACAGCAATAAAAATAAGAGGATGAACAATAATAGAAATAAATTTGCCTAGTTTTATCCCTTTCCTTATCTATCTATAAATATATGGGCGAAAACAGCAAAAAGAGTAAAACTTAATTAGGTAAAAATATTATTCTACTCTATTCTTCAAATAACTATAATAGAGAAATTCTTCATAATCGCCCCTTGGAAAAGTTAAAAGAAGAATTGGAAAATTCCTGTATGCATAGCATATAGGAATTTTTTTTGATTTATTAAAAAATTTTTGCTATAATATTTATAGAGAATAAATAGATAAAAGGAGAATTAAAATATGGGATTATTAGAAAATCTTGTTAAAGATACTAATTTTGGAACAACAGAGAATGGAGCTATTAAGCATGTTACAACACATTCAGACGTGTTGGACATGTTTAGTTTGTGTGGCTCTTATAGAAATCGTTCAGATGAAGACTGTATTAAAGCATTCGCGCTTGCGCTCGCAGAGAACAAGACCTTGGCTATGAAATGTCTTTTCTACTTGCGTGATTGCCGCGGCGGCCAGGGCGAGAGACGCTTTTTCCGGGTTTGCTATAACTGGTTATGCTGCTATCATTTAGATCTTGCAAGAGATAATATGGCATGTGTTCCAGAATTTGGTAGATGGGATGACCTCATTTACTCAACTTACAAGACACCACTGTGGAAAGTTGCCGCAGATTTTATTAAGTGTCGTCTTGAGTTTGACCAGGAAACAGATACGCCAACTCTTTTGGCTAAGTGGATGCCATCAGAGAACGCTTCTTCTGCAAAAACAAGAGAAGTGGCTAGAGCTTTGATTAGAGAATTTGGTTGGACAGCTAAACAGTACAGAAAGACACTTTCTGCTCTTAGAAAGAAAATCAATATTCTTGAAACACTTATGTCTGAAGGTAGATGGGATGAAATCGAGTTTGATAAGATTCCTTCTGTAGCGGGAATGAAGTACAGAGAAGCTTTCATGCGACATGATGTCAAAAAGGAATATGAAAAGTTTATGAAGGATGAAAATACAAAGGTTAATGCTGATGTATTAAATCCGGTAGATATTGCTCATAAAGTTTTAAGACACGGCTGTACTAAGTTTGATGAACTTGAAACTGCAACTCTTCAGAAATATTGGGATAATCTTAAAGATTATTACAATGGAAGAGAAGAGAATGGTCTTTGCATGGTAGATGTTTCTGGCTCAATGTATGGAACGCCTATGGAAGCCGCGATTTCTATGGGTGCGTACATCGCAGAACGAGGTCACGGACCTTTTGCTAATCACTTTATTACTTTCTCATCTCATCCAAAATTGGTCGAATTTAAAGGTAATAACATTGTTGAAAAGATGCGATTCTGTGAAGATGCTGACTGGGGTGGAAGCACTAATCTCGAAGCCGCGATGGATCTTATCTTAGATACTCTTGTTGATAATAAATCTCCACAGTCAGATGTACCAGATAGATTTTATATCTTTTCAGATATGGAATTTGATATGGGCATTGGTCTTTGGCATGCTAATGCATCTAAAAAAGCTACATTATTTGAGAATATTGAGAAAAAGTGGCGGGATGCCGGTTATAAGATGCCACAGGTTATCTTCTGGAATCTTGACGCTAGAACTCAGAATATCCCAGCTTTGGGAGATAATTTCTCTTATATTAGTGGCTTCAGTATGAACATGATAGAAGCTATTTTGTCAGGTAAAACTGGATATGACCTGATGCTCGAGAAGCTCTTAAGTGAGAGATATTCGATTGTATCTGTCGCAGACTAGACTTATAGACACTATGAGGTGCGGTTTCCGCACCTCTTTTTGATTTTATAATAAAAATATTATATAATAAATATAGAAATCGAAAAAGAAAGGAATTGATAAATTATGGATGGAAAAACTTATGCAATTACTGATTTACATGGTCGATTAGACTTATGGAAAGAAGTTAAAAAAATTCTTCAACCAAATGATAAAGTTTACTTTTTGGGTGATGCTATGGACCGAGGTCCAGATGGGTATGCTCTTTTTCTTGAACTTCTTTCAGATGAAAGAGTTGTGTATTTAAAAGGAAACCATGAAGATATGATGGCTAAAGGAATTGAAGATTATGTTACCTGCTCTGATATATATGATGATTTTGGATTATGGACTCTTTCAAATGGCGGTTCATCAACTTGGAATTCAATTAGAACACTATCTGATGAAGTGCTTTTGCAAATAGTTGAGAGATTACGTAAGTTGCCATGTGAAGCTGTTTATGTCAATAAAAAAGGACAAACAGTTTATATGAATCATGCTGGTATTCCACCAATGTTTAGAGAAGGGAAAAGCGAGTGGGATCTCATTTGGAATAGAAGATACTACTATGCAAAACAAAATTGGAAAGTGGACTATTGGAGAGAAGAAAACTGGAATCCAGAATGGGATAATTCTTATTTGGTGCATGGTCATACTCCAATTAAAAGAGATATCGGAATATTAAAGTATTCAGATGGTCATTGCTTTAATATTGATATTGGAGCAGTTTGGAGAAACAAAACAGTATTATTAGATTTAGACACATTTAAACCAACTTATATAACAATAGGAGAGTAATATGAAATACAGGTATTTTATTTTTACATGGAAGAATGCGCGGGCTGGCATTACGCGCCATAATCTAGTTAAAGTGATGACAGATGCCGAGGATATCGGGTACGTAGCGAAGTCCGCAACCAATATTTTCTGTTCTACTTTTGGTTCATTAAAGTACAATGATATTATTGAAATTCAAGAAGTAGATAAAGAAAATAACCCAATCGGTGAACCGATTAAACCAATGGATAAGACATCTATTGTTCCTTATAAAAGATAATATTTGAAAAATAATAAAATTTATTGTATAATATATACAGAAAGTTAAAGAAAGGAGATAGATAAGAAATTGGCATCAAAATATAATTCATGCGAATCCGCACAAGATGTAAAAATCAAAGGCGAAGACGCAGTAGTGTGTATGCATCCCGCGAACTGTTATTTTAAGAGAGAGCGGATGATTAGTGAAAATGGAAGAGAAGAAATGAAACAGATTTGTATTAAGGAGAGAGATAATGGGTAGATATGATAATGATTATGATTCATCGCCGGTAGCCGCACGTCAGAGAGATTTGGTTCTCTCTATCAATGAATTTTGTTTCTTGCAGAATAAGACAAATGGTACAATTAAGTCACATGTCGGTCCACTGACAATGACGATTTCTCAGCAGGAAGCCCTTGTTACTTTTGATGCAAGAACAAAGAAATTCGTTGAGACAAGCGACTTTGAGAAGGCAAAGCAGTTGTTTATTTCTGCACCAGAGGGTTGGTATGTAATTCTGAAGAATCCAGCCGCAGATGGGCAGCATCCAGATGCAAACAAGGCAAACACAACGCCAGAAAATATTAAGATTGGTACTAAGGTAAATATTCCTGGACCAACTTCTTTTGCACTTTATCCGGGACAGATGGCTAAGGTTGTTAGAGGACACAAGCTTCGCTCTAACCAGTACCTTATTGCCAGAGTATATGACGCGGCTGCCGCGAAAGAGGGTATGTCTTCAGCTACTATTGTAGACACAGAAGGTAAAGAAATTGAGAACAAGGAGAATGAATACTTTGTTGGTCAGCTTTTGGTAATTAAGGGTACAGAAGTATCTTTCTACATGCCACCGACCGGTATTGAGGTTATTCCACAGACCACGTATGGCGATGATTATGTCAGAGATGCTATTACACTTGAGCGCCTTGAGTATGCAATTCTCAAGGACGAGGATGGCGAGAAGAGATATGTACATGGTCCAGCCGTAGTATTTCCAAAGCCAACAGAGACTTTTGTTACATCAGCGAAGGGCAGTCCAATTTTCAGAGCATTGGAGCTTTCTCCAATTAGCGGTATCTATGTAAAAGTTATCGCAGAGTATGAGGAAAATGGCGTAAAGCATCCTATTGGCGAAGAGCTGTTTATTACAGGTAATGAACAGATGATTTATTACCCAAGACCAGAGCATGCAATGATTCAGTACGATGGAAAGTACATGCATCATGCAATCGCCATTCCAGCTGGCGAAGGTAGATATATTCTTAACAGACTTACTGGTGACATTAAGACAGTTAAGGGACCTCAGATGTATCTTCCAGACCCTCGTAAGGAAGTAGTAGTAAAGAGAAAACTTACAGAGCAGCAGTGTAGACTTTGGTATCCTGGCAATGAGGAAGCTCTTGCTTTTAATCGTGGACTTTCTGAAAAGGATATGACTCGTAAAGCAAACCGCGGAGAGTTGAAGAATGTTAATGATATTATCAATCAGGCATATTCAACTTCAAATCAGGAAGATACACTTGCTATTTTTGAAGCAAATGCGAATATTTCTCGCGGTGTTTCATACACAAAGCCTAGAACTATTTGTCTTGATACTAAGTACGATGGTGCAGTAGGTATCTCTGTATGGACAGGATATGCAGTAAATGTAGTATCTAAGAGTGGAAAGCGTGAAGTTCTTTGCGGACCAACTACTCGGTTACTCGATTATGATGAAAGCCTTGAGGTTCTTGAGCTTTCGACAGGTAAGCCAAAGACAACAGATTATCTGCTCAAGACAGTATATCTTAGAACAGAAAATAACAAGATTTCTGACGTTATCAATGTTCAGACAAAGGATTTTGTTGATGTTCAGATTAAGGTATCTTACTGTGTAGATTTCTTAAAGGACTATAAGGATAAGTGGTTTAATGTTGAGAACTACATCAAGTTCCTTACAGATAGATGCCGCAGTCTTATGAAGAGAGAAGCTAAGAAGCATAACATTCAGGATTTTTACCAGAATGCTACAGACATTACAAGAAATGTTATTCTTAATATTTCTGAAAATAAGTCAGCTGCTGACAAGCCTTCAACAACAGGTAGACTGTTTAAGGAAAATGGTATGATGATTAAGGATGTAGAAGTACTCAGTGTTGGGGTTGAGTCTTCAGTAGCTAAGATTCTTAATGATCATCAGTCTGAAATTATTAAGAAGAATCTTGAACTTTCAGATGCAGAAGCTAGAGCGGCTGTTGTTAAGAAGCTTGCAGAGTATGACCGTCAGGAAGCGCAGTTGAAGAACGAAGAAGAAATGTACAGAATTGAATTGAAGAATAAGGAAACACAAGCAAGAATTGATGCGGAAGCCGCAGAACAGGCTAAGAGAGCTGAAGTAACGAAGGCTCAGAAGACCGCTATCAAGGATTTGCAGCCTATTCTCAATGAAGTGCTTGATGCAGAACTTGCTCGAGACAAGGCAAGAAGCGAAGAGCAGATCCGCCACGAAAAGGAAATTGCTAATATTGAGAAGGCAAAGCAGGCAGCATACGCTGAAACTGTTAAGAAGATTATGGCTTCTATTAGTCCAGATCTTGTCGCAGCACTCAATGCACAGGCAAATGCATCTATGTTGGAGAATGTAACTGAAGCTGTCGCACCTTATGCAATCGCTAAGGATGAGTCTATCAGTGATTTCACTAATAAGATGCTGCGTGGAACTTCTATTGAAGGAATTATTGACAATTTCTCAAAGAAGAGTGAGGAGTAGTATTTAAAATATATAGGCAGGGCTTATGCTCTGCCTATTGTTTTTTATATAATTTTATGATATAATAAATTATAAAAAGATAAAGAGGTAAAAACTATGGGATATAGACAACTTATTATTGCTAGAAAAGATTTGAATATGGGACCGGGTAAACTGGCTGCTCAAGTTTCACATGCTAGTATGGCTTTTTTAACAAACTATATCAGAAATTATGGGAAATTTTCTGACTATTATTATGAATGTATTTTAACACTTGATAAAGATATGTTTGAACAGTGGATTGATGGTCCATTTACCAAGACTGTCTGTCAAGCTAAAAATAAAAATCAGCTTATGAAAGCTATAACAATAGCAGAAGAGCTAGGACTAAAAGAAGGAGAAGATTTCTTCTTAATTAAAGATAATTGTCTAACTGATTTAGAACCAGAAGAGATTGATGACGCGGGCGTTGGTCGTACGCTCACATGTATTGGATTCCGTCCCCTTCCAGACGAGATCGCGCATGCTATTAGTAAGAAATTTCATTTATACGTTTGATTTTTATATAAAATTATTATATAATATTTATATAAAAGATAAAGAAAGAGTGTGATGTATATGATGAAAATTATTCTGCCTAAATTTTGTTTTAAAATTGAAAAATGGAAATGGAACAAAGAGTATAGAGTTTATGTTTCTTCTTTAGGAAATTTTAAGGATGAATACAAAAAATCTATTCCATTTAAAATTTCATCGAATGGATACTTGAATGTTAAAACGCCATATGGGTATAAATCAGCTCATAGGTTAGTTATGCTTACTTTTTGTCCAATTCCGAATGCAGAAGAGCTTACCGTTGATCATAAAAATCACAATAAAAGATGTAATGAATTATCTAATCTTGAATGGGTAACCGAAGAGGAAAATCATAAAAGAGCGCAGAAAGATTTTTTATCTGAAAAGAAAGTTCCTCTCATTCCTATTGACAAAGCTAGAGCGTATGCTGCTGCTGAATTAAAAATGTTTTCTAATATTGAAGAAGCTGTAAACTTTGTTATTAAAACACACAATATGGAGAACGCGCATAGGAAGAGAATTCGTAATAGAATTAAAAACTCTATTGCGAATGATACTTTATATTGTGGTAGAAAATGGAGGGAATATGTAGGATGAAATTATTATTTTCAAACTCTTATGGAATAGAAAGAGTAATTGGAGAACCAAAATGTTTATCTGAAGCAACGAGAATAATAAGTGATTTTCTTAAAGAGCATAATTTTAAAAGCTATTATACAATTATGCAATTTGAAGGAGATCGTTTAGAATTTGATGTAGGTTCTCATACGGAATTTTTTTACTTAGATGAAATTGATAATAAAACATTATTAGTATTAAAAGAAAGGGGATTGAGCAAATATGCTGAATAAAGATGGAGTTAGAGAGCTGGCTTATGTAGTAGCTATTGACCGAATTGAACCTATTCAGGGTTCTGATAATTGCGAAGCTGCAATCGTAGGCGGTTGGCGAATTATGGTTAGAAAAGGAACTTTTAAGGCTGGAGATCTCGCAGTTTATTTTGAAATTGATTCAAAACTTGATACAAATAAACCAGAATTTGCTTTCCTTGAAAAGAAACATGGAAAGATTAAAACACAGAAGTACACATTTGGTGGTAAGGGACTTATGATTTCTCAGGGTCTGCTTATGGCTGCTGAAGATTTTGGTTGGAAAGTAGTAACCACTCCGGTTGCTAAATATATTGATACCGGTGAAGGTGCAGACTCTGGTCTTAAAGAAGGAGCTTTCTTAACTCAGAGATTAGGTGTCACATATGCGGATGCCGCGGACAACAAAAGAAAAGCCAATTCTCAAGATAAATATAAAAGAATGGCGAGCCGCCATCCAAAGTTGTTTAAAAATCCAGTCATTCGCAAGATTTACAAAACAAAATTTGGTAAGAAAATCTTATTCTTCTTCTTTGGTAAAAAGAAAGATCGGGATACTGCGTGGCCTAGCTGGGTAGCAAAGACAGATGAAGAACGTGTACAGAACATGCCTTGGATTCTTGAAGATAAGTCTGAGTGGATAGCTACCGAAAAGATAGATGGTACGAGTACTACCTTTACAATGCGTAAGGAACATCGCAAGTACAAATTTTATGTTTGTTCAAGAAATGTTTGCTTCTCAACAAGAGAAGATAAATCATGCTACTATGGCTCAAATGTTTATCTTGAAATGGCAGAAAAGTATGACATTGAAAGAAAATTAAGAGAGTTTATGGATGAATATAATCTCGAATGGATTACTCTTCAGGGTGAAACATATGGAGATGGTATTCAGAAAAGAAATTACTCTGCTCCTGAACATGCCTTTATGGGATTCAATCTTATTTTCTCTGATGAAGGTAGATTGAATTCCGTCCGTGCCGCAGCACTTTGTCTTGAGAAAGGCATTCCTTGGGTACCTATTGTTGATAGACATTTTGTTATGCCAGATACAGTGGACGAACTTCTTGAAATTGCAACTGGAGAATCACAACTCGATGGTAAAGAAAGAGAAGGTCTGGTATTTAGAGACTTGGAAGGCAAGCGTTCTTTCAAAGCAGTATCTAACTCATTCCTTTTGAAATATCATGGATAAGATTAAAGTGGCAGGTTAATTCCTGCCACTTTATTTTTTATAAATTTTATGATATAATATATACATAATATGAATAAAGAAAGGGTTGATAAAATTATATGGAAAAAACTTTTAATATTTATGAGTTTGTAAATCGTAGAAATATCACTAGAATAGCTTATGCTACTATTGTAGAACATGAAAATTATGTCTATTGTAAATATTTTGAAGTTAATAAAGACCATAGAGGTGAAGGATATGGAAAATCTATTGTCGATGATATTTTAATGGCTTTTCCTAATAAATCACTTAGATATACTCTTACTTCAAAAGATAGCTTGGGTGCAAAATTTTGGAATCACTATGTAAAAGATAAAAAAGTAATACATATAAAAGGATTAACATATGAAATACAAAGGAGTTGATTATATATAATGATAAAAACAATAATATCAGATTTATATTGTACTGCGTGCGGCAGCCGCGGGATTCCCATTCCTAGGAAGAAAGGCGCAGAACGCGAAGGTGGACATTTAAAAAAGCTGTTCTGCTTAAAGTGTCAAAAAGAAGTTAATCATGTAGAGTGTAAAGGTTCTTATACTTATAATGATTTTCTATTTGAATTTGAAAATCATAATTTTGATGAAAATGGTAATCGTATAAGAACATATGGTCAATTAAAGGAGTTGGTTTATAATGACAAAAAATAAAATATTATATGTAATGGTTGGCATTCCAGGATCTGGAAAATCTACATTTATCAACACTCATTGTCAGAGTAATTGGAAAATTGTATCTAGAGATCAGGTTCGTTTTTCTATTGTTAGAGAAGACGAAGAGTATTTTTCTAAGGAGAAAAAGGTTTTTAAGACTTTTATTGAAGAGATTGTAAGAGGACTTAAAGATTATGATGTTACAGTTGCAGATGCTACACATCTGAATCAGGGCAGTCGCCTTAAATTACTTAATTCTTTAGGTGTGAACCTTAGAGGTGTTAAGGTTGAAGCTATTGTTTTAAGAACAAGTCTTGAAACAGCATTAGAAAGAAATTCTCATAGAATTGGAAGAGAGTTAGTTCCAGAAGATGCTATTAAAAATATGTTTAATAACTTCACTATTCCAAAATTTGAAGAAGGATTTGATGCAATAAATATTGTTGAAGAAGATGGCGAAATTAAGAGATATATTTTAGAAAGTGGGTGGAATTAAGTGGGAAAGATTTGGATTACGAGCGATACTCATTTTGGACATGATAGAGAATTTATTTGGGGTCCGCGCGGGTACGCCAGTGCCGCGGAAAATGATGCAGATATTATTAAGAAATGGAATGAAGTAGTTTCTACAGAAGATACTGTTTATCATTTAGGCGATGTTATGCTCGGAAATAGCACAAATGGTATGGATTGTCTTAAAAAATTAAACGGAGATATCCATATTATTAGAGGAAACCATGATACAGATGCTAGATGGAAACTTTATGACACCCTTCCTAATGTAACTTTGGAGGGGTGGGCAACTATGATTAAGTATAAAAAAATGAATTTTTATCTTTCTCATTTTCCAACCCTAACCGCGAATCTTAGTGACAAAAGCATCAAACAATGTGTGATCAATTTGTTCGGTCACACGCACCAGCAGACCAACTTTTATGAAGATAGACCATATATGTATCATGTAGGAGTAGATTCACATAATTCAACTCCAATTTTATTGGATGATATTATTGAAGAAATTTTTACAAAGGTAAAAGAATGTGAAAACTATTTATAAAGGAGATAATATAATGAAAAAGTTTATTGAACGAAAATTTCATATTGTAAGTGAAGGATGGAGCGATTCTTTTAATGGAACAGATGTTATAATTAGCTATAAGAATAAGCTTTTTAGAGGAAAGTGCTTTGTTCATCCAGAAGATAATAAGAAAAAAAGTTATCTCTTTGGAGCGACTATTGCTTATAAGCGGGCAGTTCGTAATGCTTTAATTTATGAAATTGCAGATACAAAAAAGCAGTTTAAGATATACCAGAATCTACTTGCAGCTTGCCAATCAACAAAAGGTTGGGATCCTAAAGAAAAATCCGCAAAGATTTTCTATCGACAGTTTAATATTCTTACTAGAAAATTAAATAATTTAAAGAATGAAAAGCTTGACCTTGAAGATGATATTTTCTTCTCTATTAAACAGAGAGATATTGTAACTAATGCTATTGACAGAAAAAAGAAACAGAATAAAACAAAATAAGTTAATCATTCCTCACGATTTTTTATATTTCGTGAGGAATAATTTTATACAAAAGGAGTGAGTATTATTAAGACCACAGTAATGTTTTATGATACTTGTGCATTATTACACGATGCAAAAAATATCTTTAATAAAGATGAAAAATTTTTTATTTCCTCTATTACACTTGAAGAATTAGAAAATATAAAAACTTCAAGTAATAAAGACGAAGATATAAAGTATCAAGCTAGAATAGTAACTCGCCTTTTATCAGAAAAAACTGATAAATATGTTGCAATTCTTTATAATAGCATAATAGAGAAATTGGCGTTAAAAACAGGTATTCCAATCAATAATGATTTAAAAATTATTTGTTCTGCATGTTATGCTAAAGAACATTATCTTGAAAAAGACGAAACTTTAGTATTCTCTACTAAAGATTTAAACTGTTCTTTATTAGCAAGTTCTCAAGGTTTAACAGTCAACACTATCGTAGAAGAGGAAGAAGAGTATTGCGGTTATGAGAAGATTCAAATGACCGAAGAAGAACTAGCAGAATTTTATAGTAAAGTTTATACATTAGGAGATAATAAATATAATTTATTAGAAAATGAATATTTATTTATTACTAATGATAATGATGAAATTATTGATAGTTTTGTTTATAGAGATAATAAATATCAAAAATTTAATTTCCCAGTTTTAAATACAAGACAGTTTGGTAAAGTAACCGGAAAAGATCCATATCAGGTCGCGGCTTTGGATGCACTACAGCACAGCCAGCTTTGTATGTTACGCGGTCCCGCAGGAAGTGGTAAATCATATCTCTCATTTGCTTATTTATTTGACTTATATGAAAGAGGAATTATTGATAAAATAATTATTTTCTGTAACACTGTAGCAACAAAAGGTTCAGCTAAATTAGGTTTTTATCCAGGCTCGAGAGATGAAAAGTTAATGGATTCTCAAATCGGCAACTTTTTAAATAGTAAAATAGGAGATAGGGTTTATGTAGAGAAACTTCTTGCAGAAGGAGATATTCTTTTGTTACCTATGTCTGATATCCGAGGTTTTGATACCACAGGAATGCATGCCGGTATTTATATAACAGAAGCACAAAATCTTGATATCGAACTAATGCGGCTCGCACTCCAAAGAATTGGAGAAGATAGTATTTGTATTCTTGATGGAGATTCTAATGCTCAAGTTGATTCTGCACTATATGCAGGCGCTAATAATGGAATGAGAAGGGTATCAGAAGTATTTAAAGGACAACCTTTCTATTCTGAAATAACATTAAATAAAATTCACCGTTCAAGAATTGCTGAATTAGCACAAAATATGTAAGAGATATTTAAGAAAGTAGATAGTTATATCTACTTTCTTTTTTATTGTAATAAATTACAAGGAGGAAAATGAATTATGGATAATGAAACATTACAAGTAATTGATAACATTGATGATTTACCAGAAGATTTTTTCAAAAATCTTGAAGATGATAAAGGAGATGAAAGCGATGAGTAATAGTAATTTAGTTGCTTATACCTTAATTAGCCCACATCGTACTGTACCTAGAAATCATATTATTGATACTATTACTATCCATGTTGTAGATGGCAATTTAAGTATCGAAACAATAGGAAAAGTATTCCAAAGATCTGAAGCAAGTTCTAACTATGGTATTGGTTCAGATGGTAGAATTGGAATGTACGTAGAAGAACAAGATAGAAGTTGGGCATCTTCTAATAGAGCAAATGATCATAGAGCAATAACAATAGAAGTAGCTAATGATGGCCCAGGTCCTGAATATCATGTTTCTGATGCTGCAATGGCTTCTTTAATAAAACTTTGTGCTGATATTTGTAAAAGAAATAATATTAAAGAATTAAAATGGCAAGGTGACAAGTCTTTAATTGGACAGGTCGATAAGCAGAATATGACAGTTCACAGATGGTTTTCAGCTAAAGCATGTCCAGGTGAATATTTATATAATAAGCAAGGATATATTGCAAATGAGGTTAATAAGCTGTTAGGCGCGGCTGGCGGTTCTGTAGCACCTTCACAGCCAGCTTCTCCTACTCCATCAAGCTTGGTTGCCGCGCTTCCTACAAATATTTTATTAAAGAAAGGCTCTTCAGGATCTAATGTAAAGATTCTCCAGGCTGATTTAAATAAAATATTAGGAACAAATATCGCAACAGATGGTGTTTTTGGCGGAGCTACTGAAAATACTGTTATTACATTCCAAAAGAAATATGGACTTGGTGTAGATGGTAAAGCCGGTAAACATACTATTACAAAAATAAATGAGTTAATAGGAGCTAAATCTTCTACTGAATTCAAAGTTCAAGTAACGACAGGTGCATTAAATGTTCGTTCTGGTCCAAGTGCAGGCTACAAAGTCACGACAGTGATTAGGGATAAGGGTATCTATACTATTGTTGAGCAATCTGGATCTTGGGGAAAACTCAAGTCAGGTGCAGGATGGATTTGCCTGGACTATACAAAAAGAGTTTAATATAAAATAATGGGAGCTTTATGCTCCCTTATTTTTTTTGTTTTAACTCCAATTTTTAATAGACCCCTTGCAAATTATCAAATTTTATGATATAATTTATATAGAATTAAAAAATAAGGTTCTACTGATAAATAAAAAATCTGAAAGGAGAAGAGAAATTTGGTAAAAAGTATAGAAGTAATCAATAACAATTCTCTAAAGCTAAGTTTGAATACTTTATCAGTTAATCCGGGAGACGTAGTTGTACTTCATGTTAATTTAGATGAAATTGATTTTGTTGATGGGACAAAATATGCAAAAACGGTACAAGAGTTTTTCCCAAAAAATGAAATTTTAGTAATGCCTATGAATGATATGGCACTTCAAATTGTGAAGAAATATTGACAACCAAAAAATTTTAGGTTATACTATTAAAGGAGAAAAAAATAAAACAAAAATGAAATTGAAGAATATTTATTTACATTTTAAAAAAATCTGTATTCATAAATATTGGGTAGGTTATTATTGTTTTAAAGCGGGAATACCTATTCAAGGAATTTTACATGATTTATCAAAATTCTCTCCAACAGAATTTTGGGAAAGTGTAAGATATTATCAAGGAACTTATTCTCCTATTGATGCTTGTAAGAAGAAGAAAGGATATTCAAATGCGTGGTTCCATCACCGAGGCCGCAACAAACATCATTGGGAATATTGGTGTGATAATTTTGAAAAGGGAACTCAACCTGTTGAGATGCCATATAGATATGCAGTAGAAATGTTTTGTGATTTTATGGGCGCTGGTCGAGCGTATAATGGAAAGAGTTTTTCTTATAAGAAAGAACTTGATTGGTGGAATGAAAAAAAGAAAGTAGCTGTTATTGCACCAAAAACAATGAGGTTTATTGATAGAGCAATGAGAGAATGTGCTAAATTAAATCAAAACGAATTTCTTAATAAAAAAGATTTTAAGTTCTTTTATGCAATGAGATTGACAAATAAATAGAAATATGATATAATAAATATATTAAAAATAATATGAAAGGAGTTATACAGATGAGTAATTTATATGATGATAAATCTATCGAAAGCTTAACTCCATTAGAGTTTACTCGTCTTCGTCCAGGAGTCTATGCAGGTGATACTACATACTCAACTCAACTAGTAGTAGAGATTGTGTCAAACGCAGTTGATGAATTTAGACTTGGACATGGTAATGAAATTGATGTAGAAATTGATAAAGATGTTGTAACTGTTCGAGATTTCGGTCAAGGTTTTATTCCTAATTCATTTAGAGAAGATGGAAAGACTATTCTTGAAGCAGCTTTTAGCGTTTTAAATACATCTGGAAAATATAGAGAAGATGGAACGTATGAAGGAACTTCATTAGGTTCCTTTGGTATAGGTTCTAAAATCACTACATTCCTTAGTAATTGGTTGGTAGTAGAGACACATAGAGATAATGAATATGAAAAAATAGTTTTTAATGAAGGTGAATTTTCAGAGAGATTTCATGGTCCTTGGACAAAAGAATCTGGAACTATTGTTTCATGGAAAGCTTCAAAAGAATTTTTTACACATCCAGAACCAGAAGTTAATAAATTGAAATCTTTGTTTAAGACTATTGTTTGTTTATGTCCCGGTTTGACTATTGTGTTAAAAGATAATGGAGTAACAACAACTTTTTATTCAAAGAATGGTCTTGATGATTTAGCCGATGATATGATTGGCAATAAAGAAATTATTAACAATAGAATGAATGTAAAGTTTGTAGATGGTAAGTATAAATTAGATTTAATTTTAACTTATACATCTAATTATTCATCTACTTTTGTTAGTTATGTAAATGCGGGTTTGGTTGAGCAAAGTCCAATTCAGACTCAATTAAAAGCATCATTAACAAGAGAAATGAATAAGTTCTTTAGAGAAAAGAAATGGATAAAAGATAGCGAAGAAAATTTATCTGGTGATGATATTCAAGAAGGACTGTTTATTGTGTTCAATGCAACTTGTCCTAATGTTGCATATGATTCACAGGTAAAAACAAGAGTTGTGTCTATGGATTGTAAGAGTGAAGTCGCGGCATTTGTTGAGAATCTCCAGACCTGGCTTGTGGGAAATGAAAAAGAGATAAAGGTAATTGCGGATAAGGCGATTAGCGCGCGCAAAGCAAGGGAAGCCGCGAAAAAAGCTAGAGACGCTGTTCGTGATAGAGACAAAAAGAAGAAAGAGAAGGTTCTTAAATTTGATAGTAAACTTGCAGATTGTTACTCAAAGGATAGAAGCAAATGTGAGATTTACATAGTAGAGGGAGATTCAGCTTCAGGTAATCTCAAAACCGCGAGAGATAATGAGTTTCAAGCAGTAATGCCTGTAAGAGGTAAAATTCTTAATTGTCAGAAGGCTACACTTGCACAGATTCAAAAAAATGCAGAAATTATGACAATGATTGATGCTTTTGGTTTGACTATTGATCCAAAGACAATGAAAGTAACGTATTCAAAGTCTGATTTGCGTTATGGCAAGATTATTATAATGAGTGATGCCGATGTTGATGGAAGCCACATAAAGAATCTGTTTTATACCTTTATCTGGAATTTCTGTCCGCAGCTAATTGAAGATGGATATATCTATGCAGGCGTACCTCCTCTTTATAAAATTACAGAAGGTAAGGATAAATATATTTATCTTAAAAATGATGAAGCATTAGATGACTATCGTATAAAGAATAAGGGGAAGAAGTATCAGGTTGGAAGAATGAAGGGTCTTGGTGAGATGGACGTAGATGAGACAGCTGAAACGCTTACAGACCCAGATAAAAGAATTATTAAACAGATTACTATTGAAGATACAACAGCAACAAATGTACTTTTTGAACAGCTTATGGGAACGGGCATTGTAGCAAGAAAAGAGTATATCAAGGCGCACAGTCAGGAGGCAGTTGGAAATGCAGAATGATATCTTACATGAATTAGGTACTAACTTTATTGAGTATGCAGTATCAGTTAATACAGATAGAGCAATCCCAGAATCTAAGTCTGGACTTAAACCAGTTGCAAGAAGAATCTTATGGGGTTCATATGTAGGTGGAAGAACAAGCAATAAAGCGCATGTAAAGTGCGCTAGAATTGTTGGAGATGTAATGGGCTCGCTCCATCCTCATGGAGACTCGAGTATATACGGCGCTCTAGTTAGACTTGCGCAGCCATGGGTTATGAGATATCCACTTATTGATTTTCATGGTTCATGTGGAAATCAAAATGGTGATGGCGCAGCCGCGATGCGTTATACAGAAGCTAGACTTGCGAAAATCACAGAAGATGGTATGCTGGCGGGTATTAAGAAAAAAAATGTTGATTTTACCCCAACATATGATGATGCTGATGAAGAGCCAATTACATTACCAGCTGTTTTTCCAAATCTTTTGTGCAATCCAAATACAGGAATTGGTGTTGCAATTGCGTGTAATTGGTTGCCGCATAATCTTAAAGAAGTAGCCAATGCAATTTATGATTATATTGATGGCAAAGAGCCAATGTTACCAGGACCAGATTTCCCTACTGGTGGAATTGTTATCAACAAAAATGATATTCCAAATATTATGAGAACTGGACATGGAAGCATTAAACTTCGTGGGAAATATAATATTGAAAAGAATAAAATTGTTTTTTATGAAATTCCATATGGAGTTACTATTGAAGATTTATTAGCAAATATTGCAGAGGTTTGTAATAATAAAGAAATTGAAGGAATTAGTGAAATCAGAGATGAAAGTAACAAGAAAGGTATCAGAGTAGTTATTGAATGCCAAAAAGGAATTGAGCCAAGTAGTTTAATAAATAAATTATTTGCAAAAACAAAACTTCAAATTTCTATTAGTTATAATCAGATTGCTCTTGTTGATAAGACACCTGTTGAATTAAATCTTAAAGACTGTTGTAAGATTTATGTTGACCATAATATAGATTGTCTTAAAAAAGAATTAAACTTTGATTTACATAAAGCAGAAGATCGGCTTCATATTATTGAAGGGTTATTGATTGCTCTTGAAGATATTGATAACGTAATTGCTTTAATTAAGAAATCTTCTGATTCAGCAAAAGCTAAAGAAGCATTGATAACAAAGTATAGCCTTAGTGAAATTCAAGCTAAATCTATTCTTGCTATGAGATTATCTAGTTTAGCTCATATGGAGAAGGTTGAATTAGAGAATGAAAAGAAAGAATTAGTTGATAAAATTGCAGATATTAAGGATGTTTTAACAAATCATGCAAGACAGTTATCTATGATAAAGGATAATTTATCTGCTATTGTTAATAAGTATGGCGATAATCGTAGAACAGAGTTAGCTCAAATTTCTGTAAAACCAGAAGAAAAAGAAATTGCAGAGGTAATTCCTGAGAACGTTGTAGTTACATTAACTCAAAATGGGTTAATTAAAAAAGTTCCTACAAGTAGTTTTAAAGTTCAGAGACGTGGCGGCAAGGGTGTGAAATCCGCAGACGAAAGCATTATGGAAATGATTTCTACAAATACAGTAGATACATTGATGTTCTTTACAAATAAGGGAAAAATGTATCGGACTATTGTTGATAATATTCCAACCGGAACAAATGCTTCAAAAGGAATTGCAATCAATACCATTGTTAATCTTGAAAATGATGAAAGAGTTATTGCAATGAGTTCTTTGTATAGAAAGACAAATGCAAAATATGTAGTCTTTGTAACTAAACAAGGTTTGTTTAAGAAAACATATATTGAAGAATATATGAAAACAAATAGAAATAATGGAATTGCAGCAATCAAATTAAAAGAAGGAGATTCTGTTGTTGGAGTAACTTTCTTAGATGAAGAGGATGTAATTCTTATTACGAAGGGCGGATATGCAATTCATTTTGAAACCAAGTCTATCAATCCTATTGGAAGATTAACCTCTGGAGTTAAGGGAATTAAGCTTTCTGAAAATGATGAAGTAGAGAATATTCTTCCAGTTCATAAAACAACAGACTCAATCGCTATAATTGGTAAAGATGGCTTAGGTAAAAAGATGGAATTATCTGATTTTCCATTACAAGGTCGTGGCGGAAAGGGTATTATAATATATAAAGGTGCAGATATTGTTGGTTCAGAAATGATTGCTGATGAAGATAATCTTCTTTTAGTAGGAGATAAAACTTTATGTATTTCAACAAAAGATATTCCAATGTTAGGCAAAACCGCAGTAGGCAATATCCTAATAAAAGGAAATGTCTCTAAAGTAGTTAAACTTTAAGATATAGCGTGGCGGAAGCCGCGCTTTATTTTAATTTATTGAAAAATTAAAAAATTTTTGATATAATATATATATGAAATGAAATTGTTACATTTTAATTACAAAATTGTTAAATGATGTAATAACTGATTTCATATATAATGTACATTTTTAATCCTGCTCATAAACAGGAGGAGATTATGAAAATTATTACTAAATCGAATATAGTGATGTTTATACTTTTTTTTGCAATGTATTGTCTTGGATTTGCAATGTGTACTATCACTATAACAAGAGAGTTAGAAGGTCAGAACTCTATAATGAATGAGCAGATTGCAACACTAACAGATGCAGTCGAAGCTAGGGACGCGTCTTTAACTGATTTGAATAAGCAGTTAGACACTCTTAGTGAAGAAAAAACGCAGTTAGAAGAAAAAATAACTGAACTTCAAGAAAACCTTGATGAATTAGAAAAAGAAAATTTGGATAAAGAAGAAGAACAAGAGCCTGTAGTACAGGAATCTGCGCCATCTTCAAATTCAAATATATCTTATCAAACTGAGCCAGTTCAAACATATTCTTATCAAAATGATGGTTCTTGTTTAACACCAAGCGGTGGCGTATATTATGGACCGACTGGAAAAGAAACTTATTATAATTTGGATATGAATGGCGTTGTTTCTAATGCACAAGCGCAAGGTATTCAAGGAGAATATTGGATTAGAGAAGATGGTGTTAAAATGTATGGAGATTATGTGATTGTAGCAGCAAATCTTGATACACACCCAAGAGGTTCAACAGTAGAAACTTCTCTAGGTACAGGTATTGTTTTAGATACTGGTGGATTCGCAGCAAGCGATCCAAATCAAGTTGATATTGCTGTTGATTGGTAATATATAGAAAGGATTTGCACAATGAGTTTTAATAAAGAGAAAATACAAGAATTATATCCAGGAGCAAAAATGTACGAAGCTCAAAAAATTTCAAAAGGAACAGAGAGTTTATTGAAATCCGCTTGTAATAGTGGAGAATATTTTGGCGAACTAAAAAAAGATGGTTATTGGTATCAATATGAAAAATATGAGCATAATTCTTATCTCTTTTCTCGTAGTGCAAGCACAGTAACAGGACTTCAATCTGAGAAGAGTGCTAATGTTCCACATATCGTAGATGCACTTAGTTCTCTTCCAGATGGAACAATCCTAGTTGGAGAGATCTATTATCCAAATGGTAGTTCAAAAAATGTAACTAGCATTATGGGTTGTTTACCAACAAAAGCGATTGAAAGGCAGAATGGCTCTTATGGTAAGATTCATTACTATATTCACGATATATTGATGTATAAAAATATAGATTTTGTAGAGAGTAAAACTAATAATTGGACAAGATACAGTATTCTTAAAAAAATCTATTATTTACATGGCTTAGATAAATATGATTTTTTGGAACTTGCGGCGGCCGAGACAGAAGATCTCTATAGCCAGATTGGAGATGCCCTTGCCGCGGGAGAAGAAGGCATGGTAATTAAAAAGAAAGATGGTATTTATGAACCTGGTAAGCGCCCAACTACAATGCTTAAAGCAAAGAAAGTTGATTTCATAGATGCTGTTGTTATTGGTTTTGAAGAGCCAACTAAAGAGTATTATGGAAAAGAAATTGAGAGTTGGCAATATTGGGTAATTGGAGATAATGGAGAAGAGATTGCAGTAACAAAACCATATTATATGGGATGGTGCAATTCGAGAATTAAAATTGGAGTTTATAATGAGAATGGTTCTATTGTTAATATAGGAACAATTCATTCAGGTATATCTGATGAAATGAAAGAAGATATGTCTAAGAATCCAGAAAAATATCTTAATAAGGTTTGTGCAATCCAATGTATGGAATTAGACAAGAATGAACATACAATTAGACATGGTTTTTTCAAATTTATGCGAGAAGATAAAGATGCTAAAGATTGTAGATTGGTAGACGTCTTTGGTCAAAAGTAGTTAATCGTATTAAAAAATTTTGTAAGTAATAATACCTTCTAAAAAATAAAAGCACAACAGGGTTTATGGTATCTATAAGTTGAAAAAATATAAAATTTTTTATATAATATACTTGTAAAAAAGAAATACCATAAATAATTTTAAGGAGTATTATGAAACAGTTATCTAATAAGCAATTAAGAAAAATTGCTAATCAGATTGCTCAATTAGAGCAAGAGTGTCAAAAAGGTAATAATGTATCAGAAAATTTAGCTAAGATGGCTAGCTTGGTAAATGATTTAGATGAAGAAGATGTCTATAAAATAGATGAGCTAATAAGAGCAAAGATTTGATTTCTTAAAAATTTTTTGGTATAATCATTATATAAAGTGTTAATGCACTAAATAAAAAATAATTATTTAAAAGGAGTACACGAAAATGGCAATGAGTGATAAGACAAGACAGGTATTAGATTATTTGAAGGGACTGGACAAGAGCGATAATGTTACAAGCGCAGACATCGCAGAGGCACTTGATATTCCGAAGAAGTCAGTTGACGGTATCGTAACAGCAGGTCTCCAGAGAAAGGGTCTCGCTGAGAGAATTCCAGCTGAGATTGAGAATGCAGATGGTTCACATAAGCCAGTTAAGTTTATTAAGCTTACAGACGAAGGATACGCTTTCGATCCAGACGCAGAAGTTGCTGCTGAGTAATTCATGTATTTAAAGGATTAGGATAGTAATATCCTAATCCTATTTTTTTATAGGAGTTGATACTTATAATATATATTATTCTTATTTTAATAATTATCTTATTGATTCTTCTATTTAATTATATTAAAATAAAAAAAGATAATAAGAATATACATATATTAAATGAAAAAACAGATAATGAAAATAGAATAATTGAAAGTAAAAACGAAGAATTAAAAAAACAATTATTAAACTTAAATGAAGAAGCTAATTATTTAGAAACATTAAATACTGCTTCTAAAAGACAAGAACAAGAAACACTAGATCGTTTAGAAAATATAAAAGATAAAGTAGACAAAGCCTTTTCAAATCAAAAAGCATTATCTCAAAAAGCTTTTGAGCAATATTTTGAATTGCTTAATAATGATTATGAAAAGAAAACAATAGAATACGATAAAAGAATTGAAGTTTTAAAAGAATCATATTCACAACAACAGAAAGAGTGCTTAGCTGAGTTGTCGCGGGTTCAGGATGAGCTAGCATCTATTAAGTCAACTAGGGACGCCACACGCGCGGCCGCGCTTAAAGAAAAAGAGATAAAGGAGAAGCTTTCTTTCTATTGTTTATCAATTCCAGAATCAGAAAAAAATGATATTCAAGCATTAGAATCTATTCGACCTCGATTAAATAAACCTAGAGTATTAAGTATGTTAATTTGGTCAACCTTTTATCAGAAAAGAATGAATGAATTATGTAATAATGTTCTAGGTACCTCTATTGTTACAGGCATTTATAAAATCACAAATCAAAAAACAGATATGTGCTATATTGGTCAGAGCGTAGACCTGGCTTCTAGGTGGAAGCAACACGCGAAATGCGGGCTCGGAATCGACACCCCGCAAGGAAACAAACTTTATAAAGATATGCTTGAATATGGATTAGATTCTTATTCTTGGGAATTATTAGAAGAATGTCCAAGAGAAAAACTTGATGAAAAAGAAAAATATTATATCAATCTTTATGATGCTTATAATTATGGTTTCAACAGTACAAAAGGAAATAAATAAGGAGGCTAGGATATGGATTTTAATGACTACTTAAATGATTTGCTTGGTGACAGCCCAGTTTTGCAAGAGGATAGTTCAAAAATAGATTTTGAAAAGATATTGGATTATAGCAATTCTCTTGATAGACAACTTTATATCGGAGATATTACAGAAGGTGTTGGTATTGCAGTTGATACAGTAATTCGTTTTTGGAATAGATATGATGAAGATCATAATATTCAGCCTACAGATAGAAAGCCGATTAGAATTTATATAGATTCTCCTGGCGGTAGTTTAACAGACACTCTAACTGTAATTGATGCAATAAAACTCTCTAAGACTCCTGTTTATACTATTTGTGTTGGTTGTGCATATAGTGGCGGTTTCTTTATTTTTATTTCAGGTCATAAGAGATATTGTTATCCAAATTCAACTTTCTTGTACCATGAAGGTTCAACTGCAAATGGTGGAGACGCTGGTAAGTTTAGAAATTTTGCTGAGTTTTATGATAAGCAATTAGAAGTATTAAAACAAATTACCATTTCTAATACTAACATTGATGAAGAACTATATGAAAAGCATCGCCGCGATGATTGGTGGATGTTAGCTTCAGAAGCACTTAACTTGGGCGTTTGTGATGAAATATTAAAGGAGCTAATTTAATGGGTAAAGTTATTATTCAAAAATATACCACTGAAACGCCTATCTCAATGATAGGCGAAGAAGCTGGTATATGTTGGAATGCAGATACAACAGACCAAATAAAAAATTATCGTAGAGGACTAGACTGCTTGAGTTCTGGGCATATGCGGACCGCGGAGTACCCGCAAGTATATATGATTTTAGAAGGATATTCTGCAAGAGTTATTAGAGAATTTTATACGCATATTGCAGGAGGTCCGACTCGACTTCAAGCAAGCACTAGATATATTGATTATAATAATGTTGAATCTATTGTTCCACCTTCAATAAAAAAATCTAAAGAAGTAAAAGATACATATGAAAATTATATAACTATTGTATCAGATACTTATAAAGAGTTAGAGGAACAAAATATACCAAGAGAAGATATTGCAAATATTCTTCCAATAGGTATGACAACAAAAGTAGTAGTAAGAACAAACCTTAGACATTTAATTGATATGTCTCATCAGAGATTATGTAATAGAGCATATTGGGAATTTAGACAGTTAATGTTAGATATTATGAAAGCACTTTGTAAATATTCTGGAGAATGGGAGACTATTGTTGATGAATATTTTATACCAAAGTGCGATGTATGTGGTTTCTGTACAGAGAAAAAATGTTGCGGCCGCCGCCCTACAAAGGATGAACATGATCAATTACTATTCTATGGTAAACAATATAAAAAATTGTTGGACGCGTTAAAAGAAGCAGGTAGTTCCATAGTATCTGTTGATGAAATAATCAGAATTATGGGATTGTAATTATTTGACTTTAATTAAAAAATATGATATAATTATAATATACTAAAAAAGGATGGAAAATAAAATGAGTAAAAAGGAAATTTTTATTAACGAAATTCAAAATCAATTAAATTCTAATAAGATTACTTTATCACAGGATGCGCTTGAATTTTTTAATGCTCTTGTTGCATCAAATATGGGAGTAAAAGAAACTACTTTTACTGAGAATGGTAAACGAGTTTTAACTTTTATGCAAGAGAATAAAGCCACTTATAGTAACATGTTTACTGCGAAATCTATCGCGGAAGGTCTTGCTATAAGTTCCCATGGCTCGTCTGGCGCGTTACGTAAATTAGTTAATGACGGTTATGTAGAAAAAATTGAAGGTTCTCCTGTAACATATTTGCTCTCTACAATGGGCGAAAAAGTTAAATTTGATGTGGAATAAAATTGATTAACTTCAAAATTTTTGGTATAATATAATTATAGTAAATAAATAAACAAAATTAAGGAGAAAAGTTAATGAGAAAAGTAAAGAATCAAGAAATTATTAAAGGTTATATTTATGAGCATAAGTTAGCTATTAAGACAGTTCAGAACAAAGAATCTGATAATTTTGGTAAGCCTTATATTTCAGGAACGATTGATATTGCAACTGATGAAGATTGTACAAATGTTATTACAGTACATTATACATTTGTAAAAGAGCTTACTTCAAAGGGCAATAAGAACGCTAGTTTTGGCGTATTAAAGAACATTATTGAAAACGGTAAGACTGTTCTTAGTGATGGAAAAGAGAATGCAACTATCGTTAAGTGTGATACTTCACTTGATGTTAATGATTTTATTTCAAACCGCGATGGTAATGAAACTTATGTAGCTGCAAAGAGAAATGAGGGCGGTTTTATTACAACTCTTTCTAAGTTTGAGCCAGATAAGAGAAATTACTTTGATGTTGATATGTACATTAATAAGGTAAAGGATATTGAAGCTAATCCTGAGAAGGGCATTGAGAAGCCATATCTTCAGATAAGCGGATATGTATTCAACTTTAAAGGTGCGCTTTTACCAGTTGATTTCGTTTGTAAGGATGAAAATGGTATTAAGTATTTCTTGAGTAAGAATATTTCAAAAGAAAATCCTTTGTTTACTGGTGTTTGGGGAAATATTGTAAATGCTACTCTTACAAGAGAAGTTCAGAAAGAGAATGCTTTTGGCGGAGTTTCTGTAGAGAGAGAAGAGAGAAATGTAAGAGAATGGCAGATTACAGGTGCTAAGCCTGTTGAGTATGTTCTTGGAGATCCAGATAATGGAATTACAGCAGATGAAATGAAGAAAGCTCAGGCTGATAGAGAAGTACATTTGGCAGAAGTTAAAAAGAGAAATGATGAGTATCTTGCTTCAAAGAATGCTGCTCCAGCTAATGGATTTGCAGTTGCATCTGCGCCAGCCGCAGCAGGTGGATTTAACTTCTAATTAAATATAAAAGATAAAGATTAAACCTCCATTATTGGAGGTTTAAATCTATTCTTGGAGCGCAAACAGCCATATTTGCAAAACAAAAATCACTTTAGAACTTTTTGAAACGGAATTTTGGTTTTAATAAAAGGAGAAAATAAAATGTTAAATATTATGGATATTAAACCACATCAGGTAAGTAGAGATATGAGAGGCTATTCTGTGTTTTTGTATGGTGGTTGGAAGACTAAATAACTGGTCTCTTTATAGGTAACTATAAAGCAAACATTAGACTAAAAGAGGGAAAGCTAAAAGATTATATATCTCATGCCAATCCTAGCGGAAGTTGTTTAGTAAAATAAGCAACACGCGCAACGCGTGGATTTTGAAACTAAAAATTGTTAAGGAGTATGTTTACAGATATGGACATCAACGAATTAATTTTACAATATACAAATGGAGCTTCTATGGCTCAACTGTCAAGAATTTTTAATATTACTCCATATAGAGTCAAAAAAATATTAGAATCTAATAATGTTCAAATAAGAACAAAAGCTCAACAGAATCAAATTTCAAATGCTGCTAGAGCAAAAAGTGTTAATCATACATATTTTAATGATATAAAAACGCCCACACAAGCTTGGATTTTAGGTTTTATTGCAGCAGATGGTTGGGTTGAAAAAGATAGGAATAGGATCAATATAGAATTATCCGCAGTTGATAAAGAGATTCTAGAAAAAATAAAAAAAGAACTTGAAATAGAAAATCCTATTATAGAAAGAGAAACTGGTAACGGTTTTTCTGTTGTTCGTTTAAACTGGAGTAGCGGACCGCAAAAAGAAGCTTTAAGTAAATTTGGTATTGTAAATAGAAAAACTTATAAAGAAATGCATTTACCATTATTTGAAGATAAAAACTTAACATATGCTTTTATTTTAGGTTTTTTTGATGGTGATGGCACTATTTCTATTGATAAAGATTATTGTAGATTTAGATTATGTGCGCATAGGTCTGAATTATTAGAAGATATAAAAAATTTTCTAAATGTACCTAGTAGTTTAAACCAAGATAATAGAGGTTTATGGGAATTTTCTATTAGTACAATTTATTCAGTACCTTTGTTTGAAAAACTTTATTCATTAGATAGCATTTACTTAGAAAGAAAACATAACAAATTTTTAGAATATAATAAATCCAAGAGAGTCTAATATCTCTTTAAGTAGAGATAAGAGGGTACGCTGAACTTATGGGAAACCATAAGAAGCAAAGGATAAAAAGCCTTTGCGATAACATATCTGGGTAAAACCACTACCGCAGTCAAATTCCCTGGTCACCTTTTGCTAGCCTTTGAGAAAGGTTACTCTGCCATCCCTGGCGCAATGGCTCAGCCAATAAATAATTGGAGTGAATTCCGCCAAGTTTTAACGCAGTTAAATACAGATGATGCGAAGAAAAGATTCGAAACTATAATTATTGATACTGCTGATATTGCTTATGATTACTGCTCAAAGTATGTATGCAGTAATAATGATGCAGATACCGTATCAGACATTCCTTTTGGTAAAGGTTATGGCATGATCGAAAAAGAATTTGATGAATGTCTAAGAAAAATTGTTCAGTTAGATTATGGTTTAGTTGTCATTTCACATGAAACTGATAAGACTTTTACAAATGAAGGCGGACAGCAGTATAATAAGATTGTACCTACTCTTGATAAGCGTGCAAATAATGTTATTGCTAGAATGTGCGATATCATAGGCTATACTCGTTCAGTACCAACCCAAGATGGCTCGTCTGAAAAAGTTGTTATGTTTATGAGAGGTACTTCAAGATATGAAGCTGGGTCTCGTTTTAAATACACTCCAGATTACATTGATTTAAGTTATCAGAACTTAGTTAATGCTATTGGAGAAGCTATTGATAAGCAGATGGAAGAAGATGGTGAAGAATATTTTACAGATGTTAGAGTAAATATTAACCAAGCTTCCGCAGATTTAGACTTTGATAAATTATATTCAGAGTTTAATAGTATTGTCGCTAATATTCCAGGTTCTTCAGACCAAAGTGGAGAAACAGATGATGGTCAGAAATTTAGAAGCTTCTGGGCTCCGCGCATTAGCCAGATTGTTGAAAAATATCTTGGTAAAGGGAAAACTGTAGCTAAAGCAACAAGAGATCAGGCAGAAGCTTTGAGTTTAATTGTTTTAGACCTTAAAAAACTCGTTGAAGCTAATAAATAACATAAATAATTAAGAGTTGCCTATATGGCAACTCTTTTTTGATTTCTAATAAAAAATATGATATAATATAATTATATTAAAGAAGAATTGAGGGTTGTTAAGTGCATAAAGTAAAATGTATTATATGCGGACAGTCATTTGACCGCGATAAAGTACAAGCTGTTAGAGTAGGTGCGAGAAGATATGCTCATCAGACTTGCGATCCAAATAATACTAATTTAGAACCTTTAGCGGTAAAAGAAGACCCTGAACTTACAAAATTAAAAGATTATATTAAACAAGTATATGGAGATTCTTGTAATTGGGCTATGACAAATAAATATATCAATAAATTTGTCAATGAAAACGGATATAGTTATAGCGGTATATTAAAATCATTAGTGTATTTTTTTGAAGTTAAAGGAAACTCAATAGAAAAAGCAAATGGTTCAATAGGTATTGTGCCATATGTATATCAAAATGCATATGATTATTATTATAGTTTGTTTTTAGCAAAACAACAAAATCAAGATAAAAATGTTGTTTCAATAACACAAAAAACAAAAGAGATAACTATAAAACCTCCAAAAATAAAAAAGAAAATAAAATTTTTTAATTTTGAAGAAGGAGAATCTATAGATGGCAAGTAAATATGTTGATAAATCTGCACTGATTCAGGTTATTGGGACGGTTTTTAATAATCCGAATCTTTTAGATGCAGAAGATAAATATTCTTTTGATGAAGAAGATTTTTATGATGATTTTCATAAAATAGTTTTTGAACCTATTTATAATTTATACAAAATGGGTGCTCAAACTATAACAATAGAAGCGATTGAAGATTATCTTAATCAGCGTCCTAAAAAAATGGGTATATATAAAGCCTATCAAGGAAGAGAATATTTATTAAAATGTTCTGATGTAGCATCATTAGCTACTTTTAATTATTATTATAACAGACTTAAAAAAATGACTCTTTTTAGAGGTTATGAACGATTAGCACACATGGATTTATCTTGGTTATATGATCCAGATAATATTTTTGACACAAAGAAAAAAGCAGAACAAGAAGATTGGTTTGATAATACTCCAATAGAAAAGATTGCAGATACGATTGATGAAAAAATTGATGAAATAAGAAGTACATATGTGGATGAAACTCCAAATGATGAATGTCAAGTTGGTTTTGGTATTGATGAATTACTTGAAGATTTAAAAGAGAATCCTGAAATTGGATATCCTTTATTCGGTCATTATGTCAATACTATAACAAAAGGCGCAAGACTTAAAAAGTTCTATTTGCGGTCCGCGGCTACAGGTATCGGTAAAACTAGGTCTATGGTAGCAGATGCTTGCTACATTGGATGCGGTCAGATGTATGATCTCAAATCTGGACAATGGGTTACCACAGGGAAGCCGCAGAAAGTATTATATATTGCAACAGAGCAGCCGATTGATGAAATTCAAACTATGATGTTGGCTTTTGTTTCTGGAGTGGATGAAGAACATATTCTAAATGCAGATTATTTTGCAGGTGAATGGGAACGTGTTGCTAAAGCTTCTCTATTGTTAAAACAAAGTCAAATTTATTTTAAAGCATTACCAGATTTTTCATTAAAAGATATCGAGAATACAATAAAAAGAAATATCAGAGAGCATGATATTCAGTATTGCTTCCTTGATTATCTGCATACCTCAATGAAAATTTTGGAAGAGGTAACTAAACGAAGTGGCGGCGTTCGTCTTAGAGAAGATAATATTCTTTTTATGATTTCCATTACATTAAAAGATATATGTAATCAGTATGGAATTTTTATTCTTTCAGCAACTCAGCTAAATGGAGACTATCGAGATGCAAAAGAATATGACCAGAATCTTCTCCGTGGCGCGAAGTCGATTGCCGATAAAATCGATCTAGGTATGATTATGCTAAAAGTTAGCCAAGAGGATCTAGAAGCTTTAAAGCCAATTCTTGAAAAAGGCGGTTTTGAACCTCCAGACACCAAGATTTCAGTGTATAAGAATAGACGTGGAAGATGGAAAGATGTCTTGATGTGGTGTAAATCAAACAAAGGTATTTGCAGAATTGACCCAATGTTTGTTACAAAATATGATTATGAATTATGTGAAATTGAAGATTTGAAAATAAAAGTTGAAGAAGACAGCATTTTTTAATAAAATAATTAGTTACAACTAATTATATATTAGTTATAACTAATAAAAAGAGGTATAAAGATGCAAACTTATGAATATGATAAAGACTTAATTAAAAATTCTTTAACAATAGAACAAATTATTGATGTTTTATCTGAATTTGATGCAGATCCAATATTACAAGGAGATAAAATAATATCTAAAACAGTTTGCCATTGTGGTCAACAGCATAAACTTTTTTATTATGATAACACCAAACTTTTTAGATGTTATACTGATTGTGGCGATACGTTTGATATTTTTGAATTGACAAGAAAAGTTAAATCAAGAGTTCAAAAAAAGATTAAATACACTCCAGAAGGAAAAGAATATACTACTGATTGGGAATTACCAGATGCTATTCGATATATTGCAGAAAAATTTGGGTTTTCTCCAAAACAAAAAATAGATGATAAAAATCTAGTTTCGTTGCTTGAGGATTGGAAAATTTTAAATAGTTATGATAGAATAAAAGATATACAACAAGAGTCTCAAACCGTGGAACTAAAAGTATATGATGATTCTATCTTAACGCGACTGCCGCATCCAAATATAGGTATATGGGAACGAGAAGGTATGAAAAAAGAAATCCTCAATGCCGCGGGAATATGCTACGATCCAAAGAATAATGGTATTGTAATTCCGCACTATGATAAGGATAATAATTTAATTGGTATTAGAGAAAGAACTTTGGATTTATCTCTTGTTGATAGAGGAAAATATAGACCGGCTATTATAAATGGGATAATGTATAATCATCCTTTATCTTTTAACTTATATAACTTAAATAAAAGTAAAGATAATATAGCGAAAATAAAAAAAGCTTTTCTTTTTGAATCTGAAAAAAGCACACTATTATATGCAAGTTATTTTGGAAAAGAAAATGATATATCAGTAGCTTGCTGTGGTTCTGCATTTATTGGATATCAATATAAATTATTGGTTGAAGCGGGTGCAGAAGAAATCTGCGTTAGTTTGGATAAACAGTTTCAAGAGGTTAATGATGATGAATATAAGAAATTGACAAAGAATTTATTAAATATGCAAAAAAAATATGGAAGTAAAACACAATTAAGTTTTTTGTTCGATAATAATAATTTAATTGGGTATAAGGACTCACCTATAGATAGGGGTCCAGATATTTTTCTGCAATTATTTAAAGAAAGGATAATATTATGATACATATAATAGAAAAGGGAACAAAACAAAAAACGCAATGTTCAAAATGTGGATGTATTTTTAGTTTTGAGAAAGAGGATATAGAGATAATGGGTAATTATCATCCTTATAAAGAATATAATTCTATGAGAAAAACTATTAAATGTCCGCAATGCAGTAATGTTATAGTATTGGAGGCTGTTAGATAATTGAAAGTTAAGTTATATGATCCTTTTAATCAAGAAACCCCTGCAATCAATAGGGTCTTAGTTAATAGAGGAATAAAATCTTCAGAGTTGCAGCACTACTTAAATACAACAGATGATGACATAAATAGTCCTTTATCATTAGGTGAAGATAGATTAAAAGCTGCGGCAACCGCGGTTGTTAGTTGCATTGGAGCGAACGATAATGCACTGATAGTTGTGGATAGTGACTGTGATGGATACACATCTTCAGCTCTTTTAATAAATTATCTTTATGATACATTTCCAAATTGGGTATCTAATCATTTATCTTGGTTTATACATTCTGGCAAGCAACATGGTTTAAGTGATTGTGTCGACCTTGCATCTGATTTTAGTTTGGTTATATGCCCAGACTCCTCAAGTAATGATTATGAAGAACATGAAAAACTTCATTCTTTAGGAATCCCGGTTGTAGTTTTGGATCACCATGAAGCAGATAAAATATCAGAAAATGCTATTATAATAAACAATCAATTAAGTAATTATCCAAATAAAGATTTTTCAGGTGTCGGAATAGTCTGGCAATTTTGTCGATATTTAGATAGCTTACTTAAAAAAGAAAATGCTAATGATTATTTAGATTTAGTTGCATTAGGTAATTTAGCAGATATGATGTCTTTAAAAAGTTTAGAAACTAAACATCTTATAAATAAAGGCTTTGAGCCATTAAATTTAAAGAATCCATTTATACATGGGATGGCGCAAAAGAATTCTTTTAAGCTGGGTACTAGGATTACACCAATGGGCGCCGCGTTCTATATTGCACCTTTTGTTAATGCAATGGTAAGAAGTGGAACCGAAGAAGAGAAAAATCTTTTGTTTAAATCAATGCTCAAATTTGAAGCTTTTAAAGAAGTTGATTCGACTAAAAGAGGACATGCTTTTGGCGAAAAAGAAACTATCCTTGATCAGGCTTTAAGAACTGTAACTAATGTTAAAAATAGACAAACAAAAGCTCAGGATAAAGGAATGGAACATCTTGAAAGTTTAATTGAAGAAAAACACTTGTTAGACGACAAAGTTTTACTTTTTTTACTTAATCCTGGAGAGATTGATAAAAACATAGCTGGGTTGATAGCAAATAAGTTTATGGCAAAATATCAGCGACCATGTTGTATATTAACAAAAGTAGTTGATGGAGATGGAGCTGTATCTTATCAGGGTTCGGCTCGTGGATGTGATAGAACTGGAGTTAATAATTTTAAAGATATATGCACGGAAACCGGTTGTACGCTTTACGAAGAGGGACACCAAGGAGCTTTTGGCTTAGGTATTAGATTTTCTGAACCAGGAGCAGAAGAGGTTCAAGGAGAGGATATTTTTGCTTTTCTTGAAAAAACAAATGAAGCATTAAAAGATATATCTGATGAGCCTATTTATTGGGTAGATTATATTTTTGAAGAAAATAACATAGATACTGATGCAATTATATCAATAGCTGACCATGATTATTTATGGGGCAAGGATATTGATGAACCGTTTGTATATATTAAAAACCTAAAAATAACAAAAGACATGATTCAACTTCTTAAAAACACAACTATAAAAATATCTTTACCAAATAATTGTTCAATTATAAAATTTGGAACGGATGAAGAAGAGTTTAATAAATTATATTCAGAAAATGGATTTGTTGAAATAAATGCTGTTTGTCAATGTAGAGTTAATGAATGGTGCGGCAGCCGCAATCCACAGCTCCTTTTAGTTGACTATGAAGTAGTAGATAGTGTAGCTTTTATATTTTAGGAGGATATATATATGAAGGTAGCTTTAACAGGGCATAGACCCGAAAGATTAAGGGGCCATGAAGCAGAGGTCCGCGCGTGGATAGAAGAGCAATTTCAGATATACAATTTTTCTGAAGCGTATTGCGGCATGGCTCAAGGAGCAGATCAGATTTTTGGTTCAGTAGCTAAAGAATTTAATGTTCCTCTTGTTTGTTGCTTACCATATAAGAGAAAAAAATACCATCCATTTGAAGAATATCTTATGGAAGATTCTTGGATTTATATGGTAAGTGAAGAATATCATAAGGAAAATTACTTTATTAGAGATAAATATATGGTTGATAATTGTGATATTTTATTAGCTATTTGGGATGGCATTGAATTTGGTGGAACTTATAATACTATTGAATATGCAAAACAAATAAATAGAGAAATTTTATATTTACCACAATCAATTTTACAAGGGTAGCTTTATTGCTACCCTTATTTGTGTTTTTAATAAAAATATGGTATAATAAATTTATAAAAGGAGTTGTGGAGATATGAGTAATGAATATAAAGAATGGAAAAAAGAAAGATCTTTAGAAGCTTGGGATGATATTCATAAAATTGCAGAAATTTTTGAAAATGAATATTATGATTATCCAGAAGATAGAATAATAGATATAGAAGAAATATTAAAAAATGGAGGTTGGTTATAAAATGAATATTGTCTATGAAAAATTAAAAGCTTTATCTAATTTTATCGATACCGAAATAAATGAAAGAAAAAAGTCAATAGATAAAAAAATTAAAAATAAAGAATTTGCACATATTGAATTAGCTGCTTATGCAGAAGCAGTTGGAATAAAAAATGCAATGAAAGAATTAAATTTATATATTGGAGAAGATTAACTATGGAATTAACAAATAAACAAGAAGAAGGATTAAAAACAGCATTAGAGCGATATAAGAATGGAGAAAAATATACTACAATATCTGGATATGCTGGTACGGGAAAATCAACTTTGGTTAAGTTTATCATCTCAGCTTTAGATGTAGAAGAATCTAAAGTCGCATATGCAGCATATACAGGTAAAGCCGCGGAAGTGCTAAGAAAAAAAGGCAATCCAAATGCAATGACTTTACATAGATTACTTTATGATAGTATTCCAAGACCTGCAGGTGGGTTTTATAGAAAACCAAAAACTAAACTAGAATACACTATCGTTGTAGTAGATGAGGTATCTATGGTGCCTAAGTCAATGATAGATTTGCTTTTGGCTCATAAAGTATATGTGATCTTCCTTGGAGACCCATTCCAGCTGCCGCAGATTGATAAGAAAGAGGCGCATACCCTACTTGACAAACCGCATATTTTTTTAGATGAAGTTATGCGTCAAGCAGCAGAAAGCGAAATTATCCAAACCACAATGAAAATTAGAAATTATGAAAACATAGAGTTTAATAAAGGAAATGAAGTTATTGTTATTCCTAAAAAAGAACTTGTAACTGGACATTTAACATGGGCAGATCAGGTTATTTGTGGTACAAATGCTACTCGTCAAGCTTTAAATAATCAAATAAGAGGTTTATATGGGTTTGAGGGACTGCCGCAAGATGGCGAAAAAATGATTTGTTTAAGAAATTATTGGGATGACACATCTGAAGATGGAGAAAGCGTTCTCGTAAATGGTTTAACAGGAATTATTCATAACCCTTTTGAATCTTTTAGGGTTGCTCCTAGATATATAAATATGAAAAATCACAATCTCGAAAATATTACATGTGTATTTGAAACTGACGAAGGAGAAATCTTTGAGCAAGTAGAAATGGATAAACATATGATAGAAACAGGAGAAAAGTGTATTGATTGGAAAGAAGCTTATGCTCTTGGTAAGTTAATTCCTAGAATTGGAGATATTGTTCCAAGGGAGTTCGCTTTTGGATACGCAATCACTTGTCATAAGTCACAAGGTAGTGAATTTGATAAGGTAACAGTAGTTGAAGAAGCTTTTCCTTTTGATAGAACAGAACATGCTAGATGGCTATATACCGCGGTTAGCAGAAGTGTCGAAAAATGTGTTTTAGTAAGATAAAAAATTTTTTAATCAAACTTGTTAAAAGCTCTAGTTCGAATTTTTATATATAGCACGAGGACAAAATCAAAGGAGAATATATATATATTATGAAACAAATAGAAAATTTTAAAATTTTTAAAACTGATATTCATTCAAGAGCAAAAGATTTAACAGGTTGTATTTTTGGTGATTATCAAGTTTTATATCGAACAGAATGCCCAGAGGGGAAAAATCCAGATCATGCTTGGTGGCTATGTCAATGTAATTTATGTAAAAAGTATTTTATAAAACAAGGTAGCTATTTAACTAAAAAAACTGCTAAAAATGAGTGTGATTGCCGTTATGATTTAGTAGGACAAAAAATTGGTAGATGGACTGTTCAATACTTGCTTGAAGAAAGAACAAAAAAAAGAGGAAAAATTTATCATTGTAAGTGCGAGTGTGGAAATGAAAAAGACGTCCCCGCAGAGACATTACGTAGAGGTGAGTCTCAATCTTGCGGATGTTTAAATAGAGAACTCGCTGCTGAGAGATGCAGAGCAACAAGAATTGATTTAACAGGTCAACGTTTTGGTAAATTAGTTGCCTTATTTCCTATCTATAGTGAAAATGGAGGGCATACTCTTTGGCATTGTAAATGTGATTGTGGAAATGAATGTGATATAGATATGGGTAATCTTAGACAAGGCTTTTCTCAATCTTGTGGTTGTACTCATTCAAAAAATGAAGAAAATATTATTAAATTACTTACTAAAAATAATATTTCTTTTGAGTACCAAAAAAGATTTGATGATTTAAAAATTAAAGAATTTGATTTTTATATCAATAATAAATATATTATAGAATTTGATGGTCAACAACATTTCTTTTTTACTGGATATGGATGGGATACAAAAGATTACTATGAAAGAACTCATAAATCAGATTTAATCAAAAACAAATATTGTTTTGATAATAAAATTCCACTTATTCGTATCCCTTATGATACAGATTACACAATAGATGATTTAAAATTAGAAACAACAAGATTTTTATTAACACCTGAAAATGAAGAAAAATATTATAAAACAAGAAGTTGACTTTATATTAAATTTATGTTATAATAAATTATAATATAGGAAAAGGATGTCGAAAAAAATGAATTTAAGAATGGAACTGCACTCACATACAGAATATTCAAATCTTAGATTAGTTGATTCAATCAATAAACCGGAATTATTGATTGATAGAGCAATCGAACTAGGACTAAAGGGAATAGCCATTACAGACCATGAATGTCTTAGTGGTCATGTTCGTGTGCAAAAATATCAAGATAAAATAAGAGAAGAAAATCCAGATTTTAAAATTGCATTGGGCAATGAAATTTATCTTGTTGATGAAAGAACAAAAGGACAAAGATATTATCACTTTATTCTTATAGCAAAAGATGCGATTGGACATAAGCAGTTAAGAGAATTATCTTCACTTGCTTGGTTAAACGAATATAGTGATAGAGGTGAAAGAGTTCCAACTTTAAAGTCTGAATTAAAAGAGGTTATTGGAAGAAATCCGGGACATGTTATCGCAACAACAGCATGTATTGGTGGAGAACTTTCTAATAATCTTTTGAAATTTAAGGCGGCTGAGCAGATAGGTAACGAGGCTGGACGACAGGAAGCATATGCGGCTACAGTTAATTTTATTCAAGATATGCAATCAATTTTTGGAAAAGACTTCTATATTGAATTTGCTCCAGGATGTTCTAATGAACAAATTATTGCAAATAAGGGTCTTATTGCAATAGCAGATTTATTTAAAATAAAATATGTAATTGGTTGTGATGCGCATTATCTTAAAAAAGAAGATAGATATGTTCATAAAGCTTATCTTAATTCAAAAGATGGTGAACGTGAGGTAGATGCTTTCTATGAATATTCTTATTTACAAAGTGAAGAAGAAATTTTGGAGCATTTAAGTAAATCTTTTGATAATTATAAGGAAATTTATGATAATGCTTGTCATAATTCAATGGAAATTTGGGATAAAATTGAAAATTATAGCTTGTTTCATAAACAGACAATCCCAAAAGTTGAAGTAAAAGATTATCCTAAACTTGATTTACTTCATAGTGGGCAAGATGAAAGAGTTATTGCAGAAAATCATCCAATTCTTACATCTATGTTTAATTCAGATAATAAGATTGAAAGATATTGGGCAAATGAGTGTTTAATAAACTTATGTAATAAAAAAGAATGGACTACTTATGATTTAGCTAATGAAGGAATGGATTATCTTGATAGACTTGAATATGAAGCGGATATTAAGAAAACAATAGGAGAAAAGCTTGAAACTAATATGTTTGCATATCCAGTAACACTTCAACATTATGTTGATTTATTTTGGGAATGCGGAAGTATGGTTGGCGCGGGAAGAGGTTCTTCTTGTTCAGGATTAAATCACTATTTACTTGGTATCACACAGCTTGATCCATTAAAATGGAAACTTCCATTCTGGAGATATCTCAACAAAGAGCGTACAGAATTAGGAGATATAGATCTAGATTTGTGTCCTTCAAAGCGTCCGCGCATCTTAAATGAAATAAAAAAAGAGAGAGGTAAAAAATTCTTATCTGATATTCCTTCTATTGTTAAAGCAAATTGTGGATGTACTCTTATTGCGACTTTTGGAACGGAAACTACAAAGTCTGCTATTCAGACAGCTTGTAGAGGATATAGAAGTGAAGAGTGTCCAGATGGAATTGATATTGATACTTCTCAATATTTATCTTCTCTTGTTCCACAAGAAAGAGGATTTTTATGGTCATTAAAAGATGTAGTATATGGAAACACAGAAAAAGGCAGGAAGCCAGTTTCAACTTTTGTCAATGAAGTAGAAACATATCCAGGCTTAATGGATATTATGTTTGCCATTGAAGGTCTTATTAAGCAAAGAGGTTCTCATGCATCAGGGGTAATTCTTTTTGATGAAGATCCATTTGAATTTGGTTGCTTTATGAGAACTCCAAGTGGAGATGTCATTACTCAATATGATTTACATGATGCGGAATCTGCGGGTATGACAAAATATGATTTCTTAGTTACTTCAGTTCAAGATAAACTTGTTGAAGCAATTAAATTACTTCAGCAGTATGGCGAAATTGATAAGAACAAAACTTTAAGAGAAATATATAACGAAATGTTCCAACCAGAGAATCTTCCACTCGATGATAAAAAATGCTGGGATGCTCTTCAAACAGGAACTGTTCTTGATACTTTTCAGTTTGATTCAGTTGTAGGATCTCAAGCAGCAAAGAAGATTCATCCAACATCTATACTTGAGATGGCAGATGCTAATGGGTTGATGAGATTGATGACATCAGAACAAGGTGCGGAAACGCCAATGGATAAATATATTCGTTTTAAGAATAATATCAATCTTTGGTATGAAGAAATGAGAAGATATGGTTTAACAGAAGATGAGATGAAAGCTCTTGAGCCTCATTTCTTAAAATCATATGGAGTTCCACCTTCACAAGAGCAGTTAATGACAATGTTAATGGATAAAGATATTTGTGGATTTAGCCTCGCGGAAGCGAATGCCGCGAGAAAAATTGTAGGTAAAAAACAGATGTCTAAGATCCCAGCTTTGAGAGAAAAAGTTCTCCAACAGGCAAAATCTAAAGCTCTTGGTATTTATGTATGGGATTGTGGAATCGGACCTCAGATGGGTTATTCTTTCTCGGTTATACATGCCATTGCATACAGTTTTATTGGATATCAAACTTTATATATTGGAACACATTGGAATCCAATTTTTTGGGATACTGCATGTCTTAGAGTAAACAGCGGATCTCTTGAAGAAGAACATGAAGAAGAGATTGTTGATATATACGAACCAGAAGATTTTGAAACATATGATTATATAGATTTGCCTGGACATCAAGAAAAAAAGAAGATTAAAAAATCTACTAATTATGGTAAAATAGCTACTGCTATTGGAGATATTACAACAAAAGGAATTAAAGTTTCATTAGTAGATATAAACAAATCAGATTTTACATTTATGCCAGATATTGAAAATAATCAAATTCTTTTTGGATTAAAAGGTATTAGTAATATTGGAGACGATGTTATTGATAAAATTAAATCTGGTAGACCATATAGTAGTTTAAAAGATTTCATGTTAAGATGTAAATTAACTAAAACCGCGATGATTAACTTAATTAAAGCTGGTGCTTTTGATGAAATTGAGAAGAATGGTTTAGGTAATCGAAAGATGATTATGGGTTATTATCTTTATAATGAATGTGGTCTTAAAAAGAGAATTACCTTGCAGAATTTTAATGGTTTAATTGAGGCGGGTTTGGTGCCTAAAGAGCTTGAACTTGAAATTAGAGTTTTTAATTTTAATAAGTTTCTTAAAAATTTTAAGGTTGGTAGATATTATACTTTCAATAATGAAGCAATTTCATTCTTTGACAAATTTTATTCTGATTGTAGTGATAAATTGCAAATTATCAATGGAGTAGTTTGTATTTTACAAACTGATTGGGATAAAATATATAAAAAGCAAATGGATAATGCTAGAAATTGGATTAAAGATAATTCAGAAAGTATATTAAAAGCTTATAATCAAAAGATTTTTAAAGATGCTTGGGATAAATATGCTTTTGGAACAGTTTCTCATTGGGAAATGGATGCATTGTGTTTTTATCATAGAGAACATGAGTTAGCAAATATTGATTTTAATAAGTATGGAATTAGAGATTTTAATGAATTAGAGTCAGAACCTGTTGACTATTTCTTTAAGAGAGGTCAACGACAAATTCCTATTTATAAATTAAGTAGAATTGCCGGTACTGTTATTGATAAAAATGATTCAAAAAGTATGATTACATTACTTACTACCTCTGGAGTAGTTGATGTAAAGTTTACAAGAGAATATTATGCAATGTTTAAAAAGCAGATTTCTGATATTGGCCCAGATGGCAAAAAACATGTAAAAGAAAAATCTTGGTTTAAGCGTGGAACTATGCTTATGATAACAGGTTTTAGAAGAGATGATCAGTTCGTTGGAAAAACATATAAAAATACAATAGGTCATCAACTTTATAAAATAACAGAAGTAAAAGGTAATGAAATAGCTATAACACACGAGCGTTGGAGTAGCAACACTTCTGAAGAGGAGGATGAATAATTGAAAGAGAAATATTTTGTAGCAGCCTTGTTCGGACCTGCGGGTTCGGGCAAGGATTCTACACTTGCATCTGTGATGTCACAGAATCCAGAGTTTAACAGACTTATTTCAGATACAACGCGGCCACCGCGTGAGCAGGAAATAAATGGTTTATCATATAATTTTATAACAACAGAGGAATTTCAAAAGAAAATTCTTAATAAAGAAATGCTTGAATATTGTGAATTTAATAACTGGTATTACGGAACACCAATCTCTTGTTTGAAAGAAGACGCCATAAATATTGGTGTATTAAATATTACTGGTATTAAAAGTCTAATAGAAGATGAGCGTATTTTTGTTTATCCGATTGAATTAAAAGCGCCAAATAAAATTAGACTTTTAAGACAGCTAAATAGAGAATTTGAACCAAATTGTGATGAAATCATTAGAAGATATAAGGCTGATAATGAAGATTTTAAGAATATTCCTTTTCCATATTTTTCAGTAGATAGTACCAGAGCATTGTGGCAGATTGGGAAACAGGTGACAAAAGAAATTAAACTCGCTTATAATAATTGGAAATAAAATATAGGATATTTTTCCTTAGCATAATTAACTGATTAGGAGGAAGAAAATTGAAAATTATTAAACGAGATGGTCGATTAGTAGATTTTGACCATATGAAAATTGTAGATGCTGTATTAAATGCTTTTAAAGATGTCGATAAAGAAGTAACTGACTATGCTTTAATAAAAAGTGGTAATATAGCAGATTATATTGCAGATTACGCGGAAAAAGCAGATCATCCATTAACAATAGAAGAGATCCAAGATTTAGTTGAAAAAGGCTTAATGTCAACTAAAAGAAAAGATGTCGCAAAATCTTATTTGCTTTATAGGGAGAATAGAACTGCTGCAAGAAAAAATACTGTTGATGATATAATTGATGAAATTGTTAAAAACACTAATTCTTATTATACAACAGAGAATTCTAATAAAGATTCTCAATTATCAACAACAGTAAGAGATTATATCGCGGGCGCCGTTTCCAAGGACATATCCGAGAGAAGACTACTCCCAAAGGCTATCGTAGAAGCACATAGACAAGGGATAATTCACTTCCATGATGAAGACTATTTTATTCAGCCTATTTATAACTGCTGTCTTATAAACTTAGAGGACATGCTCCAGAATGGTACTATCATAAGCAAGACCGCGATAGATAAGCCACATAAATTCTCAACTGCCGCGAATGTAGCAACTCAGATCGTTGCTCAGGTTGCTAGTTCTCAATATGGCGGACAGAGCATTTCATTAGCTCATTTATCTCCTTTTGTTGAAGAAACAAGAAAAACTTTTAAAAGGATTTATCCAGAATTATCAGAAGAAGTTATTGAAAAAATGGTTCGAAAAGATATTGAAGCTGGTGTGCAAACAATTCAATATCAAATTTTAACTTTAATGACAACAAATGGGCAAACACCTTTTATTACTGTCTATATGAACCTTGCCGAAGTTGAAGAAGGTAAAGACAGAGAAGATTTAGCAATGGTAATTGAAGAAGTATTAAATCAAAGAATTTTAGGAATAAAGAATGAAAAAGGCGTTTATATTACGCCGGCTTTTCCAAAATTGATTTATGCTCTTGATGACATGAATGTTTATCCAGGAAGTAAATATTATTATTTAACTGAATTAGCTGCTAAATGTACTGCAAAAAGAATGGTTCCAGACTATATTTCAAATAAGGTTCAAAGAGATATGAAAGACGGAGCGGTATATCCTTGCATGGGTTGCAGATCATTCCTCACAGTAGACAGAACAGATAGAAACTATGCAAACGCAAAGAATTACATCGCGGGTTCCAAATACTATGGACGGTTTAACCAAGGTGTAGTTACTCTTAATTTAGCTGATGTTGCACTTTCTTCAAAGAAAAATGTTGAAGATTTTTGGAATATATTAAATGAAAGACTTGAACTTTGTCATAAGGCATTGCGTTGCCGCCATGATAGATTGTTAGGAACTCCAACTAGTACAGCGCCTATTCTTTGGCAAAATGGTGCTATTGCAAGACTTGGTAAAGATGATGTAATAGACGAGCTATTATATCATGGATATTCAACAATTTCTCTTGGTTATGCAGGATTGTATGAGTGTACGAAATATATGACTGGACTTTCGCATACAACAGAAGAAGGAAAAAAATTCGCTTTATCTGTTATGCAGAAATTAAATGACTCTTGTTCTAAATGGAAAGAAGCAGAAGATATTGATTATTCTGTTTATGGAACACCATTGGAAAGTACAACTTATAAATTTGCTAAATGTCTAAAAGAAAGATTTGGCAAAGAATGGGAAGATTTAAGTGAAGGCTATGACTATATTACAAATAGTTATCATATCAATGTAAGAGAAAAAATTGATGCTTTTAGTAAACTTGCAAAAGAAGCAGAATTTCAGAAGCTGTCTCCGGGTGGCGCAATTAGCTATATTGAAGTTCCAAATATGCAACATAATATAGAAGCAATTATTTCTGTAATTCAATTTATTTATGAAAATATTATGTATGCAGAAATAAATACAAAATCAGATTATTGTCAAGTATGTGGTTTTAGTGGAGAAATTACTCTTGAAGGAGAAACAAATAATTTGTATTGGAAATGTCCGCAATGTGGAAATACTGACACGAACAAAATGAACGTTGCTAGGCGGACCTGTGGATACATTGGGGTCAACTATTGGAACAAAGGTCGAACCCAAGAGATCCATGATAGAGTTCTTCATTTATAGGAGATAATATGAATTTAGAAGAAATGATGGAAAAAGCATATCACAATTATTGTTTATATTGTGATATGCTTGAAGATGAAGAAGATCAGCTATATCTCTTTTATGAATTTTTAAAATTATTATATGAAAAACAGGATAATATTAAAGAAATTCCGCCAGAGGTATTAGCAGAAGCATTAACAAAATTGACTTTTGAATAAATTTTTGTTATACTTTATAAAAGGAGAAAATAAAATGATAAATAACGAAATGAGCTTGTATTCTATCAATAAAGCAAGTATGTCTCAAATCGAACCTTATGATGGGATAGCACTTAATCGTCTTTGTTATAAAATGGCAAAATGGATGCTTGAAGAAAAACGAGCTAATTATTATATGCTTCTTAGCAATGAAAAAAGAAACTATACTGTTTTTGATTTAAGCGGAGAAGCAACAATAGACTCAATTAAGAATGATTTAATTGAATGTTTTCATAATCGAGGAGAAGTAACTGATATTACTCTTCAAGAAGATGGAAAATATGAGATTTGGTTAAGAAAAGATGGAGAAGATTTTCTTTATTATTTATTTGATTATGATTGGGGTGTTATAACATATTGAAAATATTAGCTGATGTTTGCACATATACAAAAAACCATACTGTTGCAGTATTAGATGGTAAAAAGGTTTTATCTGAAATGAATGTACCGATTAATGACGTAGTACCTTCAATTAAATCTTATGTTTCAAACTATCCAGAAATTGATGAAGTATTGCTAATGGGCGGACAGGCGATCGCTCAAAAATATAAGGACGAATTAGCTGTAACAACAGAATTTGAAAAAAATGATTTGAAAATTACTATTTTATAAGGAGATATAAAATGAATTATTTAACACAGATTGTAGAAACAATTCGAGTTCCAAATGTAAACGATGTTGAAGCTTTGCACACTGAGCTTAAAAATGATAATAGATTTGAACTTAAAAAGTTTGAATATCAGCATAAAGAAATTAAGCAGAAGGGCGAAGTTATTGAAGAATATGAGTTAGTTAAAGCTACTCTTTGTTTTAATTCTGAAAAAGAACCAGATAGTTTTGTAGATATCGACTTTAAGATTGGAGGTTCTTTCCCAGATGCAGATTAAATTTAAGAAATTAAATGATTTAGCAAAAACTCCAACAAGAGGTTCTGAATATGCAGCTGGCTATGACTTATATGCTGCTACAGAGTCAACTATTTGGATTCAACCACACAGTACAGTTAAGGTAGGCACAGGTTTAGCCTTTGAGTTACCAGAGAATACTTTTGGAGCAATTTTTGCTAGAAGCGGTCTTGCTACAAAGAAAGGTCTCCGTCCGGCTAACTGCATTGGCGTTTGCGATGCCGACTACCGGGGAGAATATATTGTAGCTGTCCATAATGATTCATTTGAGCCGAAATGCATTGAACCGGGAGAGAGGATTGCTCAACTTGTGCTGATGCCTTTTATTCCAATGGAGTTTGAAGAGGTTAATGAATTATCTGAGACAGTTAGAGGTGCAGGCGGTTTTGGATCAACGGGTGCTTAATTGAGCTTGGAACGCTTACACTCGTATTAAGAATTGAAAATTGGTTTTGAATTTTTTTAATAGGAAATCTACTTTGTAGGTTTCCTATTTTTAATTTGACAGGATAAAAATTTTGTGATATAATAAGAGTAACAATAGGAGGTATGTAAATGAAAGTTTTAGCATTAGATATCTCTACTAGGTCTACAGGATACGCGGTTTTCGATGAGGGAGAACTAATCCAGTCTGGTTGTATCACAGCGACGTCCGCGTCTGTCTTAGAGAGAATAGAAAAAATAACAAAAGAATTAGAAGAAAAAGTAGATATAGATTCAATAAATAAAGTTATTGTAGAAGATCCAATACCAGCTTCTTGCGGACATAATACGGTTGTTTATAAAGCACTAACATACGCACAAGGTAGTATCGCCATTATGCTATATAGACATAATAAATTAACAATGGAATTTTTTACAAGCTCAGAATGGCGGGCTAAGTGCGGGATCCATACAGGTAGAGGTATTACGCGAAATGTCTTAAAACAACTAGATATTGATTTTGTAAAAGAGAATTACAATAAAACAGTTAATGATGATGAAGCTGATGCAATAGGAATTGGTCATGCCTATTGTTTAGGGAATAAGAAAAAATCTGCTTTTTAATATAATAAAAATATGGGAGTCTTAATAATAAGACTCCCATTTTAATTTTCTAAATATCTCATTTGTAATGTAAATAATTTCGTAGCCATAAGTAGCTACAAGGTCAGCTAATAGCTCTTCTTGGTCTACAGTTAGGTTAACATTATAAGAGAACATTGCCGCATGAGTTATCTCATGGCAAAGGACTTTTCTTAGAAAATTACCTTTTATTTGATTACTAATATATATTGTCTTAGTATCGTCATCACACATGGCGATACTAAGAGAACCATCACTTCTATAAAGAACAAAAGAATTAGAAGGAACAAATACTATATACCATGTTTCTCCATTTATTGTAAACAATTAAACAATCTTACTCATAAGAGTAGTCATTTTTTGTTTAAGTAATTGTTTTTCTTCAGGAGAAGCATCTGCAATCATTTCTGTAATATCAGAAGATAACTCTTTCATATAGTTTTCTAATTCTTTTAATTGATAATTTTTATCTTGATGCATTTCTTTAGATTCCATATATGAACGTCTGCTCATAGGACTTCTGCCTTCGCGGCGGTCACGCCCCATAGACTCCATTCCTCTAGACATATGGTTTCCATCCACCGGCTGTCCGCCATAATACATTCTATTCCACTTATCTCTATCCATATCTCTATAATCTGGAGAGATTCTTCCCTCATAGCCATAATATGGTTCTGAATAGTAATGCTGTCTAGACTTTTGACGCTCACTTTCATCCATTGCTTTTGTTATAGAGCAATAGTACATTGCTTCTTCAAGGTCTTTGATCATATCTACAACCTCTCCAAGCTCTTTTGCATCAACATTCTCTAAGTTGCCTAATTGAGTTTGAACTTGAGCAACTAAGGTATCTTTCATACTCTTGTATTTATCCATTTTCATAACCCTCCTTAAGCAACTCTTTCTACTATAAGATTAGCATTTATTACAGAAATAGCCTGAGAAGAAATGTTTGTTACTCCAATAGTAGAGCAACATCCAGCAGGCACATCAAGATAAATACTTGCTCCTACATTAAAATACTCACTTACTGCGGCTGGAGTTACTGTCATAGTTGTTGTACCCACAGGCTCGCCATCTACAGTTAAAGCAACAGAAATTGCTCCTGCAGTGCCACCTGTTGGGACTGCTATATTACCACCGAATGTAGCCTTGAATCTAGCTCTACACTGCGTAGTTGTGAGACCGCGCAATTTAGTTAAACCGGAACCTTCTCTGTGAATAATGGAGCAGTTACCAGGAACAGCAGTATCCGTGAATACCACATTTTGACTTGCTGCAACAGATTGAGCAGCATTAGCTGTAATTTCCATAGTTACTTACCTCCTATACAGTACATCCGCAAGTATTGCAGCATGCTCTATATCCATACATTCCTGTATAAGGATTTGGAACTTGATATGATGGAACTGGAGCTGGGCTAAGTGCATTTACAAGATATGTGTTCTGTGCAGCTTGTGAAGCAGCAAATTTAAGTGACTGATTCTCAGCTGTAAGAGTAGCAATCTTGTCTTGTGTTAAGAAGTCTAAGATACTTCTTGTATTAGCGTCTTGATTAGCTATAATATCTCTTGAAGAATCAGCAATAGTACGTCTTGTCTGACAGCTCTGATCTGCAATATTATAGTTTAAGTTAGCAAACTGAGTTGCGCTCTCGTATCTCTGGTCGCAGCAGCATTGAGCGATCTGTGTACCAATACCAGTAAGTTGGTTAGTGATAGCATTTGTATTCTGCATATTTGCTATTGTATCTGCATTTATTGCAGCAGTTACATCAGCCTGAGCACCCTGAATAGCATTGCCTAATGAGTTAAAACCATTAAGCATACCTGTATTCATAGCATAAAAGCCATCACAAATACCATTGTTTACGCCATCAATCTTTCTTTCGATGTTAGCAAAATCTGTTGTAAGGATATAACCATCAGTAATACCAGAAGATGTTGCATCTCTGCCACCAAATAATCCATTACCCCAGTTATTTCCACCGGCAAGAATTAAGATGAAAAGAACGATCCACCAACAATCTTCTCCCCATCCATTGTTTCTATCGTTTCCGCCTGTTGCGGCTGCGATATCGGCTAATGAATAGCCACTAGTGTTTCCATTGAACATATGAATGTCCTCCTTTAATATATATATTATTTAACGCCTATTTTGTTTTTAAAGGCGGTAAATTCTTTATCAAAATTGATACCCTTTTGATTAGATAAATTCTTAGCAATCTGCATTAACTGGGATGAATTTCCCATTTGTGCTAATTGCATTAAATTTTGTCCCATAGGGGTCTGTCCCATTTTTTCTTGGAGGATATTCATAGTAATTTGTTGTGGATTTGCTCCACTCTGAATTGCTTGAATAATTTGCATTGGATTAAAACCTTGTCCTTGCATTCTCTCTTCTTCCTTTCTTATTTAAAAATTAAACCCTTCTTTACTTTGCGGTTGTGGCTGTGCAGCTTGAGAAATAGCTTCTTTAACTTTAGCCATAGTTTCCTCAAATTCCTGTTTAGTGACAAAATCACCGACTGCCGCGGTTTTCTCAATAGGCACCCAATCATATTCTTCTAATTTAACATTACCATTTAAGTCGATTTGTTTGGTGTAAATTTTTTTATTTGCCATATCTGGAAAAATAAAAATACTTCCATCAAAATCAACTTGAGCTGCTCTAACTTCATCTATTGATGAAACAAATCTTCCTTTCAAGAGATTCTGTTGCGGCATCTCATATGGAACCTGTCTAGGTGCGTATGACTGTTGCGGCTGATTTGGATAATAATATGCATTTGGTTGAAACATTTAGTTTCCTCCTTTCTGTCATAAATATATCCAAAAAGCTGCATGTCTATTAGCTAGTTTTGTTAGAGAGATAGCAGAGACAAAGAGAAATATTTAAAATTTAGCAGGAGATGCTATTTTATGAAGATAAAGAAAAAAAAGTACGTAAGATTAAAAAATAATTAGTTACAATAAAAAAGAGCCCTCCTGAGAGGGCTTTAATCATTTAGATCTACATTAAATTTTTTAGCTAAATATTGAATATTTTTTTGTATTTCTTCATCAGACTGGGATTCTTCTACTATTCCAAAATAATCTATTTTTAATTCTGGAGTATCTATTTGTTTATCGCTGTCGTCATTAGAACCAGGATTGTTTGTATTTAAAGTATGATACTGATTACCCCCTATCATTAAATAATAAGATTTTAATAAATAACCACTACCAATAAAAGAATTTACCTCATCTTTATTTAAGAAAAAACTTTCAGAAGAATTAATTTTATTTTTATTTATGTAAGCAGTATATGGGTACTCTTCTTTTAAAGGCGTTTTTATAACATATATATATTTTTTAGGAGTCATCTTCATAACTTGCCAAGTCATTGACATTATATTATTACCATAATCATAATAATATTCTCTATTTTCATTATTATAATAATCTAATATATGTTGATTTAATTTACTAACAACTTGAGTTCCTAAAGCACCATAAGATTTACTTTTCCAAGACAATAATAAATATCCATTTTTTTCATGACCTGAATATTGAGACGTTCCAAAGATAGGCTTATCAACTGTATTTAAACTAAAACATCGAGGAAAATAAGGAGGATACTTACTAGTAGAAGTAGAATGATAGATTTCTTCTCCACAAGCAATTATATTATTTGAATAAGCACTTCTATTACTACCAACATTACTATGGATAAAAGAATTTTTATTATAAACTACCATATAAATAGTTTTATTAAAAAAGAAAGGTGTATCACTTTTTAAATATAAAGAATCTCCACTTGGTAACTGAATATATCCCATTTCCATATTACCATCTGGAACTATTTTTATATTATTACGAATATTTTTATAAAAAGTATTTTCTTCTTTTCTATCATATATTTTTTCATTATCCTCATAACATCCTGCCCATAATTCTATTTCAGCATTTTTTAAAATACTTCTTTTTTTATATTTACTCAAACTTAAAACAACATTATTATAAGGTAAATAAAATATTCCACCAATATTTATAAATTTTTGCCCCGATCCTGTAATTTCAGTTAAAAAACCAGCAGAAACTAAATTTGTTGATACATATAACTTATCAGTTATCTCATTTGAGCCTACTTCTATATTAACACCATTATTAAAAGTACATTTGGTAAATATAACTCTATCAGAACTTTCAACAACAGGTCCATTAGGAATATTAAATTGACTACATATAGGTTCATCAATTTGAGGATTTCTTACTAATCTACCATTATGTAAAAAATAAATTGCATTATACAATGCATTCCCAAGACTTCCTTTATATCCATTTTCATTAACAATAGGAGAATCACATAAAACAATTAAAGTTTCATATCCAACACTATCACATAAAAACCAATAATAGTTTGCATTTTGAGAAGAAGACATGTTATATTTAACATTACAATATTTATCATTTATTAAAAAGCTTATATCATTGATATTAGAAATTGCAATTTCTGATATACTAGCCCCGCTATCTTGCCAAGAGGTTAATTTATCAGCTAATTCTGAAACTGTTGTACTAATTGATGTACTAAATTGAAATAAAGCCATATTTTAACCTCCTTTAATGTATATCAAATTTATCCATAAGTAATTGAGAAGTTTTAATTATTTCTTCAGATGTCTGATCGTGATCTACTATTGCAAAAAATTTTAAAGACATCCATGCAAGAGAAATACCTCTTTCTGGTTTAAGTACAATATTATCTTGAAAAGAACATTCTATTTTTTTATTTCCATTAAAATAACAACTTAATTCAGAAAGATAGGTGCTATCATAAAAAGATGGTGGAGATGCTTTTATAGCAAAAACAATCAATTTTTCTTCTGGATAATCTACATATTGGTATAAAAGGCTAACATTGCGATCTCTATATTTTATTTTTATTGTTTGATCTTCTCTTCTCATCATAATACCATCAGGATTGGAGGTATTAGGCCAATGAATGGCGCTACTTGTATCATAACAATATAAAAATCCTGTATTTGTGTTAGGGCTATTTAATGGTTTTCCAACAATATAATAAACTCTATTTTTATCGCCATTATCTTTAAGAGTCATTCCATAAGTAGAACTGGTCGTACCACCTCTTATGTCTAAAGAAAAATCTTCTTTATTTTTTTGATAATATGGGAAAAAAGCTGGACCAGAACTCACATAGTATGTAAGGTAATTGATATTGGTTTTATCATACCATCTAACATTTTCTGTTATAATTGCTGTTGCGGGATTCCATTCATAGTCTACGGCTCCAGCTGGCAAGACTAATTGATTTGGACTCCAGCTAGGATAAATAATTTCTTCACTATAAGGTAAATAAAAAATTCCACCAACATTTATAAATTGCTTGCCATCTTCATCTTTAACAATAGTCTTAAATGAAGTTGACCTTAAATTAGTTGAAACATAAAGATTATCTGTAACAATAGCTTCTCCTGTTTCGATATTAGATCCATTATTATAGACACACTTAGTTAACATAATTACATCATCATCGCCACTATCTGATTCATATGAATCAAATCGTCCTCTAAGAACATTGAATTGCGCGGCTAGCGTCGCTGAGATCTTTGGGTTTGACACCAGTTGGTTCTTCACATTGAAATAAATTCGGTTATAGTTAGCTAAACCAAATGTGCTATCTGATTCAGTTCCTGAGTTATATAGAATAATAATAGTTTCATATCCAACTGTATCACAAATATACCAATTAAATAAACTATTTTGTTTTGTTCCAATCAAATCATAATTTATTGTAACATTTTTATTATTTATTGATAAATTTAAGTTACCTATATCTACAATGCTGTGTAAGTAAATATTCGCACCTTGTCCTCTGACACTAGTAATCTTAGCTTCAATATCACTAGGAGACGCGGCTGCCGCGATACTAAATTTATATAAGCCCATCTATTATACCTCCTTATCTAATTTAAACTTTTTTGTTAAATATTGCATATTTTCAAGTATTTCTTCATCACTTATATCTCCACTTGGTTGAAGACCTATATATTTAATTTCTCCATAGGTTTTTGGTATTCCTATTGTTTGACTACTTGTGACAATATTTATATTTTTTAAATCAATTATTGAAGATTTCTCTGGTTCATTTATTGAATAAGGAGTTAATAAATTATCATAAAATTTTTTATCTTTAACAAAAACAGAAAACCTTGGAGGATTATTGTAAGATAAATTTTTACTTTTTGAACATCTAAAAACATAAAGTAATAAAGGAATATTTGAAATATCTAAACCAAAAGTATAAAAATATTGGTCATTAACAAAGTGATTTATTTCATCATAAGAAGGAAAAATAAAACGAGGATAGTTAGAACTAGTGTTTTTAATATTCGTTTTTTCAGCAGTAAACAAACCTAATTTGTCATCATTGTTATTAAGAATATTCCTTGAAGAATATCTTTCTCCATGCCGAGGAGCAATTACACAACGCTCTTGCTCATTATTTCCTATTTCCAAACCTGGTAATTCATATGAATAATCATTTACACCATGTACATTATAACATCTAAGAATAGAATAAAAAGTAAAACCATTTACGTCATCAGGCAAAGATAATTTTATAGAGGTAGAATGGCCAGCTTGTTTCATAAAAAAGCTGTTATTTTTAACCTCATATCTATAATTCGTACCAAGCTTAATACTTGCTGTTTTTTCAGTATTTAACCAAATATCATTTGTAATTTCGGTATTAGCATTCCATTCATATTTGATTCTACCATCTGGTACAAGAATCAAATTTGGACATGTACTATCTGCAACTATATAATCAACATTATTAGCATAAAAAATTCCACCAATATTTATAAAAGCATTTCCTTTAGAATCTTTTATAATAGTTCTAAAATCTATATCTTGTAAACCAGCTGAAACATATAAATTATCTATAGAAATAATTTCTCCATTATCAATATTACTACCACTATTAAAAGTACATTTGCTTGTAATAAGATTGTTGCCTATAGTTTCATCATCAAAAGTATTAAAATTACCTTTTATTAAATTAAATCTATCTGAAAAAGTATCTTCTTTTAAAGGTACTTCAATCATTTTTTCTTTATATCTAAAATATGCTCTATTATATGTAGAAAGACCAAAAGTGCCTGTTTTACCATTCTCATTTACATTTGGAGAATCACATAAAATAATTAGACTCTCTTGATTATAAGCATCACATAAATACCAAAAATATTGTGCTATTGAAGATTTAGATAGTTCATATTGAACATTTAATTCAATTTCATTTATTTTTAAAATTACATGTGATGAAGATATAATAGTATATGAAATATTTGCTCCTTCATATCTAATTTTTTCTAGTTTTTCTTTTAATGAAAATGTATTATCTGACACTCCTATAGTGAAATAAAATAAAGCCAATTCTTCTCCTCCTTTTTCTCAAAATAAATGGGGCTTATTTTAAAAGCCCCTATTCAGTTGTAGATTCCGCACTTGGTTCTTTAGCACTAATGGTTAAAATACTTGAAGAATATGGCAAATAAAAAACTCCACCAATATTTATAAATTGCTTACTTGTATCTTCTTTACTTTTAACTATTGTTTTTACACCAACATTTATTAAATTTGTAGATAAATATAAATTATCTGAAATATTAATTATATTAGCTGATGCTAAATTAGAATTAACTAATGCTCTTGTAATATAAACATCATTTATAGAAGAAATATTATATCTACCTTTTGGTATATTAAATAAATCACTTAAACTAAAACCATCTACAGACACAGAATTTAAGCATTTTAAAGCACCATTGTATTTACAAATAATTAAATTATATCTTTGGTCTGCACTGCTTGTATTGTTACCATCAATGCCACTAAAACTTTCTCTATTTAAAATAGTACAACACTCATAGTCTGGAGCATCACAAATTGTAATGCTCCATTGATATGAGCCACTATAGTTTCCAGTAGTTGGAAAAGAAAAAGTACATACATCTTCATCAATAGTCAAAGAACAAGTAGTTTCACTAACTGTACAAGCCATATTACCATTTTTATTTGTTGCCCATTGTGTAACAAGAGTCTCAAACTCTTTCGGTAAATTATTTATTGTACAGCTTATAGTTTTGTTAAAAATAGACATTAGTTACTTTCTCCTTCCTCGGTCTTTATTGTTGTATTATATAAACTAACCAATGCATTATATGCACTATCATCATTGTCTGTATTATAGTAAGATAAATTAGCTTTATAATCAGATTCAGAAACTTCTGTATCATAAAATTGAACATCTAAATCATAAGAACTTAATCTATCTTCTACCTTCTTATAAACTCTACCCTTAATTGAAGTACCATAAATTTGTAAATCATATAAATTAAAAGCAGAATCAGAATGTGAAGTTAATCTAAACTTAGATGTAGGAATGTGGTTTACATATTTAACAATAGTCGTAACTTTAGAGGTATTTATAAAAGCATCTGCGGCATCCACCCAGATCCCAAGGTCTGGATTCCAAGTTTGTAAAACTGGAATACCATTACCCGTACTAGACACCACAAATTTTACCATATCTATTTGAACTTCCTCATTAAAGTTAAATATTAAACTAAAATTAGAATCAGGTAAAGAAATTGAAGTATCTTCTTTTCCATCAAATAATTTATAAATATCTGCTCTAGTTATTCCTACTAAATTGTCTAAATCAAATCCACCTGCGGTTAAGTTTGATAAATCACTATCCGCGGTTAAAGTATCCATAATTGGTTCATGTAATGCATCAAATGTTTCATTATTATGATAAGAGATATAAAAGTTATTTTGTTTAATATCTTTTAATAAATCTCTTAAATTCATTTGACCAGATTCACCTTTGCCGACATCTATATAAAGATTACCATGAATCTTAGCATCACCATTCTTATAAACTTCAAAGGCATTATTTCTTTGTTCCATAACGCCATTACCAACTTCAAAAATTGTTGTATTTTTATTATCATTATAAAAACCACAAACAGTCTGATAATCATATCCAGCTATAGTTCTATAACCTTCTGCATGACATCCTAATTGTTGCTTCGCGGCATCGCCCACTTCAACGACTCCACCAGCCTGAGTTTCAACGCCCTCTGCATGGCAGCCTGAGCTAAGAACTTTAGTTTGTACACCTTCCGCGTGTCCGCCAAGAATTGCAAGATTTAATTCATCTTTTTTGATTATCTCTTGGCTACCTGTTGTTTCTCCACTTACTGTACCATTTGCTGCGGTTTCGCCTACTTTAGTATCTATACCCTCAGCATGTGAGTAGTGACCAGCGGCGACCGCGCCGCTACCTTCTGTATGCGAACTTTGTCCACTTGCTATTGTTGATGACCCTTCCGCGTGTGCATAAAGCCCAGTTGTATTGGTTAAATATCCTTCACTATGTGAAGCTACTTCTTTAGACTTTGTAATCCATCCTTCTGCATGAGAATAATCTCCACTAGCTTCACATTTATATCCCTCTGCATGAGATCCACTGCCTGAAGCTATAGTTTGAAAATTCTGAGTAAAAGAATAATCTCCAGACGCGTTAGTCTCAAATCCAGTCGCTGTAGCGCCTTCCCCGGTCGCGCTATTATTAGTATTCAAAGTAACACTATTATTGCCAACCGCAGTTTCTTCTTTTCTATTGACACTAAGCGAGCCTTCAATAACAGGGTTTGTTCGACTTATCATTGTTTTTCTAGCTTGCTCGTCTCTAACATTATAAAGAGAGCCTTCTAGTTTTACCTGTGAAACTTCCTCCATTATTAAACTCCTTTTTCTCTTATTTATAATAAATAATAAAACATATTAGCAAATTAAAGTAATATGACCTAAATACGCTCATATGCTCTACTTGCGCTAATACTCATAGTTTGTTGTCCATTTAAAGGTAAAGAAATGCTATTAACAATATAATCACCACTAATGCCACTTACTTTATCATTAACAGTTATTCTTCTATTGACATCTAAATAATAAATAGGAATAGAAGAAATAGATATTGTTTCAGCAAAACTTGTATTTTGATATAACAAATCTCTAAAAGTCTCAAGAGCAGTATAACCAGAAGAGTTCATTTCAATATTGCTATAAATATTTTTATCTACCTGAGAAATAGCTTGACCTTCTTTTCCACACTTATCTCTTAAATAATCAGCAAATGTTATAGATACACCCTCTTCATTTTTAAGTTCTTTACCATATTCATCATAACCAATTTCATCATCATCTTTATTGATAATAACAATATCTGGTATATCAAGATTATATATTTTATTGATTTTATCTTCTTGATGAGATAGTATTCTAGGTCCAATAGAGTCAACTGAATAAGTTCCCATTGCGGTTGAAGGCTCAATAAAATCAATAAAATATGGTAAATGATTTGGTTTATTTAATATATCAAATTTATACTTACCATATGATTGTGTTTCTTCATTATAAGCAGTAAAATCATATATTAAATTCAACAAATCCATAAGCTCTTGTTCATAAATATCTGGTCTGATTTGACGCATATTTTTATACATTCCTCTAAAACATAATTCAACACGCCAGTCTTGTGGTTGATAAATATAAATATCACTTTTAGTTATAGACCAAATTGATTTATTTTCAACTTTATCTAAAGATTTTGTATCTACTGTATAAAATTCATTTTCTTCATTTTTAATAGCTTCTCTTCTATTTTCTTGAGGAGTATCATCTTTTGCAATAAAACTCAAAATTTCGTTATCTATCTTAACATCTTCTAAATTTTTTGCTCCATCAAGAACTTGTATTTTACCAGAATATTTAGTAGAATCTTGGTCATCTCGTAAAAATCTAACTGCATAATAATTTAATTCACTTGGTTTTTCTTTAATTGCAACATGATAATGAATTGCAATATCATTATCAGTCTTTCCCCAAATATGATAATCATTCTTTATATTTTCATAACTTGGAGTATTGCTAATGGAAGTAATTAAGCCATTATTTGTGTTAAATTCATATTCAACTTTACTGTTGCTACTAAAATCTACTTGATAATTTTTATTATTTATTAAATAAATATTGTTATCTGCACTTGAAGTAAAACTTCCATCTTCATTTTTTCGTCCATAATTAGCTAACTGATATGGATTATAAGAAAGTAATCCACTTTCATCAATAGTTAATTCATCATATGATGTATTCAAATAATTTTTCTTTTCTTGAAAAATAAAATGTCCATCTACATCATAAAAATATTCATAATTACCTAACGTACTAACAATAGTATCGAGAATAGTACAAACATTATCTCCAATATTTGAAACTAATTCGCCAGGATATGTAAATAAAGTATAAGTATAACCTATTTCATCCCCAGCTTCATAGGTCTTCCAAACCGCAGGAGTTTTGCTTGAAGTAACTTCGTTTGAATCTGTTGTAAAATGACTATCTTCTGTATTAAAATATAGTGTTTTAGAGCCTTGCCAATGCACAATTTGTTTTAGCTCTCTCGGAATATCTGTAATATAAACATTAGATATACTCTCTCCACCATAATTTACAACAAGAGTCTGAATGATATCAAATATTAACTGCGGCAGTGCGGTTACGTTCCCCTCACTATCCAGCTGATCATACTCATGGAACGTGATACTAGTAGGCAGCCCGCCGCCCATTGTACCATTAAGTAAGCACATTTTATCTTGTAAGCTTAATGAAATAGTCACACTACCTAAATTATGAGAAATACTTGGTTGTTGAATTAAAAAGATTCCTTGTTTAAACCAAATAATATCATCATACTTTAAATCTATATTATTTTCAAATCCGACATATAAAGCAATTCTTTTACTTATAGATAATAGATTATCGACATCTGTTAAATCATTGTCCACCTCATCAGCTACAAAAGTTAAACTAGCAGTTCTTCTTAATGAAGAAGAACCATTTATATTGATATTGCCAGTAGATACTCTACCGACAATATCGCTAATAGGTTTTTCTTCTGAATCTAAAACCTCTATTTTAATATAGCATTGTTTTAAATTATCTTCATCTAATTGCTTTAAAAAATCTTTATCTAACATATAATTCATGACTATACCTCCTCTGGAGTATCTGCACTCAATATGTGAGATTGTGGATGCGCGATCGCCGCGGTTTTAGTATTACAATATACTAAAGTATCACAAAATCCATATTTAGTCAAATTCTCAACAGTATAATCTGCGATTTCTGTTACTGTTGCACTAAAATTATAAGTTAATCTACCAAGCTGGGCATTAGGTGATAATGATACATTAGTCAATCTAACAATCATATTACCTTCTTGAGTAGATTTATATACTTTCCTCTTTCCATCCATTAAGAATTCTATAACCAAATTTCTAAATTCTCTTTCTCTAATATGATCATAATGGTCTATTCTATTTTCAGTATTATAGTCATCATACAACCCAGCAATTACAGTAGAACCATACATTTTCTCTCTTGATGTAAAAGTATTATTATCATCCATATTAAAACTAATAATGCCACCAATAGAGAAAGTCTTATTTCTAGTTCCGCCTGTTCTAGTAATAAAAGGATATTTACCACCAATAGTATCGGTAATAGACTCCTGCACATTAACACTATAATTAGAAACAGTATAATCATAAGGAATTTTTAATTGTCTACCATCTGCATCATATAAATAAGCGTATTCATAATTTCTTAAAATAGGATTTTCTGTTTTGTTTAAACTACTCTTTGTAGAACCATCCTCTTCAATTTGCTGAATACCATATTTATACCAAACACCACTTTCCGCAGTATTATCAAAGAAATAAAAATCTGTTTTATACTCTTCTTCAACAAAAGGTAAGGTAATTGTTTGAATAGTATCCCACATAGTAAATTCATTACTTTCATCTGTATCTTCATAGTGAATACCAGATTTTATTCTACTATCTGCGCGGCGGACGACATAGGTTCCCGCAGCTGCAGCATCAAGGTTGCCAATATGCAAACATACTCGCCCCTCATCTTCCTCAAGCCCGCGATCAGTTAAAGTTTTAAATTTAGCATCTGTGCTGTAGTCAATCGTTTCTATTGTTAAAGGATTTTCTTCAACGCCAAAAACTGCTTTAACTTTAAAAGCAATTTCTCCAGACTCATAGTAGTTTATAGTTGTGTATTGCAATCCAACAGTATAGGTTGCTCCATTGACTAAAGCTGTCTTAAATTTATACTTTATCTGATTTACATCATAAAATTTACTTGCATAAATAATGTCACTATCTTCAATTTTCATACTTTGATCAATGACATTTCCTTTATATAAAGAAACTCTGTAGCTTCTAAGAGTTTCACTTTCATCTATATTATAATATTTGCCTAATACTTCTATTGTTTCAGAATTTACTGTATAAGTATCAGTAGAATCTCCTGTATAATATCCAATACTAGGTATTCTAATTGTTGCTTGACCTATTGCTTTAGTAACTACTATTGTAGACCATTCAGAAAAATTACTTGCATTTTCTGAAATCCAAGCTTGCTGTCCTTTGGTATAAGTAGTAGGATCATACTTAACCTTACTAAATCTTAATTGAATTGAATAAATTCGTCCTGGAATAAACCCGCTAAAACCTGGATAAGCAGTATCAGTTCCTTTTATATCTTCATTTAAAATTTTTGTTACATAAACACCATCTTGTGATGTTTTTTCCCAACCCATATTAAGAATAATTCCTGTTTTTCTATAATGAATATTAGAATCTTCTTTATTAACTGCACTTGTCGCATCTGACTGATAAGTAACAACAGCATGTAATTTTATTGATGAATCAAATTGTATTACATTAAATTTTGATAGCGAAAAATAAATATTACATGCTGGTTTGTTACCTTCAAGAGGCTGATTTGTTGCAGTATCAATAGTCTGCCAAGTAACAAAAGAAGGAGCATAACTATTGACAATGGGCGGGTATAAATCATAGCTTGCCAATTTATAACCCTCCTTTTTCTCTTCTATTGCGGCGGTTGGTTAGGGAGATCTCTAATCGCACTCACTAGACTCTCTGCATATGAGTTGCCGCCTTCCTCAACATAATCACTAAATCTTCTATTGACAGTATCCATTGAAAAGTCATCTATCCAGCCTTGATTTATGAAAAAATGATGTTTTTCTACAAGCCAACTTTTTATATCATTCCGGTCTGATGTCACTAATCTTTTTATACTGTTTTTGTTATCTACTAATTCCTCTTTTATCTCTTGTATGTCACTTTTTATTTCTTGGTGTTCTTTTTTATGCTCATCAAAGTCTTTTTTTAATTCATTTAATTGTTCTAATATTTTATCATCATTCTTTTTTTCTTCCTCTTCTTTTCCAAAATGTTTCTTTAATATATTATAAAAATATTTAAGTAATTCAATTAACTCTTTGAGAGCAACTAACACCATAAAAATAATAATGGCAATAGTTGTAGCTGAATAACTAGATAATAGGTTAAGCATTTTATCTATTCCTCCTTGGGTTTATTCATTTCTCAAAATATATCAAAGCTGCCCAAAGAGTATAATCTTATAACGACCAAATGCGGTCACAGGCTACTATTAACCTATGACCGCATCAATCATTATTCTTCCTCAGTAGCCTCAGCTGTAGACTCTGTTTTGGTAGAAGCATTTTTCAATGCATTCTCATGCATCTCATAGACATCTCTCCAAATGTCTTTCATTACATAATATACTGCATCTATTGGAAGATTACTATTGTTAACCGCAGTTATTATAGTTTGTCTAAGTTCATCCATTAGTTAGTCTCCTTTATCTCTTTATTTAAGTATAACAAAAATTTTTTATTTTGTCAATTTTAAAAATGAACACCAGTTACTTTTGTATATGAATGGCTATGTCCTTCTGAGCTTCCAGTCTTACTAGAAGTAGTACTAATAGAAAGCTGTTTTCCAGATAATAATTTATTGATTATAGCGTTTAAAGAGCCTTTAATTCCTGCTGAAGGATTATTTAATGCTTTTTCAATAGCTTTTTGAATATACTCTTCAAATGTCTGATTTCCAACTTTAATAGTAGAAGGTAATTCTAATTCTCCTGTTAATTTTACTTTATTTCCTTTTACTTCTGTTGTTCCAGTAGAAGTTAAAGATAGGCTACTTCCTCCTCCAAAAGAACAATCTCCACCACCAGCATTTAGATTTATACCATTACTTAATCCAGTTGTACTCATATTTCCTTGACTGATAGTTAAACCAGAACCAGCTTCTAATCCAAAATGAGCTTTACTTTTATCTACACCAATAGCACCATCATTAATTGATACTATAATTCCTTTTATGTCAATTTTTGTTCCAGTGCCTTCAATTCCATGATTTCCATCTGTTACAATCTTAAAATCTCCATCTGTTTCAAAATTAACATTTCCATTATCAGATGTTATTGCATTAATACCAATATTCCATGAACCAATTTTTCCAGATGTCATTTGTCCACCTGACCAATTTGCTTCTCCCGAACCAGTCTTAAAATGAACACCACCAATAACGGCATCAGTACAAGTAAGAACACCTTCTTTACTAAAACGCCATTTAGAACCTATAAGAGAACCATCACTGTTGAGTGTAACATTACCACCTTTAAGGCTTGTGTTGCTAATAGTCCATCCACCAATAACTCCAGAGGTAGACCACAAATAACCTTTATTATTAACTCTAAAAGGTGCGGCAGGACCTTCTCCAAGTGAAATTCCGTTTGTACCTAAATAGAAGCATCCTTCAATATTATTTAACAATCTACCTGTATTCCAACCTGTTGTATTATAAGCAATATATCCACCAGACGTTGTAGGATGAATATCAAACAGTTTAACTAATGAACCATCTGTTGCAGAAGTTTTTACATATAAAGAATTTTTATCAATAGTCCAATTAGCAATATTTCCTTTTGTCGCAGAAAGCTGTCCAGTTCTATCAACCCAGAATGAATCGCCCAAAGATAAACCTTCATTACCTATATAAAAGCCTTTTGTTGTTTTATCAAAACCTTCTTTAATAAAAGCAACATAGCCTTTTCTACTATCTAACACTAATCCTGGTCTTGTAACACCATCTACAACAACCGTGTTTGTTGATAGTAATTGATATTCATCAAGAGTCCAATTAGCGACGTGTCCTGCGGTTGCCCATAGAGTACCATCATTCTCAACTTCAAATACTCCACGATTATTACCTTTTAAACTCTGCTTTCCAAGTCTAATTCCTTGGGTTCCTACGTAAAGACTATTATTCTTAAAATCATGTATGCTATTAGTATTAAATCTTAAAGAAGCATTTGAACTATCTCCTTCATCAACTTCTAATACCAAAAAATTACTTAAAAGACCATTTTTTGTAAAATGACCTACTTTTAATGATCCATTTGATTTCAATTCTAAGTTTCTACCAAAAGATAAACCATCAGTACCTAAATATACGCTTTCACTATCATTAGCTGAATTGTCATTATTCGCATTAACAAAAGACTTACTAATTAAATAAGAAGCACCATAACCAATAAAACTTGTACCTTCAAGATTTTGTCCGATTGTCCAATGCGCACCACTTAAATTTCCTACTTCAAGAATACCTGTTCCTTGAGTTCTTAATCCTGTCGCGGGTTGATTGCTTACTTTAAATGTATTACCAATACTTAAACCATCTGAACTAAGATAAAATCCAGGTTCCATACTGTCTAAAGTATCATGTGGTTTTCTAGTATTATCGCTAGAATAAATTTTAGGACTGCGGCCTTCAGATCCATTAACATCCGTTAAGCCAACTAAATTACCACTATCAAGCACGAGCTGCGCGTTATTTTTTATTACACTAGATAGTGTATTTGCGCCAATTTCCCATCCGCCGATAATTCCAGATGTAAATGTACTCTTACCTTCAGAATTAACATTCCAATAACTACTCTTTATAGCACCATCAGTTAAGTTAATAAGCATACCTTGCCCGCTTGAGTAGTTATCTCTTTCTTCTTGAGTCTTTAAATTATTAAAATCAATTTCACTAATAAAGCTACCATCTTTTTTACTATAATAGCCTTTTCTATTTGAATCATATTTATAGTAATTTCCAGAATATATTGAAGCAAAAGCTTGGTCTGGGTTTATTACAATCTGGCCTTGTCCTGGCATTCCCATAAATGCGGAACCTGTTTTAGCATCTAAAAAGATAGATTGAACACCTTGTGAGTATCCAAATAAACCAATATCTTTATTTCTTAAATTAAGGTCGTTTTCAGTTTCAGAAACCATACTTCTATTAACCGAAGTTCTAGCACCCATGAACATTCCTGTAAAAGTGTTATTATTTGTTTTTACACCAGCACCAATTTGAGGACAAAACATATATTCACCATTATTAGATAAATAATATTTTTTACCATCCCAGTTATTTAATCCCGGAATTTCATATGAATTACATTTCATATTTATTGGTCTAATAATAACAACTGATTCTTGACTAGATTCAATACCTGTATTTAAATCAGCTATTTCTTTATTTTTATTTTCAATTTCTGTATTTAATTCTGACGTTTTTGTACTATATTTTTCTTGTAAGTATTCTAATGGAACTAAATAGCTATTTTCATATGTTTTTAATAAATTAGTATTATATGTCTCAGTTATGGTATTTATATTTTTTATTTTTGTATTCTCAACGTCATCAGCTAAGGTTTTTAATACAGCATCTTTTTCAGAAGTTTTTTCTTTCTTTAATAAACCATATTGTTGTTTTATAACAATAATTTGTTCATTCTTTTGTTCATCTGTAAGATCTTTATTAGTTTTAATTTTAGCTATTTCTCTACTGCAACTATCATTATCTTCTGCTACCAACTCTTCATATCTTTTTTGAACAATATCTTTAGCTTCTGAATATTTTTTTCCAGACAATGTTCTATTTTGATATGATATAATAGGTTCACTAGAAATAATAGTATTTTCTTTATTAGCTTCAATCTCACTTAAATCTAAAGCGTATTGTTGACTTAATTGATTTCTTTGCTCTAATATTTCATCAGACTCAATTTCTCTACCGTATGAATAAAGTTTCTGTTTAAAATTAACAAAACTATTCCAAATATCAACATAATTTTTTTCCACATCATTTCCACTTACATACTCTGTAATATTCACATAATATCCATTTAATGTGTCTAATAGCTTTTGATATTCTTCTTCTTGTTTTGCTAATTCAACCAAATTTTCATTCTCAACTATATTTTTTAATTTAGCAGTAAAATCACTATAATTAGTTGTAACTGTTTTATTTTTAATACTTTGATTAAAAGTATTAAAAGCATCAATAGAGCTTTGTAAAACGTTAACATCTTTTCTAATAATAGTTCTAATGCCATTACCGTATAAAGTTGAAATTCTAGATAAAACATCTTCAAATAAAGAAGATATAGATTCAATATCGTTTCCACCATTATATCCAATACCATAAACACTTGTCTTAGTATTTAAAACAGATATAATAATATTATTTATAATATTTAATTCATTATAAATAAAAGTATCTGCATTCTTAGAGCTACCTATTTTAACTCCATTAGAAAGAATTAACTCACTCATATTAGATTGAGCTGAAACATCTCTATCTAAACTATTTATTGCATTGATAATATTTTGTAATGCATCTATACACTCACTTCTTTTTTGAAGCTCTTCTTTACTTTGTTTAAGTGAATATTCTATCTGATAAAGATTACATGCTTTTAAAAATAATTTTAAATTATCATAAATTAAATTATTCTTATCTAAAGCTTTTTGTAATTCTTCTTTTTCAGAAGTAGATTTACTCAATTTATTTTTTAATATTTTATTCTCAATATCTACTTTTACTTTAATATAATTATAAAAGTCTCCAGATTGGAAAAGTGGATTCGGCTTTGCAACAGGACATTCATTATTTTCAGAGACAGATATTTCATGCACAGTCATGTTCTTATCTAAAAATATATTACTGTTTGCATTCCAAGAGTAATTACATTCTTTACTATCTACTCCAATTAAATTACTCTCACATCTAAAGTTTTCTGTATCATCGTATTGAGGATTATTTCCTGCTGATGTATATAATACATTATAGAAACCACCTTCGAGTGATGGAACAAAAGATTTAAAACTTCCATCAGAAGCAAAATCTGTTTGTGGCTTTTTAATTCTAGTAATTTCAATAGGATAATCATAATAAATATGTAAATCATTATTATAGATATTATTTAAATCATCTGTGCTTTGATCCGCAGTTGCCTTTAAATTAGATAATGAAATATTTGCTTGTACAATTACATAAGGGATATTATTTTCATTATTCCATTGGCTTAATTTATTTTTATCACTATTTGTAGGAATAATATAACAAGAGCTAGAATCACTATCTGATATAGCAAAAGGACAAAAATATTTATTTTCTTTCCATCCTAAACCTTGTCTTTCTCCACTATCAAAAATATTCCAAGACACGTTAGCTTGACCTGTTTGAGAGGAAGCACTCGTATTTATCTCTTCTCCATCTTTATAAACTTTAATATTTAATCTATATAAATCACCTTTAATATGTGAATAACTATTTCCTGATAAAGTATAACACTTCTTTAAAGTATTACTAACTAAATCATAAATATACCAATCAATAGTACCATCATTATCTTCTACTGCCACAAAACGCATTTTTACAGGATGCTCATTACCATTATCATCAACATAAATATCTCCATAACGATATTCTGTATCTCCAATTTTATAGGTAACAAAAGCAGTATATTTAGTACCATTAGTTCCATTCTCACCATCTTTTGAGAATCTAATAGGGACATCTTCATATAATACTGTACTACCAAAAGTAATTGTTAAACTTGAAAGACTCTGCGCGGACTTCGCATTATAGCGACTAGCAAGCTTGTATTGTAGATTCCTATTAGTTCCATTCCCGCGTATATAATAATAATTATCATCTTTTGTTATAGCAGAAGTATTATCTTGATTTATACTTTCAAAATAAACTAAATTAGGTTTTAATAAACTATTGATTGGAACTTTCCAAACCCAACTAACTCTATCGTATTCAGCCTTAGAGATCTCTTCACCGGTAGCCGCGCTTATAATACTAAACTCAACAGGTTTAATCTCTAATTTCTGTAAACTCAAACCATCATAATTATCACTATCTGGTGCATCGCCATCTGCATCATAATTATAATTTACATTAGCATTGTCTAAAACAACTAAAAAATCTTGTCCTTCTTTTGTTCTTATACTAATTTGTTTTGTTTCAATAGGATAAGCAATAATTGAACCCGATGCTTGTTTTTTATTAGCATAAACATAAACTTTAAAAATATTCATGTCTGATGTTAATGAACTTACCGGAAAACTAATCTTAGTAGTATAGATGCCATCAGTAATATTCTTATCATTTAAAGCTACAATATTATAAAAATCGTCTTGGCTGATGATTCGACCTTGCTGGTCAATTTGCTCCCATACGTAATTTAACTCTTCATCACGAACTACATTACTATATAAATTAGGATAATTTACTTCACAAGTTAAAGTTACACTACCTATATTTTCAATATAAGTATTGTTTTCTTTATCCGCATATAAATTAACCTCTTTAATTAAAGAATATAAATTACTTATAGTTAGCTCTCCATAAACCCATAATTGACCTTCATTGGTACCAACATAGCATCTAATTTTAGATTTGTGTTTGATATCTTGATTTGAGATCGTCACCGAACCCGCAGATGTATTAAAAACAAAAGAACTATCATTCTGTGCTTCGCCTAAAACCTCTGTTCTAGAATTTAAACATCTCCAATTCACACCCGCAGAACGATGATAATATTTACTTGTTTCATTTACTGTTGGATCTTCAATAAACCAATAAATAGGCATTTTAGCATAAGAAGTTTCAAGTCCATTTAAAAATACCTTTAAATTGATTTTCTTTTCTTCAATAGAGGAAACATCTTGGTTAGCAAAGAAAGGTCCATTTTCTGCTGTCAGTACAACTTTATATCCGCCTTCAACTGTTTCAATATCTTCGCAAACAGTTAATTGAATATCTTTTAATATAATATCAGCCCAAACACTCTTATCTGTTTTAGCTGGATCTTGCGGGAATCCATCAACAAAAGCAGTAACTTTAATGCTTCTCTTTTTATCAAAAATAATTTCGTCTCCAAAATTAAGAACCAAATAATTAGTTTGATTAGACCAATTTGTTAATTCATATGGATTACCATTAAAAACCTTAGAATCTAAATAAAATTCTTGAATGTCATCTTTTAAAATTCCATCTGCATTTTTTCTGCGGATTGGGATTTCAACTTTAATTCCATAAGAACCAGAAATTCTTTGTTCTTTTGCGATAGAAGTTTTAACATTCATATTTAATTTTAAGATATTATATCCACTATCAAAATATCCTTTTAACAAATCAGATAAATTATATGGAACAATATCATTTATATCTATAGTTTCATCTTGATAAGATGCAAATTTAATTAAATTATAGTTATTAAAAAGATTTTGACTTACTTCAATTCTTTTTAATGTTTCTGCTGTTGTTTTGTCTTCTCCAACTACTGTAACAGAAGGTGTTACAGAATTTAAAATAACAAGAGGATTATCAAAATCTCCCCTTGGCACTAATACTAACACATGATCACCAACTGAATAACTAGGCGTACTTGCATGTGCTTGCAATTTATCATTCTCTAAATATTTTACTCTATAAGTTGCGGTTCCTTGGTCTACTATCTCCATGACTTCCATTTCATAGGAAACATCACTTTGAACCGCGGACACCGCGTTTTCTGACACTGAAGCTACAGCATCATAAATTGAATTAGAGATATAGTCTGCTCCCCTATTCAATGAAGTATTGGAAGCTGCTTTAGTAAAATTCTCTTTTACTGTAGAATCAACTTGAAACTTAGTGTAGTCTGTTGCCAATACTCTTTCCTCCTTTTTCTCTTCTTTATTAGAATATGAAAAATCAAATCTCATTCTTATTCTATTATAACCAAAAATAGCGGAGAGGTCAAGTCCTCTCCGCATAATTTCTGTTATTTTCTAATTCCGTTCTTTTGTGCTGCAATATTTTTAAGATTGAGTAAAGCCTGTTCAATTTCTGCTGCATTGTTAGCATTAGGGAACTCTGCAACAATGTTATAAACATTATTTTCTTCTTTGTTGCTACCTGTTGTTGTTGAAATAGCTTTTCCTTGACTAATTTCATTAGTCATATTAGAAAGTCTTTCTCCAACTACATCAGAAATAGCATTTTGAATTGAAGAAATAATATTTGGCATATTTCTAACAATTTTTACTGCATCTAAAATATTTTCTGTATCAGAAGCATTTAATACAAGTTCTTTTTGATGTAAAATACCAAGTCTACCATTATCACTATCCAGACCATCTCCTTGAGATATAGGCCAGTTTCCTGTGTAACCACCAGTCTTATAAACTTGACCCTGGTATTTAGGATATTTTTTAATGAAAGCTTCAATAAAAAGATCTCTATCTTTACCAGCTATATTCTTTTTTCTTAAATTAGAAGGAATTTCCATTGATACGCCAAGTTGAGGAATTCCCATTCTAGGAGTACCATTTGGAGCCACTGATACAGATATTAATTTATAACGTTTTCCGATAGGTCCAGTTCCACTAGGTGAACCACCACCATTATTTCTACCAGAATCGCTATTAGTAGCGTTATAATTCCCATAATTTGTTGAACCATTAAAAGTAGTTTGACTCGCGGTTGCTGCAGCCTGCATTAGAGATAAATATTGTTGAATATTGTTAATAGCATCTTGAATAGATTGAACAACGCCTTCCCAAGCAGTTTTAACTTGATCAACACTATTTCTTAAATTCTCTAATTGAGAACTACTATCTGAAGCAAGTTCAGCAGTCTTATTCTTCAAATTATCTGTCTCATCTTCTGCCCCTCTAATAGCACCTGATATACCATCTGGTCCAAAATCTTGTCCAGCTTTATCAGCTGTATCTGAAACTTGCTCTTCATATTTTTGAGTTGCTTCAATTAACTTATCATTTGCATCTGTAACCATAGCTTTCACACTAGAACCATTATCGCCAGCCCATTTATCAATCATTTGATCTGCAGCTATATCCCAGATACCTCTTCCTTCAACAAGAGAAGATTCAATACTATCTACAATACCATTCATATTATCTCTAACAGCATCATATACACTATTAAAATCACTAATATTATTATCTGTAGCTTCTTTAACTAATCTCTGTTGCTCTGATGTCATAGACGCATAAGCTTCTTCATCTTGTTTGTAAATCTCAAGAGTCAAACCTAATTGAGCTTCTTGCAATCCAGACTTCGCGGTCGCCGCCTCATTGGCATATCCTATCGATACCTCTTGATACCACTTATCTAGATCCGCCATCTCTTGGCTGTCCGCGCCATATTTTTCAAGATACTCTTTCTTCTTAGATAAATATTCTTGATCTAATTTTAATAAGTTTTCAATATTAGATTGGTATGCTGTCTTAGATAACTCATAAAGTTCTTTATAAGAATCTAATAAAGCTTGACGTTTACTAGCAACGTCGTCTTCATCTGCAACATATTGATAAGTCCAGTTACCTTCTTGATTTCTAGTAACTTTCATTGTATTCTTACTATTTTGAGCATCTTCTAAAGCAATTTCTTTTTGAAGAATATCAAATCTAGCATTTGCTGCATCAATATCGTATTGAGTTAATTGTTTCTTTTCTCTTAAAGCTTTAAGCTCCTTTTCTTGGAACTCTAATAATTTCTGTTTAGTTTTTACACTCTTAGTATCTGTAATAGCTTGATCTACATTAGCTTTGAAAGTTTCTGTATTATAAGCTTTTTCTGTTGCATCCATATACAAGTCTGCGGATTCTTTTAATCTGTCCCATTGATCTTGCATATAGTCAAGTGCGGATCCACCGGTCATTTGTTTCTCAAGAGCATCAATAGTAGAAGAAACAGCATTTTGATATTGGTCTTTAATAAGATTTATTCTATCAAGTACTGCGTCATTTAAGTCTTGTTCGCAATCACGCATCTTTTCATATGCTTCTTGATAAGCTTCACTTTCTTCTCCATAAGATTGTTTCGCGGCTTCCGCTTGTTCTGCCCAGAACGCCTTCTGTTGCCTTAAAGACTCAATCTGTACGCCACTATTACTAATTTGAGCAGAATATAATTTATCCATCATATCATATGCTTCTTCTCCATAGATTAACTCTATAAGTTCAGCTTGATATTCAAGATTATTATTTATTCTATCAAATTCATCCATTAAGTTTTCAAACTTATCTGCGGCTTGATCAATGCCATCCATATAAGCATCCCAAGCATCTTGGAACAAATCTTTCATGTCTTTAGCATGATCCATCAAATCGCTTTGAAGTTCTTTAAGTCTGTCTTGAGCCTGAGAAATTGTTTCAAACATACCAGAATAACCTATAGTATGTAGATTCATAATTTCTCTCTCAACTACTCCTATAGCAGCCAGATCCGCGGCAATTGTACCATTATCACCTTGATATGTGCTAAATGAAGCTACTATGTTTTTGCTCTTTTTACCAAGATCTTCATATACCTTAGTGAAATCTTCTTCCATTTCCGCTAAAAAATCTTGCATATCTCTTTCAGCTTCAGAAAAATCAAGTTTAATTTTATAATCTTCTTCAAATATAGCTAAAGTATTTTCTCTTTGTTTTTTTTCTTCTTCTGAAATCGCGTCAGCGACATCTTTCATTTCATCATATAATAAAGTATCATATCTTTCAATTTGAGCTTTAAAATCTTCGTACTTTTGTTCTGCTATACTCATACCAGCTTCATCTAAAGCACCTGAATTATATGCACTAACAGCTGCATTATAAGCATTTATTTGAGCTTGATATGCTGCTTCATAGTTAGTAATTTCACCAGTATCTTTAAACGTAACCCCAAAAGATTTAAGTCTACCTTGTATCTGTTCTGCTTCTTGAATTTGAAGCTTCTGTTTTTCCTTTTGTTTTTCAATCTGCTGGTCTAATAATTTATTTTCTTCTTGTAAACTTTCAATAAGTTGTTTTCCGGACATTGTGCTTTGCTTATCTTCAAGTTTATCAAGTTCATCATTGATAGCATCAAGTGCTTTGTTTACAGACCAATATCTATCTACAGTATCATCAGTAAACTCTTTTTGGTCTTTAGAGCTACCTCCACCGCCACTGCCGCTAGATTTACTTTTCCCAGCATCTTTTGCACTATTAATACCTGTTGCACCCAAAGCTCCTGCAGCAACTATCATACCTTCAATATCATTAGCTTGCGCACCTAAAGAATCAGCAGCTTCTTGATATTGCTCTGCTAAAGCATTATATTGTTGCGCAGTAGAAGCACTTGCAAAATCTGCATTTAATTTGTTTGCTTGGATAGAGGTAGAAACACCACTTTGGCCTCCAGAGTAATTTACTTTAACTTTGTTTGTTACTCCTTTGCTACCAGGAGTTGTTGCTGCAACTTGAGCATCTATTGCAGTTTGAGCAAATTGAACTGCTGCATTAGCTGCATCTGAATAGGCACTTCCCCAGTTCATAGCTACAGCTCTAGAGTTGTCAATAGAATTATCTGCAACAGCTTTAGCCCCATCTGTTTGGCTAGTATCTGATTGTGCGCTAATTTCAGCTATTCCATTTTCGATAACTTTTTTATATTGAGCTTTTTGCTCATCAGAAGCCATCTCCATTGTAGCTAACTTTCTTGCGGCATCTGCCATACCTTGGTAAGTTGCTTGTTTACCCCTTAATTCAGTTGCTTGATTTTTTAATTTTGCAATAGTACCTTCTGTATCTGTAGCAACTTCGGTTGCAACAGCTTCTTGTGCAGCATTTACAGATTCTTGGCTTAACTTAATTGTTCCATCTTGTAAATATTCACAATTTTGAAGAATACCTGGAAAAGCATTATTTAACTCTCTTATATCATCAGCTGCTACGACAAAACCTTCTCCAATCATGCCAGTTGCATTTTGAATATCTTCAATACCTTGCTCTAAATCTTCAAAAGCTTCTTCTGCTTGAGCATGAATTTCCACATTAACAGAATAATCAGCATCTAAAATTTTATCCATTGCAGATTCAAATTCTTCTGGGTTTGCTCCCATTTTAACTTCAAAATCTTTATCTGCAACTAGCTTTTCAAAATCATCGCCTGCTTTTTTAGCTTCTTGACGTAATGCTTCAAGAACACCTTCATTCATTTTATCCTGAAGTTGAGTTAATGCATCTAAATACTCTTGGGTTCCAACAAGATTCTCATTATTAAAGATTTCTGCTTGTCTTGTCATTTCAGGATAAAGAGCTATAATATTATCCATTTGAGCAGCTATAGCTTGATAATCTTCATTTTCTTTAATGTTTTCAGATGTAACATCACCAGATATAATATTATCTTTTAATGAAGTAGTTTTATCAGATGTTGCTTTAAAGCTTAACTTTGTTTGTTGCTCAAGAGCCTCCATAGTAAGACCAGCTAGAGCATTATTAAAATCTTCAATGGACAAGCCCATTTTATCTAAATAGCTAACTAATTCGCCATTATCTAATAATTCATTTATTTTTTGGAATCCGCTATAGTCAATCATTGACAAATCAATATCGGATGCATCAAAGCCTCTTCCTTGTGTTTCCATTGATTTTGATGCAATTTCCATAAAAGCACTATAAGCCGAAGATTCTTCTCCACCAAGCTGTTTCTGAGCTTCTGCACTAAAATCAAGAATTGCTTGTTTACTTACTGCAAAGTCCTTATCAGATTCTAACGCTTCTTGTTTCTGGAGCTCTTGATTAAATGCAACTGCTAAAGCGGCTGCTTCCTTATCTGTTTTTGTTTCAGTTTCTCCTGTTAAGGTATTTGTATAAATCGCTTTACCTACTTTATCTTTTACATCTATTTGACTTGCATCAATACCCCACTGAGCTGCTAAAGCTTCTTTATAAGCATCATGCGTTTTGTTATCTCTATAACCACCAACGCCACCTTTATAATAACCAAAAGTTGCTTCTTCTTTAAATCCACTATAATCACTAGAAAAGATATCTATGTTTTTTGCAGATTGAGCCATCATAGTTTTTTCTTGCTCATTTGCATCAGCATATGTTTTATCTTGTTCAAGTAAAGAACGAACATCTTCATCTAATAAAAGTTTATTAACTTTTGTATTTTCATCAATACTTTTAGCTAAATCAATAATTTCTTGTTTATTCTCTGTTAAAGCTTCTTTTAAAGATTTATTTCCTCGTGATAATTCATCAATATCTTTACCAATTAAATTTCCATTTTTTTCATAACTACTAATAAGAGTATTTACTGCTGCTTCATAATCTGGTGTACTAACTTGATCTTCTGTATTATAAGCATTATTAAAATAACTTAATTCTATATTACCTATAAGATCTTCTTTTTGTTTATCAAGCGTAGCTTGATTAGCTTGCATTTTTAAGTTTTGAGCTGTTGCATTTGTCATACTTGCAGACTCACTCATTTTATTAAGAACATCTTCATAGCCTTCTTTTAATACAAGCAAGCCTTCAGAATTTCTTGTTACATATTGAGCTAATTCTTCATTTGTATCTACTAAATTTAATAATTGTTCATTTGCTTCTTGGACTGTTCTAGTATATTCTTCTGTTGATTTGCTTAAATCTTTTAATGAATCAACTTTATCTTGCCATTCTGTTAATGAATCATTTAATTCAATAAAAGCATTTTTTAATTTATCAGCTTTTTCAGTTGCATCGTTAGCAGCATCTTTTAATGCTTTTAATTCTTCTTCTGCAGATTGAGTTTTCTTTATGGTTGTATAAATAGCTGCACCAAGAGCAACCACTGCAACAGTAATTGCCGCTATTATTGCCCCAGTAGGACTAGCTAATAATGCACCAAGTGCACTTCCTATTTTAGATAATAATGCTGGCAAAGCACTAAATCCAGTAATAACATTTTTAAGTCCTGTTACAAGCATTGGTAAAGCAGATGATAAAGAAATAACTATTTGAAGAGTTTTTTCCATTGTAGATAAATTATCATTATCAAGAGTCTTTGGAATACTAGCAAGCATCATAATACCAGAAGCTCCACTTGACAATCCTTGAGCTAATTTTGCTGCATCAGAAGCTAGTTGCTTAAAAGCATTATCATTTTTTAACTTCTTCATTGCTTGACTAAGCCTACTAACAGAACCATTAATTTGATTTGTTGCTCCATTTACTTGGTCACCATTAGTTTTCATTTCTCTTAAATCTTGAATAACTTCTTCAAAAATTTGATCAACTGTTTTACCTGTATTTGCAGTATCTGCAAGCTTTTTCTTTATTAATTCTAATGCTATAGATCCTTCTTGTCCATTCTTAGCAATATTACCAAATATATCATCAAAACTACTACCATTACTATTTCTTAATTCTTCAATTTTTTTCTTTAAGTTATCAATAGGCCCTACCATCACATAACTTAATTCTTCAAAATCTCCTGTATTTATAGCTCTTTGAATTATATTATTTATCTCTCCATCATCAATACTATTTGAAAAAGAATTTTTAAATTTTTGAGCTAAATTTCTAGATTGCCTATCAATAAAAGAATCATCAATAACAAATTTGTCTTTAATATCAATTTCTAATCCTTCTTTTAAAAGTTCTAATTCTTTTTGATAATTAGCTATATTAGAAAGATCTTCTGCTCTAATTAATCCAAGAGATCCTTCTGCATTTTTACCTGTGCTATCTAATATTGTATTAAATATACCATCATATTTATTTTTTATCTTATCTACTGTATTTAAGCTTTCTTGTCTCTGCAATTCTACATCAACCAAAGCGCCTCGTTCTTTTTGAATAGAATTAAAAAGCTCTATTTCTTCAGAAGACATCATCTTTTGATATTGATAAATTTCGGCATAATTATTTTTTATTTCTTCGGTTGCATTTTCAACAATAGCTGAAGAAGCTGCATCTCCACCATTATCTTTTATGCTCTTAGCATTATTGCTAATCTGCTCTAATGCTTTTAATTGATTTTCCATATCAGAAATAGACTGTTTTGATTCAACAATACGATTTCTCATATTAGTTAATCCTTGAGCAATTTGAGTATTAAAAACTTTAAAACCAAGCGAACCAATTAAAGGTAAAATGCCTTTTAACCCATTAAAAGATTTAACTACTTTATCTATTGCTTGTACTAGTTTAGTAAAAATTTCTACTAGATTACCAATAGAATCAGCATCAAATAAATCTTGATAAATTTCTTCAGATGATGCTCTTAATACTTCAAGCTTTTTATTTAAAGATTCCATAGCAGTATCTTGCTGTTCTTGTAATGTACCAGCAGCATTCTTAGATACAGCTAAAGTGTTTTCATACATACTCCAGTTATTAAATAATGCAGTTAAATTATTATACTGTCTCTTACCTGCCATAGCTACTGCAATAGCTTGACGCTGAGCTTCCGTCCATCCTTGCCATTTCTCAGCAACCTCTTCCATTACAGTACCCATTTCTCTTAAGTTACCTGCTTCATCCAGAACTCTAATACCAACAGACTCAAGAGTACCAGATACTTCACCAAGAGTAGTGCCAAATTCATCAACACCATCAACCTGTAAGTCGCCCATACGAGCATAAATTGTTTTAAGAGCAGTACCAACAGATTCTGGTGCTTGTTTTGTTACAGAAACAATAGTAGCAACTTGAGCAGATAACTGATCAATATTAACACCCATCATGGATGCGGATGACGCTACTTTAGACATAGCTGTAGCCAGCTCTTCCAGATCTGATGCAGTTGCCGCACCTACTGCTGCTAACTTATCTACATATTCTTCGTATATACCAAAGCCCTTTTCTGCGGCTTCGTTTGCTACATTATAACCATTCCATACCGCTGTGAGTTGCTCAGACACTTCCGCCATAGATTGACCTGTTACATTAGCTGTCTTTGCAGTAATATCGGTTAAAGCTTTAACCGTATCATCATCAAGACCCTGTTGATAGTAAATTAAAGCTCCTTCAGTGTAATCTTTTGTTGAAACAGCAAGTGCTTTTGCAGCTTCATTCGCATCTTTTGAGAAATCTCTCATTTGATCAGCTGATTGCCCAGTTACAATTCTAATATCATTTAAAGCAGTATCAAGATTTTTAATATAGCCATAAGCCTGCTGAGTGCTATTAAGCATTTGATTCCAAATACCTGAAGAAATACCCCATGTTACAGTATTCTTCATTGTTTGAGCCATCTCATTTAAAACTTTATTTGTTTTTTTAATTGTAATTCCCATTTGACCAAAAGAAGCTGCTAGACGTCCAATTGCAGCTTGGCCTTGAGATCCCATACTTCCTAAATCTAAAATAACTTTTTGTAAATTTGTATGGTTTGAATTTAATGATTTATTAAATTTTTCAAAACTTAAAGTATTAAACTTTGGGTCATATGCCTGTTCTAAAGCTTGTTGTAATGCTCTTGTAGACTGTAATGCACTTTCTACATCATAGTCGACCTCAATAGGAAAAGTTCCTTGAAGTTCTCTATTTATATCTTGTAATTGTCGTTTTAATTCATTAACACCTTTTAAATCTGCTATTGTCCGCAGTTTAAAATCTATTGTGTTAGCCATTCCGTTTCCTCCTTTTCTTATTTAATTGCAAAAAAATAAGACCTTACTATTAAATTATAATAGTAAGGTCTTTAAAATTAACTTATTATGACCGTTCAAACTGAATACCAGTTCCTTTAGCCATCTCCATTATCTGTGAATATTTATCAACGTCAAAATCTTTTAATTGTTCTGCAATATCATTTGCGGACTTCGGTGCGAACTGCAAAATCTGGTCTGTGAGTCCTTTAACAGAATATGTATATTTCTTATATTCTGTTACAACAAATTCATAAGCTTTAAGAATTCGATCCATTTCTTCTGAACCAATAGCATCAAATACTATATCAATAACATTATTTGTTTTAAGAATATCATATAATTTAAGCAAATCTGATTTCTGGGCATCTGTAAAAGAAAGATTTGTGTGTGTGATAACAATATAATCTGCTAATATACAATTTCCAAGGAAATCATTATAAATAGTTGATGTAGTAGCCTGCTCCACAACCGCCTGAATCATATCATTTAATTCTTCTGTAGAAATATATGTTTTTACTTCTACTTTTTTATCTCCAATATAAATTTCTTCTATATCTTCTTTAACCTTTAATTTTAAAGAAGAGAAACTAACTTTTGCCATTCCTTTTTCTCCTTTTGTTTTTCTTTCTATAATAATTATAGCAAAAAAATTTTGTCTTGTCAAGTTAAAGCATTTTTTAATTTATTTAGATGTAAACTAACATGAAACTCAAGATTTTTTATTTTATCGTTTTGATTTTTAGCTCTAACAAAGGCTTTTATTAAATTTGGACTATGTCCATATGAATTTTTAGTTTCATCTAAAACACCGCTTAGTCCTGATGGAGATACTGAGATAATTCCACTTTCAGAATATTCTGAACTACCACCTACAATATTGGTGTTTTGCAATATAGAAATAATATCCCAAATAGAATAAAACTCTCCATTTACTACAATAAATTGTGAAAAATCTGCTGTGCCTTGTCCAAAACCACTAATTAGAACATCTAAATTTCTTGCTACAAGATAATCTTTTATTTTAATATATTCATTTTTTAACTCGTTTGCATGAGCTAATATATTATAGACAGAAGCTAACTGACCATAATGAAAAGCTTGTTGCAATCTACGAACGAAGCTTTTTTCATTAGCTATTGTTACTTGAATATCATTACTATCAATAGCACTTTTATACCATTTAGTTGAAATACCTAAATTTATATCAAGTTCATAATCCGGCCCTTTATCTTTTTCTGATAAAGTAATAGTAAAATGATTAAATTTATTATCTGTTTTATAAGTTGTTTTTCCAGCTCCATATTGAGATTTGAATCGTTTTAAATCATCAGATTCCATTTTTACACTTTGACTTCCTACCATTGTAGACTTAATATTAGTCAAAGTTTCATTCATTAAATTCAAAACACCTCTTGACGTTGCGTACTCACCTAATTGAGCAGAAAAGATATTTTTAATGTAGCCTTTAAATGAATCTTTTTTTAAGGTTTTAGAAGATAACCCATTTACTAAATTATTTAAACTTTTTATAATAGAAGCTAAATTAGCATTATCAATAGTTACTGTTTTATTCTCCCATGACTTAACTATCTTGTTTAAATAATTTCTTAAATTTCCAATTTTTTTATAATCTGTAAGCTTATTTAAAATAGCTAACTCTTTTCCACCTACTTCTAAAAGATCAGTTGATCTTTTAATCAATTCTAATAAATCATCAATATTTTGAATATCCTTTTTATTTTCTAAAATTTGATCTAATGTTTTATAAGCTTGTTGAACATTTTCTATATATTCTTTATTAGTTGCATTATTTGCAGATTGATTTAAAAAATCTTTTAAACTATCAGAAATAAATTTTACAATTTCAGATTCAGTTAATTCACTAGCATCAGACAATAGGTCTATTCCATATGCATTGGTAGCACTGTTTATACTATTCAAAAAATTTTTTTGATATCTATCTCTCATTCGATTATAAATATCATTTCTATTTTGATTATATGTATTTATAAAAGGCTGAGCAGCAATTAAAGCTTTTTGTTTATCTCTATGTATGTAAAAATAATTTTTCCCACGACTTTTTTGAAATAATTGTTCTAAGTATTTATCATAAACCATATTTTATTCACTTCCTTTTAGATATAAAAAAATTGGGAGCGCACCGCGCTCCCGCATCTTTTTATATTATGGTACTATTTGACTTTCTTTTTCTGATGCTTCTGCTGCAGGATAATCAGGAGTATCCTTTGCTAATGTACCATGCTGTTTAGCATGAACAGAATCAGAATCATTTCCAAGATTATCTGTACCGATAACCTGCATTACACACATTACTTTCTTTGTAGAATCGAACTGTGTATAACCAGGGAAAGCATCCATAGTAAATGTAAATGTTGAAGGGTCACCAGATGAAGCCATTGAGAATGTGAATCCAGACTGAACCTTTACACGAGGTAAAATAATTTCAGCTGCCATATCCTGACCATCATCTTCACGTCTAAACAGAGTCTGAGCTTCAACATAGAAGTAACCACCAAAGTCTTCTGGCTTAATCTCTACTTCTGTTACACCTGTAGTCATAATTAAGTAGAAGTCTAACTGAACAGTCTTACCATTAACAGTTTGACCATCAGAGTCTTTAAGCGTAAACTTAGCTACAGTATCTTTGTCTACCTTGTAGTCTTGATGCCCTTCACTTGTATCTTCAGTTGCCTTTGTGCCAGAAATAGCTACATCGCTAATCCAATCGATACCTGCACCTGATCCATCAAGAATAGTAGCATAAGCTGGAATAATGCCACAAACAATAAAAGATGTTGCTGTATTTAATCCAGTCTCTTCTCTTAAATCATCAAGATCAACTTCTGCTACACCAGTACTGTTTGTCATCTTATTTACTGTAATGTGAACGTGGCTTACGTTCTTTTTATCTGGGTTAATAAGTCCTGCACCTGAAAGTACTGCTAATCCCATAGGAGATATAAGTGCATCTTCAACTGTGAAGGTCATTGTCTTTTCACCTTCCCAAGCAATCAGACGGTTATTACCTTTACCACCTTGAGCATAAACTGTTGTTGTAGCTTGCTCAAGACTAGAAGTCTTAGCTGTATCAATCATGAAACAAGGCTGACCCTTTTTGAATGTCTTCTGACCAATCTTTTGATTGTTCGCTGTAGCCTTAAATACTACATCGCAAATCTCGCGGACACCGAACTTCATGTTTATTTCCTCCTTAATTTTAATTATTTGGAATGGATATCGTCCATCCAATATTCTACTTCATCTAAATCTGTTGCACCAGCCATTATAGCTTGCATATGCATATCATAAGCAAGTTTCTTTTGATAACGAGTGAATTCATCAGTAAGCTGATATACAGTATAATTCATTAAACTGTTAATATCTTTTTGCTCACCAACAGCAAGAATTGAAATATAAAGATTAAATATCTCTTTTGGAGCATCTTTTTCTTTATGCTGTTTTTTAAGCTTATCGTGTCTTGCTTTTAATTTTGCAGCAATCTTCGCGGCAAAGCCATCAGCTGGATTATATTCTCCCTCTCCTTTGCCGGGTGGTGTTAAACAGAACATATCTATTATAATACTTTTAAAAGTATCATAATTACCTAAATGAATAAAAGATTTTGGATTATTTTCTAAATTTAAATTTGTTAAAATAATCCTATTAGGTTCAAATTTTATTGAATGATTTGGAAAAAGTAAAGTTAACAACAATAGAGTATCTGTTTTAAACTGTGCTTTTTCTTTTGTATTCATCATTGACATAAATATTTCAAAATCACTCTTATTCTCTAAACCTATTTTGTCCTCTTCAGGTAACAAATCTTTTGAAAAATTTAAAAATGAACAACCTGAATGAAAACTTTCTTCACTAATAAGTGAAATTTCTTTAATAGTGGGTTGATGAATGTTGACCTGAGCATCTAAAAAGGGGATATCTAACCCCGATAAAAGTAATAAATTATTTACCATTATCAGGGTCACCCGCCTCTGGAATAAAATCATCAGAACCATGAACCGCGGCATAGGTTAAACAATAGCCAGATAATTCTTCTGAAATGACAATTTCATTACATCCCATAAAGTTTAGTGTTCCCAAACCCGAAAGCTTACATTCATTTAAAATACCATCAATATAGCCAGCAATCTTAAGCGGTCGCTGCCTATAGTTTCCCACATCCCAGTATTTAGTATGACAGATTATATCTATCATAACAGTACAATCCCTAAAATGAGGATTTTTTTCACAAGGAGCAAAATTATCAAAAGTTATTAAGATATAGCTTTTTACTTGCTCATTTTCGCCCATCTCAAGATTAGGATTTAATCTAATATATCCTTCATCATACATTTTAGCTATACTTTTTTCTTTTATTCTCTTATTATACTCAGGATTTGTCATATCAAAAAGACAATCTTTAGTATTTATAATAAGTAATCTTTTAAGCATATCACTATATGGTTTGCTATCTACAAATAACTTTTTTAATATTGCTTCTGTATCTTTTTCACAAGAGAGAAAAGTGGATTTTATTTCTCCATTGTATCCATTCATTTTTCCAGCTCTCATTAAGAATCTCCTTTAACTCTAGAAAGAATCAATATTTACTTTTAATGTAATATCTTCTTCTCCCTCTCTAATATAAGAAATTATAAAAGAATCAGCTTTTCCTGTTAATATATTTAATACTAACGTATTTTCGTCTGATTTTACAATTTTAACCTTATTAGAATTAACTACAAATTTACCATTACTAGCATTTTTTATAGAATATTCAATTTCTTCTCCAAAAACTTCTACAATTTGCGGGCCGTCGATATGAGGATCTCTTCGTCCAAATTCTTGAATCTCAGGAATGATCATATTGTCTTCATCAACATTATCAAAGTATTCATCTAAATAGACTTCAATGATGCCTCTTTGACTATATCTATCAACTGCGGCGACTTTCCAATTATGATTATCAAATTTTACAATTTGAAATCTTTTAAAAAACGCTTCTGTTTCTTCGTTTTTAGTAATATAAACAATTAAAGTATAATTTAAGTCGTTACTTTCGATTGAGTGTTTCTGTCTCCAGATTAAGGAAGTCTCAACCGGGCCCCGCAAATAAACCCAATACTTGTTTTTATTTATATCTATTGAATAATTACATCTTCTAATTGCTGCTCTAAAATAGGCTTCTTCTGCATAATCTTGTAAATATGTAATCCAATATGTTTTAGTTCTATCCCAATAAAAAGTATCGCCCTCTTGCAATCCAGCTTCAAATTCAATAGAAATTTCTTTTTGATCATAATCTTCTTTCAGCTTATCTGGATTTATTAAACAACGCCATTTTTTATTATTATTTAATGTTATCCATTCAGCTTGATATGAATTTTGCTGAGAAGAAAGCATAGATTTTAATTTACTTTTATTTAAGCGACAATCTGCGGATTTGCCACCTAAATAGTTTATTCTTGTGGACATTCTATCGAATCCAGACATCGCTTCACCTCATTCATTAAACTCAAGCATTCAAAAATAGTTTTTCTAAAATAAAAAAATTCTTGTTCATCATCCTCATTATCTAAGAACAATAGACTTTCTAATTTACATAAAATTTTAAAAAAACTAAAATAATCAGATAATAAACTATCTAAACCTACTAATTCAAAGATTGTATTATTTAAAGAAGTTTTCCAATCTTTATTTTCTTCTTTCAATGGAAGAACTTTATAAATCTGATTTGTTAATCTTGTTATTGTATTTTTAACTGCTTCTTTTGTTACATTGCAATTATATTTTATAACCATAGGATGGTTCCTCCATTATCTGCCCCATAGTAGATAACATAAGACCATTCTTTCCTCTTTTTCTTCTCTTATAAAGTCTTTGCAAATGAAAACCTTGTTGTGTATAGCTTTCTTTTAAAACTTTTAATTTAGCCATGTGATTAGCTTGAGAAGTAAATTTAAAATCAGATCCACTATATTTCATTCGTGTATTATCTACATGAGCTAATTGTTGACCTAACCATTCTACAACCATATACATAGCAATAATCTCTTTTTCTTCTGGAGTTAATTCTGCATTAAAGTAGCCGCCTATCCATCCGATAGCCGGCACTTTTACATTATCACTTTCAACTCCACAATAGTCGCCCAAGTCATCATAATAACCTTCTACATAGTCATAAATATCAAATCTTGGAAACTCAACAAAAGAAATTGCAGCAATAAGCATTTCTTGAAGCAAAGGTAACGTTTCTACTTCTGAAATTTCCATATACATATCATCAGTTACCTTTTCAAGAAATCTATCATATATAGCTGAGAATGAGGTTACTTTATTATCCATAGAGTATCCTCCTTTTCTCTTTATTATCCCATTTTTGTTACATTATATTTAGGAGTAGTTTTTCTAGTAGGTGCAGCCGTGGTTGCGGTTTCCGCCTTTGGTGCTACCTTTCTAGTTGGCTTAGTTTCCTCTACTGGGGCATCTTCGTTAGCCATCATTTCATTAATCTCAATCGCTGTATTTACATTAAAATTAAGCTTTTCGCCCAGCATTTTTCTTTTTCTCATGTCTGGAATTTGAAGATCAACCGCAAGTTTCTTAGCAGTATCAAGCCCGCCTTCTGTTGCAAAATTGATAAAATCTTCAAATTCATCCATTGTGCCATTTAACAGAATATTCTTAATATCTTCTGTACTATAAAAATATTCTGGTTCTACTTCCATATTTAAAAATGCAAGTGCATCTTTATCATTTATTGTTAAACAATTCTTTAAAATATAATCTCCGCCTGGAACATATTGAACTTTTTGTAATTCATCTAAAGAAATTTGTTTTGTTTCTCCAATATTAAATTGTCTATCAATTCCATCTTCTGGAATTTGATATCCGACACTATTTGTGCTATTGTTTGTTACAGAAATTCTATCCATTATTAAATTCTCCTTTATCTCTTAATAGCAGAAAATTGGGGAGATAATTCAATCTCCCCTATTCTCTTGTATTATAAATTACGCTCTTGTTAAAGATGTATTCTGATATACACAGATAGCATTAGAGAAGATTGCTCTTACTCCGACTTTCTTGTAAACCTGAATTTCTTTTGAATGGTCATAGTTTGTGTATTCTTCTGCGATTGCGCCACCCTCAAATGCAATCTTTACAGGCTTTTCTGCACCTGTTGGAATAATCCAAGCATATGAAGGATCGATAACCTTAACAGCATTTGTTTCATCCTCGAATGACTGTGGAAGAACTACTACTTGGTGACCCTTATAATTACCAATATAACCATTAGACCACAGAGTATTCTTCATTGCATCAGACATTCTAGCATCTGAAGGAATCATTGTTGCAGCAAACTCAAATGTACAGTAAATCGTTGAACGACTACCATAAGAATCTGCAATAGAAAGCAGTTCATCCATCTTCTTCTCTACGAAGCTATTTTGCTGTGTCTTATTAGCTGGCTGAATTGAAGCTACAGCACCAATCAGCTGTTTCTCAATCTCAAGATAGATGCACTCATCAATGCCCTCCATAAGAATATCAAGCACTTCAGCAAAATCAACTCTACCATCAAGGAACTCCTCAAATCCGATCTGAGCAGCACCACCAAAAGCATTTGTTGTTACTTCGTAACTTCTACCATCAAGCTTGAATACTTCGTACAGACCAGCCAGACCAACTTTACCAATAAATGTCTTAGCTCTTCTTCTAGAAGCAAGAGTTGTTTTTTGTGTAAAGATAGGCTTCTCACCCTGTGCAAATGTCTTAATTTCAGCAAACTGTGAATATTGCTGCATTACTCTCTCTGGAACAACATCGTTAATTGTCTGTTCCATTAAAGCAAAAATTGTATTTTTATTGATTTGATAATCTCTGTATGTACCTGCAAGACCATTTAACTCTTCTCTAAGAGTGTCATTCAAATCTGCGTAACTGTATTGCTTTTCGCCAAAGCTATAAGCAACAGGAGCAGAAGGCTTAGCCTTAGCGACTGTCTTAGCAAGCTGTAAAAGCTGTTTAAATTCCATCTTCTAAATCCTCCTTACGCAATTCTCTGAAGTTTAAGTCCAGGCTGTCCATCAGGCATTGTATATACCTTAGCTACTACAAACTTAATAGTACCAACTGCCGGATCAGCATCTTTAGTTAATACTAAAGTATTATATTTTGATATGCCATCTGCGCCAGTGTTTTCAACTTTCTTAAGTTGAAGTTCATCGCCAACCGCATATTCTTTACCTGTTTCAACCATGTTTGTTGTATAAATATCTCCAATATTTGTCTTAAACATTCTTGGAGCGATTCCATCCATACGATATGGATACTCTGTATGACCTGGATTAATTGATGCACCTTTTGTAAGTGCGCCGTCGCCATATCCTGCTGTTGCCGGCTTTGATGTTACATAATTATCGCCTACTCTAATCATAGCGAAATCTTTATATGAAGTTCTCCAGAAATCCTCATATAACTTAATTTCGTTAAATACGAGCATTGGCTCTCCCTTACCCTCAGCAGTTACTCTTCCTGTGGCATAATCATAGAACATGAATTCGCCATTCTGAAGTACTTCTACTTTAGGATCAAGAGGTAAACTTGCATAAATCTGACCTGTTTTTTGAGCTGATAACTGATTAGGTTCTACTTGACCATAACCAACTCTAGTAAAATTTGCCATTATTGTATTCCTCCTGTAATATTTATTTACGACTCTTAACTGCATCTACTGCACGCAACCACTCAGGAACATCTGATTCAAGATCACTATTCAAATTATATGTGGTTGGAGCAGGTTGCTGGGAATCTTCTTCTAAATTAAAATTAACTTTCTTTCTTACACAAATAACAGAAAGCTTAGCCTCAATATCATCTAACGAATACTGAGATTTATTAGCAATAACATCTTTCTTATCTTCATCATCAAGCATATAGAAACTAGCGATAAGGTCATCTTTCTCTTTATCTTCAACTTTATTCTTGAAATCAGTAAGAGCATCACAAGTTTCTTTTAATAAATTATACTGTGATTGAAGTTCTGTATATTGCTGTTCAAGAAGAGCATAATCTTTTTTCTTCTTGGAATCGTCATCATCCTGCTTAGGCTCTTCCTCTTTCTTAGATTCTTCTGCCTTAGCTGGCTCTTCTTCCTCTTTCTTGTCTTTTTCTAAAGCACTATCAGTAGCAGGTTTCTTTTCAGGATCTTCAGCTGGCTCTTCCTCTTTCTTTTCGCCCTCTTTTGGCTCATCCTTAGCCGGCTCGTCCTTTTCCTTTTTATCTTCTGGCTGTTTAGAAAAATCCTTCACTACATCTTCACTATCAGTGATTAAAGTTTCATCTGTTTTGACCACTGTTTTTTTACCTCCTTCAGATATTTTTAAAGCACTTTGGACTTCTTCCATCATACTGTATAAGGTAGTCATAAATTCTTCACTATCTTCTTTACTAAAAGAAGCACTAACTTTTGGTGCAGTTACGCTAGACCCCTCAAAACAAGGTGGTACATCGTCACCAAGTATGCAAAGCTTATAAAAAATAGCTCCATCAACTAAGAAAAAATCATTCCCAGAATTATAATCTTTTACCCAATTTCCTGTCATTGTTTTATCATCAATTTCCATTGAATGGGCTTTACCTTCATCAATAACACTTTGACATTCAGGATATTGGTATGTCCAAAGATAACCTTCTGTCATTAGATATTCTCTAATTATTGAACCATTTATTTCATCATAATCTTCAAACTTTTGAAACCAGACCCTTGCATCCGTAGGAATAAAACCATAAGGTCTAGTAGTGCATTCTTTTTTAATACCATCATGGTCAATAATAACTCTTTTGCCATGATCTCCAAAATCTTGCTTTTCTGCATTATAAGTTCCAACAATAGGAGTTCCACGAAGTGTGGTAGACATTTCCTGTAAGATTTCTTTTGAAAAATAAGTTTTATTTCGATTTTCTCCTACGTAAAGAACTTTTATTTCACATTTAGATATTAAAGGGTTAATATCCAATGGTTTCAAATTTATAAATTCTGGAGCATCAATAGTAGCAACAGATTGGTACATTACTATTTCTCCTTTCTATAAATCTTCTATATTATATTAAAAGAACAGTTATGCATTTTGAAAAATCTGACCAAGAGTTAGAGAAAGTATTAAGACATACTTTCTCTATTCTGTAAAGTCTTATCAGATTTTTTATCATCATCCAATTCTTTTCTACCTACTTGCTTTTCTTCTATTTTAGGTGCTGTACCTTTAGAATTATTAACTTGGTTTAATGCATCTGCATTCATTGTAGAAGACATCATAGGTGGGATAAATAAGTTAACCAAATCTAATACTTCTGTCTCAAAATGCGCGGTCGCGAGTATGCTACTCTGACTCTGGCCTAATGCAATCTGCGGAAGCATCTTAGAATAACCAAGCTGAGTTTGTTCTTTATAAAGTTTAGACAATTCTTTATAATTATAAATTGTTGTAGTTAATAACTGTACTTTATAAACAACTTTTTTAGGCGTTGTATTAAAAGGATCAAGTAAGCTATTTAAGAAATCTTCAAATTGAAGCAATAAATTATACATTGTAGCTTCATCATTCATAATAGATTTTTCCAAAGCTGTATTACCTGTTGTATTAAACAAGTTTAATGACATACCGGCTTCATTATATACCTGTCTTTCAATACGCTCTAAGTCATCAGTCTTAGTTGCACTATCCTCAGCCATGTCCGCCACTTCGACGTCCGCGAATGTAGTTAATACTTTGATACCAATCGCATCAGCTAACATTTTTACTGCATTATTATGAAGCTGTTGTGCTTCATCCATATCAAATATTAAATCTCCATTTTTATCAAATGGCATTTTTTGAATAACAATTTTTAATAACTTTTGTAAAGTTCTTTGCTTATCAATAGCTTGCGCTTCATCTAAATCTATAAGCAATGGAATTACTGCAATAAAAGGTGGATAATCTTCTCCATTTACAGTAAATTTAACTGTCATTTTTGGGTCTAATAAATACCAACCACTAGTATCTCCAGAGAATTGCGGAGGAAGCTTTCCTTTTTTATAAAGAACATATCCTTTTTGGAACTCTTTTGGAAATAATTTTAAAATAGCCATTCTTTGTGCAACAGTTCCAAATTTATCATCAAAATATCTCATATTAAACTCAACTGCGGGCTGATCTCCATAGTTGAATCTTGAACGACAATAATCTTGAGGTAACTCTTGTAAAACTATTTTTTTAGCTGTTGGAACTTTATACCCATAATAGCAACCATTTAATAAAGTTTTTAATGCAATTTCACCTAAAGTTTTTTTAACTCCAAAATTATCTAATGTAGATAAAACATTATCAAAATTAGTAATTAGCTTTTCATTCTTATATTTTTTATCTTTAACATATGGAGTTACATACCAATCATATCTATACAAGAATGCCATATATCTGACAATTCTTGCATAAATACCGCTTGTACGATAAAAGAAATTAGAAATTTCTCTCATGGTTTTTAGGTCATAATTATCAATAGCTCTAAGCACCGAGCACTTATCTGCTAATCTTGGATTAGTTTTTCTTAAATCTCCTAATTTAAAAACTGCATCATCCAATGTCTTAACTCCAACTCTAATAGAATTAAAATCTACTGCTGGAGCTTCTTTAATAACTGGTCTATTAGAATAACTAATTTTTTGGTCGGTATCCATATCAAATCTTTTATTTGAATCATTTGGTATCGCAAAAACCATAAGATACCTCCTTTATCTAAAATAATTATACTAAAAATTTCGGCTTTTGTCAAATTTATCTAAAATAAATTTACCATCCATTGGCTGCTTTCATTATATAATCATAATTCATAATATGCTCATCCCAATATGGTATTGCAATTAAAGTAATATTATGTAATTTACAATATTTTCTTTTTTGTGCATCATTATATTTTTGTTTATTTAAACCTGACACTCCACCGAATTTACTTTTTGGTTCATAATGTTGGATTCCTTGAAATTCAATTAAAAAGTCAAGGTCTCCATTATCATCAAAAACTGCAAAATCAAAACGAAGCGGTCTTCCGCTTGAACTCACCAAGTCAGGGAAAGTATATTCCTCCTGATAGTCTAAACCCGCAGCATCTAAAATTTCACAAATTTTAATTTCTCCTCTTGAACTCTTCATAAATTTCACATCCTTTACTTATATATTTTAAATTCAATCTTTTCATTTTAATAATTCTTGACCTAACTATAAAACATCATATTAGCAAAATTTCTAGAACCACGTTTTTTTCTTTTTGCTTCTTCTTTTTTAATATATAACAAACCATATTCAAAAGCAGAGAATTTATCCTTTTTAATTGTTTTTGTACTTTGTTTAAGAATTGTATTAACGCCTTCATTTTCTTCAACTAAATTCATCATTTGATCTCTTAAAACAGAAGTTAAAACAAAAGGTTTTAACTTTTCATTTCTTTGATCTATTGACATATTTTGACCCATCTTAGTCTCCATTAACTTCATTTTAGCTTCACGTTCATCAATTAAAAGTTTTATTTTACCACTACTTAATTGTGTTTGAGCATAAGTATGAGCTTCTGTATTAACAGGAGCATTAGCCTTAATAAGATACATAGCATCACGTTCCATATCATCAGTTCTAAATTTTTTATACTCTTGTCCAGCTTCTTCATATGTTCCACCTTCAACACCAAAAGGAGGTAATGTTTCACCAGTTTCTGGATCTATTTGACTCTTAACCATATAATCAACAAGACCAACACCAAGACCATTTGCATCAATAGCGCAACATCTAGCTTTATATCTATAAAATAATCTTTTAATATAAATAGCTTGTGTTTCAAAATGTTCTGCTTCATACGTATAAATATTTACTAAACTCTTAATTGCTGAACCTTGAATTTGCGGCGTAACCTTAAATACCATAACCTCAGTTGTACACCCTATACGACCAACATCTATACCTAATACATAGTAAGCTGATTTAGAACTACGTCCACTCCATTCGTATTCTGGTTGATTAAGTTCTCTGTGTTTATCAAATATTTGCGCACTAAAGTAAGCATTTTCTGCATCACCGCTCCAAACAGAACAATATTCTCTTTCAAATGATGCTTCGTTAAATGTACCTGACATTTTTAATTCTTCTACAAAATCTTCATTTAAAAGTCCTTCTGTAACAGGAGTCTCATAGGTTCCGCCCATAATCATTGTCTTATCAGGTTCAATAATTGATTCTACTAAAAGCTCACATAATTTATCATAAGCAAATGAATTTTTATATCCAGCAGTTGTAATATAAATCTGGCTCTTGTTAACAACTTCTCCAGGTACACGAGAACCATCTGGAAGCCGCCTGTCTACATTTGTAGTAGGAATAATAATTTCATTAAGTGCAGTCTGATCAATAAGAACACACTCCTCCATAAGTCCGCCTGTACGACGCTGACCTCTAGAACTTTCCCTTGCCGCAAGGATATCTATCTTGGATCCATTTTTAAAAATATATTTTACGTTATCTTTGGTCTTAGTAGAAACACCTCTATCCCAGTTAATTTCATTATTAAGCGCGGGAATCAGTCTGCATATTTCCTCTATTTTAGCTACTGTGATACTAGCAGCCTGCTCTTTTCCGCCCGTAGTAACGAACAATTCTGAACCGGGATATAATATACATCTAAGCATAAGAACCATCATCGAAAGAAATGACTTCGAATAAGCTCGAGGGAATGTAGCATACACCTTGCGGTGCCGCATTACAACTCTAATAAAAACTCTCTGATAAAAATAGAAATGGAAAGTGCTATCTGGCCCCTTTATAAAATCTACAAAGAGGTCAGGGTACTTTCTATAAAAAGATATGGTATATCTGATTTCATCAATATGTTCATTGATTCGTTCTTCTGACATTCCTATTTTTTTATTTTTTGAGCCAGAGAGGTCTAATAAACTTTGTAAACTCAATAGTCATCCTCCTCTCCTAACTCAGAATCTAGAAGAGCTCTATCTTCTTCAATTTGTTGTGCAACGCTTTCTTTATATTCAACAGTAGCGTCATCATCAAGCTCAATATGATCAAGCCCTTTGGCTTTAGCAGCCTCTTTAGCAGCACGCTGTTCGTCGGCACGCTCTCTTTTCTTAATATACTCTTCAATCTGTTGAGCAAGACCAGAATCTGAAGTGATAAGATTTCTTGTATAGGTCTGCAAATCATCAATTACCTTATCTACAATATCTAGAGGCGTATCAATAACATACTCTGGAATTGCGCCTTTTGTTTTTTCACAATAAGCTACTAATTCACCAATAGCATCAAACTGTTTAGTCTTTTCATCTTTATTCTGAGCCGCAGTAAATTTACTAGATTTCATTTGCGCATCATAGACTTTACTTAATTTTTGATAAGTATCAAAATCTCCAATATCAAGAGCCTGATCCATTTTAAGTGAAGTCTTACAAATAAACATTAAAGTCTTATCGGTTGCCGCGTCTTGAATATCAAATGAATTTTGAAAATCATTATACATCTTTTCAAGTGCAACCCAATCAGCAGCAGAATACATCTTACCCCATTTCATAGCAAGATAAACCTTATCTTCTGTTGTTAAATCAGCACCTACATCTATTAACTCTACATCTTGCGGGAAGCCGCCTCCGACTTCTTTAATCTGGCCACTGATTTGCTCAAATCTAGGTTCTGGCGCAGTAGTTTGAATATATGTTTTATATTGAGCTTCTGAAATTTCTCCGTTTTCATAAGCTTCTTTGATATGCTCTTGTTCTTCTTCAGTTCCAGCCGAACCGCCCATCATCTGGAGCCGCACGTTAGCTTCTTGATTCAATCTATCTGAATCCGCCCAAGTGTAATTCTTAAACTGTTTTAATTTCATTTTAGAAATATATTTACCAATTACACTTAAACCAGTCATCTTATGAGGATCTTTAGCATAAGCTCTATCTCTCAAAATATTCCATTCAGATTCAATATAAGGAAGATCAAATTTTTCAAGAATCCATAAGAATGTTTCTGGATCCCAGTTATCAATGTGCATTGTTAAGCAATCTTTACAAAGTTCACATTTCGCACCATCTTTATAAGTATAAAATTTTGTATCAGCAAGTGTTCTTTTGCATTTTATACATGTACATTTTTCCGATACAGCCATTTATATTCACCTTCTTTTTTACTTTTTGTTTCTACAAGATTTACAAATAGAATACCATCCATCTCTACTTGTCTTATTCTTTGCAAAAAAGTAGCTGTGACCTAATTTAATTTGACCGCATCTTGAACATCTTTTCCAATATCCTTTTTCTTCTTCAGTATAGTGCCAAATAAGCCAATCCATTTTAGCTTGTTCAGATAACATTTTAGGGATTTTATTTCGCCAAAGAGAAGAGATATATTCAACAGAATGTTTAATTTCAAATTCTTCATATAATAAATCTTGAATTTCCGCATTTTGTTTACCATCTATTTTATATATTACTAATTTATAATATAAAGGAAATTTTTCTTTAAAAGTTCTTTCTACCAAATCATCTAAATCAACCATCATCCATCTTAAATCACTTCCAAAATTTTCATATGTTTCTTCTTTTATTTTTGAATAATTACATAACAAGAGAGAAACATGAAAAGGATTGATTAAAGTAATTAGACCATCACTATAAATCTCACCTGTATCTGGATCAATCTGAATTTTTTCATGCAAATCTACCCGGGATATTGATTTAACTAAATTTGTGCTATACATTGGTCTGCGGTAAACTTCTTTTAAAACATATTGGTCTTTTCTCATTTCAATGAGTTGCTTTTTTAAGAGATACGCGCGCTTGCCGGTGGCTGTACTAGCCTGCTTTTCTATCCGCTCTATACTCTCGCGAAGCTCTCTCAAACCGGGCACTTCCGCGATATCTTGTTCAGTAATTTCATACTTAGGTCTATAGATAATATTTTTATCGTTGGCAATCATATTGTAAATGCCATCTTCACCATTTTCAAGTTTTCCAATAAGTCCTTCAAAAGATGTCTCTCTATCATTAACTGTTTTCATTCTATTATCTGTTAATAATGAACTTTTTTCACCTTGTTTATTTTGTTTTCTATCTTCTTTATTTGCTGCTAATATTATATAATCTGCTAATTTTTCTAAGTATGTTGAGTTCAATCTTTCAGGAGGAGTATTGGCTATTATTTTTTTGACATGCTCTGTTCGCTCTTGTGATGATTCAAGCGAAAAGTCCATTTTTATGTAATTTTGCTCCATGTCACTTCTCCTTTCTGTTCTTAATCACATTATACCAAAATTTTTTAGCCTTGTCAATATTTAATTGGAATTATTAAAAATTTTATGATATAATAATTATAGTAAATAGAATAGAGGTAGAAAAATGGTTGATATTAACAAAATAGCACTTATACAAAAACGTACTAAAAAGAAATTTCTTAGACAGCAAAAGAAGTATATTAAAATTATAGACAAAGAAATAAAGTACAATGCCGCGCATGGTAAAAGTTATATAGAAGTATCTTTATCAGAACCTTTTGTTAATTCAAATTTTGTAGATAAAATTGTAAAGATGTATGAAGAACGAGGTTTTGAGGTTGAAAAATGTGAAAGAGCTTTTTATGTAGAATACCTTTTAATAACATGGACAAGAATGGAGGACTTCTAATGAGATTAAGAAAGAATTTCATGCCTAAACCAAGTACAATAATTAAGAAAGGTATTCATCAAGCCATATGGGGAGGGCATGATTTAGATAGATGTGGAGAAAAATATTTCGGTTATAAAAAAGATAAGAAAGGAGTGCGCTAGGCTGTCTTAGTGGCAGCCATCAAGCGCGATTGCCGCATGAAAATTTTAGAAGGACACGAAAAAGAATACAAGGATTGGTATAATAAGAATAGTGACGGTTATGGTAGAGCTTGTTTTACATATGCTGAAAGATGGGCAGAAATGTTAGAGAACAAGATTGAATCTTCTACAGAAGATATTATGAAAGTTATTGTTGATAATGCTGATAAGTTAAGCCATGAAGCTGATACTGAGGGCATTACAGGATATATGTATGGATGTGCAGTTAGTATTCTTTCACAGTGTTGGAAGTATGGAGAATATCTTAGAAAGTGGCACAATAAGGAATACAATTATGATGGCGATGGTGTTGTAAATCCAGCAATTTTAACAATTGGTTAAAAGAATATAAAAGTAAGGAAAGAGAGGTACACATATATGCCAGTACATGATGATTTAGGAACTAGAATGAAAACTTTTTATGAAAGCGCGCCTAAAATCCACCTTATGCACAGATGTCCTGTTGCCATTAGAATAGACGGCCGCGCTTTTCATACATTTACAAAAGGGTTTCAAAAACCTTTTGATGAGATATTGATGAAGTCAATGCAAGAAACTATGCAGTATCTTTGTGAGAATATTCAAGGTTGTGTTTTTGGATATACTCAGTCAGATGAAATTACTCTTATATTAGTGGATTATAAAAATTTAACCAGCACCGCGTGGTTTGATTATGACGTGCAGAAAGTATGTAGTATTGCTGCAAGTATGGCTACAATAGCATTTAATAAATTTTTTGAAAAAAATGTATCATATAATTATGCTCATAGGTATGATATTCCTAAAAAATGTACTATGCCATTTGACTTATATAAAATTTATTGTAGTTCTATGGATAAAGGCGCAATGTTTGACGCAAGATGTTTTAATATACCAAAAGAAGAAGTAGCTAATTTGATTTATTGGCGGCAGCTGGATGCTATGCGGAATTCAGTTCAGGCAGTTGGGCAAGCAAACTTTAGCCATAAGGAGCTACAAGGCAAGTCTTGCGCGAATATAAAAGAAATGCTTAAAGAAAAAGGCATTGATTGGGATAGCCTTCCTTTAGAATGTCAGAGAGGCTCTTGTTGTGTAAAAAATGTTATTACTGTAAAAAAAGAACAAATTGTTTTTCCTAGTGGAAAAAAGACAGTTGTACCTACAGTACGACTTAGAGATACATCTAAATTAGAAAGAGCTTGGGTTATAGATAAAGAAATTCCTATATTTAAAGGAGAAGGTAGAAAGTATATTGAAGATTTAATTTTTATTGAGGAGGAATAATATTAACCTCAACGATTTTTACAAATTCCGTCTTTTGAAATCAAAATAACTTTTGGAGAGGGAATTGTCGAGGAAAGTTAGGCTAGACTAACTCACTCTGGCTCATCCCGAGATACACCCGCCCATTATATCTCAGATTCATTATACCATACTATGCGTAGTTTGTCAAGCACTAATTTTTACATAATCACTGGTTAGGCGGGGCAAACACTTTAGTGCGTTAAAGCATTGAAGCGCGCAAAGAAGTAAAGAAAATGATAAAAATTTTTTTACAAAAACACTTGACAAATGAACCAAAAAGGCTTATAATGTGTACATAAGGTAAAGGAAAGGAAGCCAAAAGGCTAAAGGTAAAAAGTTATGGAGTTTAGAATGTATCAGAATATTGAGGGCGTTGAGTTTGAGGTTATGAGTGACATGGTTCTCTTCCACACAGAGGATGAGGCACAGGTTACAGGACTTGAGTATTTTGCAGAAAAGCACAATGTGTCAATCGAAGTTCGCGAGGATGGCTGGACAGAAGTTACTGGTGATACAACTTCACTTTTCTACTTCGTTTGTGGATTGGGTAGAATGACAATCAATAACAACTTGTAGAAGTAAAAATAAGGCAAGGGCGCAAGTCCTTGCCTTTAATAGTGCTTGACGCTTTAGTGCGTTAAAGTGTTAAAGTACTAAAAGAGTACAATTTATTTATAAAAAAAGCTTGACAAACAACAACAAAAGGCTTATAATAAGTATAAAGATAAGGAAAGGAAAGCCAAACAAAAGGCTTAAAGGTAAATAACTATGAATAAGACAACACTTGCATATTTCACAATCGAGGATAACTATTTCGTATTCACAAGAACAAATTACTTTGATGATAACACAAAGTCGATCGAGAGAGCAAAGGCTGAAAAGGAACTTGCAAGACTTCAGGCAATCAACACAGACAGACATCTGAAGATTGTTACAAGGTATGATGTGATTACAATGTAGGAAGAAGGCGAAAAGCCTTCTTTTTTTTGTTCGTTCTGAATCGAACACTTGGTCTGGTGTCCGAACTATTATAGCACATTACTAGCCAATTTGTCAAGAGGAAAAGTGTAAAAAAATAAAAAAAATATCTTTCCTAAAACAGGTAAAGGATTTAATAAAAAACGCAAGCAAATTGTATCAATCCATTGAATAAAGTAGTATTATAATACTTGTAAGGAACACAAGGAAAGGAAACAAGAGAAGATGAGTTTGATTGAAAGAATTGAGGAAGCTATCGAGAACAAAGACACAAGCACACTTGCATTACTGCTTGCGGACTGGGATAACAATAGAACGACAAATTAGAAAGAGGTAAACAATGAAAGAATTTTTCAGTATCACAGAAAAGAAGTATGTTTTTGAGGTTGCGGACTTAACTACAATTATTACAATTTTGAATGTCTTATTTGTGGTGTGCGGTTTCGCGTGGGCACCTTGGCTTGGCATTGTAAATTGCAGTGTTTGGCTTGTATTGAATGTAAAAGCAAGAGCGCATGTAAATAGTTATGTAACACAGATTTCACTCATTGTATTAAATATTTATTTTTTAACTTTATAAAAAAGTGCTTGACAAATAGTAAAAGCAATGATATAATTAGTATAAAGATAAGGAAAGGAAGCCAAAAGGCTAAAGGTAAAAAA